CACCGTATTTCTTGAGCATGTCCTCCTTGCATCGGTCGGACTGGACGTAGTACTCGGCACCGTATTTCTTGAGCATGTCCTCCTTGCATCGGTCGGACTGGACGTAGTACTCGGCACCGTATTTCTTCAGCATATCCTCCTTGCATCGGTCGGACTGGACGTAGTACTCGGCACCGTATTTCTTCAGCATATCCTCCTTGCATCGGTCGGACTGGACGTAGTACTCGGCACCGTATTTCTTCAGCATGTCCTCCTTGCATCGGTCGGACTGAACGTAGTACTCGGCACCGTATTTCTTCAGCATGTCCTCCTTGCATCGGTCGGACTGGACGTAGTACTCGGCACCGTATTTCTTCAGCATGTCCTCCTTGCATCGGTCGGACTGAACGTAGTACTCGGCACCGTATTTCTTCAGCATGTCCTCCTTGCATCGATCGGACTGGACGTAGTACTCGGCACCGTATTTCTTGAGCATGTCTTCCTTGCATCGGTCGGACTGGACGTAGTACTCGGCACCGTATCTCTCCATCATGATTTCTTTGTACCGTTCCGTACAAGCGAACCATTCATGACCATACTTCTCCTTCATGTGTTGAAGAAAGATCTTGGAAAGGAAGGGTCGTCTCGCCTGGAGTGTCTTCTCGAACGTCAGACTGATCTTTTCTTGTATCTCCCTGACCTGTAACGGGAAGTCATGCCCATATTTTTCTCGATGAGTCTTTCGGATCTTCTCAAAGACCTCAGGCAGACAGAAGGCTCGTTTGACCCCGTACTTGGACAGGCACGTTTTTTCCGTCTTTTGTCGTATGTCTTTGTTTTGTTGCGGGTAAGACACACCATGACGATCGAGATTGGTTTGTCGGATCTTGTCCTTGATGATTTCACTCTGGGAAGGATTCTCGACCCCGTAAACCTCCAGACAAGTCTGTTTTGTCCGATCGATCTTGCATGAACCGCATAAGCGACCGCGTCGGAAATCATGATACAGGATCTCCGATTCTTGTCCACACACACAACGGAAACGCAACGGGGTCTTGTTGTTCCTGTATTCGTTTTTCTCGGTCAGTAGGACGCACCCACGCTCCGCAAAGACACGGTGCATCCGATCAAAATCCGTCTTGGAGGAGTTGTTCTGACACTTTGGGCATTGAGCCTTCCGATCCGGTCTTTTGAGATTGGTAAAATCAGTGGTACCTGTCTCTCCACACACACAGCGATAAGTGATCGATAGGTGACCGTGTGTAGTGGTTCGTTCACAAGAAATAAATTCGAATCCTAATGGCCCGAGAACTCGCTCGATCTCTTGTCGGGAGTTTACTTGTTCGTGACAAGGAGCGCATAGGGAATGAAGTTTTTTCAGATTCTTGGGAGAAGACTTGTTGATGAAGGAAGCCACAGAAAATGTAGAAGAATGACCCTGTGCGCACCGGACGTGTAATTTATGAGTAGATTCAAAGTCCTCTCTCGTTGTGATCATGACCATATCGTGGTCTTGGAGTTTCTTGACAAAGTTGTCGTAGCGGGTCATGTGTTTTGGTGATTTTATGACCGTATGATCGGCAATAAAATCAATTTTAAAAAACCGGGCCCCCCCCCCCCCCCCCCCCAAAAAAAAAACCCCTTACAATACTGGGAAGCCCAGCGCACCTCCGCTCACACGGATGATGTTGTTGTTGACGGCCACGGTCACAAAGTCGTACGACTGCGTGGTAGCGTTGTTGGCCGCGGTTGACGAGGTCGGCACGATCGACACGTTGGTCAGCTTGCCGTAATTGGTACTCCCAAGAGGATCCAGGGCGATGAAATCGAGAGAGTACGAGTACACGTGCAGACCGATGTCGGTGGGGATCGTCGGCGCGGCAAAGTAGGGCTCCACCAGGGAGAAGTAGTCGGACCCCATGTTCGAGAGACGCTGGGTGTTCTCGTAGATGAGGGAGGTGGTATCGATGGGATCGAAGGCATACACGGAGGGCACGGGAGGAACGGGGAAGTCCGGAGGAAGGTAAGGGTTCAGAGAAGTGTCCGTGGCATAGTAGGCGGGCTGGGCGGTGGTGTAGTTCGACCACAGGCTCTGCACGGTCTTGTTGCGCGCAGCGAAGAACAGCACCTTGATGGCATGAGAGAAACGGATATCGAACGAGTTGGTGCCGGTCGTAAAGGACGACACCGGGGAGGTCTGCACCTGCTCGATCAGGATATCACGGGGAGCACAGGCCATCCGCTTGCGCTCGTCGTTGGACACGATCGCATAGTTCGCCCACACGTCGGCACGGGTGAGGCTGATCACCTGGTTGGCAAGACTTTGGAATGTCGTGAAGACGTTTCCGATAACAGGGATCCAGGATCCCAGGGGGACTCCGCTGGGATCCTGGTTGGTAGGATCCGGCTGCCAGGCAACCAGAAGCTGGTCGATGGTACGGAACGAGAACTGGATGCGCATGTCGTTGTAGGGGAGCGCGGCGGTGGGCAGCGCAACACCGGAGTCACGGGCATAGAAGAAGGGGAGGGGCACGTTGACGGTGTAGGCGGGGATTACGCCAGTTTCAGCGGTGGGAGAGGTCAGAAGAGGGACGTTTCCGATCATGTTGTTGTAGCCCACGATCTTACCGGCGGGAGTCGTAAAGGCCGACCAGAAATCCAGGAAATAGCTATCGAACTGCGCAGCGACCAGATCGTTGAAGGTGATCTGGGCCAGACGGATGAGGTTGTGTCCAACGTTGGGGGTCCAGCTGAGGGCATAGGAACCCTCAGGAGTAGCGGTGGGGACGGTGATAGCCGGGAGACCGATGCGGAGCCAGGTGTACAGAAGATAGTCACCGGCACGAGAGATCTGGACCGACCAGTCCTGACCGAAGTTGGCGGTTCCCGAGGAACGCGAGAGGACCACGGGCACCTGGGTGAACCAGGTGGCTTTGCGGGTCTGACGGACGAAGTAGGCGGTCGCGTCGGGACCACCGTACATGTACTTCTCGAGTTCGTCGTACGTGGCGAGATCGATAAATCCGGAGGTAAGATTGGAGGTGCTGAGGCCAGACATGGTTTTTATCCTATCCAAGAAAAAAAAAAATAATTTTTTTTTTTTCTTCCAACAGCTTTTTGAAAAAAAGTTTAAAGATAAGACCGCTCTGGTCAAACCCTCACAGAATGTCATGAATAACATCGATATCCTCTCCATCCACAACCAGATCATCCAGAAGTTCCAAGAAAAGGAAGGGGAAATCGCCAACACCCATCTCCGACTCTCTCATCTCAAGAGCCTTCCGAAGGAACACATCTCCAACTCCGTCAACAAGAAACTCACCCTCCAGGAACGAGAACTCGAACACGAGATCCGGGACACCGAGAACAAGTCATCCTATCATTATTATCTCTTGGAGGCCATCCCGATCCTCGACCATTACAAGAAACTCAAGAAGGAAAAGACGTTTCGCTTCAACTTTCTCGACAATACCATGGAATGCACGCGTGATCTCGATGAGGTCATCCAGAAATACATGAGACTCATACGCCCCCTGATCTCCTACATCTCTCTCGACGTTCCCATCCAGGAAACCCATTTCTATCAGAAGAATACCGATGTTATGGTCCCACCCTCCTCCTGTCCCGAGTGCAAGAGCGAACACCCCTTCCTCTCCATCGACAACAATCCGACGTGTTCCGAGTGTGGCGTCGTCGTGAGTCACACCCACAACTCGATCTCGTTCAAGGACATCCATCGCGTCAACATCTACAACAAGTACACGTACGACCGTCGGACCCACTTCCGGGACACCATCAACCAGTTCCAAGGCAAACAGAACGCCGTGATCGACCCTTCCCTCTACACGGACCTGACAGAACGACTGGTCTCTTATCATCTCATCCCCGAAGACTGGGAGGATCAGATGCACAAACAGAACGTCCCTCGTGAGACTGTGTTTGAGAAGGTCGAGAAACAGCACATCATGCTCTTTCTGAAGGACATGAAACAGTCCAAGTACTACGAGGACATCAATCTGATCTACCATCACATCACACACAAACCGATCCCGGACATCTCGCACCTCGAGAACACACTCATGAACGACTTCGACATGCTGATCGATCAGTACGACAAGACGATCAAGAACAATCAGTCCTCGCGCAAGAACTTCATCAACACCCAGTACGTCCTGTATCAGCTCCTGAAACGACACAAGTACCCGTGCAGACAGGACGACTTCAGCATGCTCAAGACCATCGACCGCAAGTACTACCACGACGAGGTGTGTCGGAAGCTGTTCGAGGAGCTGGGGTGGAACCACTACTCGACCTTCTGAGTGAGATCGATCCGCTCTCCTATTACCGGTCGTTGTGTGGACCGTGTTTATGACGGATGATCGGAGCGGTGGAGTTTTACGAGAACGATGGGCTGTTGTTCTTCCTTTGTCGGATCATGTCGATCAGCCTTTCACCCAGATACGGAGGGAGATACCGTTCGAAGAGGAGGTTCAGCGACAACCCGGAATCGACGAGCTGATAAGGGCCCGCGGATCCGGTGTACCAGTCTTCGCGGTGGTAGACATCGACCGTTGACGAATCCAGATGAATGATGTAGAGATCCCACAGGTCGGATTTAGGACCGTCTGAGTCGTAGCCGTCGTGACCAAGAACCTCGAACGCCAGAGACGAGTCATCCAGAGGAAATTTGTTTGCGATGTGACGTCCCGCTCGAGAGAGTCCGTTCGTCATGTGTTCTCCTGTGTCGGGTGTGTCGGATGGTTTTACGGGGAGGTGATCAATTTTATTTGTGTCGTGGGGAAGAAGAAAAAAAACTATTCTGAAAACAAAATAATCTGTTTTTCAAAATAGTTTTCTCATGCAGAGCCATCTTCTGCAGACCGAGGGGGGTCTCACCAACTGGCTCTCCATCTCCTTCTTCATCACGACCCTCGCTCCCGCCTTCTTCACCATCGCTCCCTCCGATCCGAAACGCCGGTGGTTCCAGTCCGTCTTCTTCGTGGTCCTCATGACCATGAGTGTGCTCATCATCGTCCTCTCCATCATCCCCTTCTATTACCGTCATAAGGATGACATGTCCAGGATCACGGATCCGACCGTCCTCGAACGAGAACACGGCATCTTCATCGGTCAGATGGTCTTCCTCGGCATGTACCTCGTGCTGAGCGTCACCGTATTGGGTTACATGATTTACTATTCATTGATTTAAAAACATGTGTTTTCATCTGAAACCATGTCGTATAAAAAGGAGTACAAGATCGGGACGTCTCCACAGCTCATCGATCTCAACAAGGACCTCAAGAACTTCCATCTCACCTTCCGGTGTACCTCCAAGATCCCCAACAAGCCGTTCTCCATCTGCGCGCTGACCCAGAAGGAACTGGACCAGAAGGGGATCGAGAGCATCGACATGAAGGACGCCCAGGGATCGATCTCGGGCACCATCATCTCGGATGACGACGCGTACCATAACTACGTCCTCGTCGTCAGGAGCCCGGAGGAGACAGACATCGTTGTCGAGATCCAGGCCCGTGAGATACCCCCAAACGAGGATCGGAAAGACATCGTCGTTCCTCCTCCTACCGAACATCATCCTACCCAAGACAAGAAGGACAACGTCGTGCAGACGTTCCTGACCAGCAAGTGGTTCCTCATACTCGTCCTGGTCTTCATCATATCGTTTGTGGGCTACTACATGTTCTTCTACAAGAGACCCAAGGGACGATTCGAACGGCTGGAAGAGGTCCTAGCCTAGGTTCATCTCGTAGACCCGGTCCTCGTCGTCCCGGAAAACGATCCGTTGGTTCCGTGAAAACATGATGCGCGTCAGACCCGTAATGGGGAGCGGGATCTGGCGGATCTCCCGGTAGATGTAATGGACATAGACGTGTGCTGGTGTGAGCAGACAGAGGTTTGTGGGAGAGACAAAGGACGCGTCGAGGATCCTCGACATCTTTCTTACGATCGCCTTCTCGACCAGACTTGTGGTCTTGATGTCGGAATTGAAGAACCGGAGGTACAATAGTGCGTCATGGTATTGCAACAGGACGACATGGGCATGGTCCGTGTCCTCGTAGAATCGTATCCTGTCGCAATACGCAGAGACCTTCGGATCGATGAGATCCGGGAACGATCGTGAGTACCCGTGCAGATCGAACAGGTACAGATGATTGAAGAAAGAGATTGCATATCCCACGCCTCGTTTCGGATCAAAATCACAACGGGTCAGGAAATCTCCCGAGGGTAGATCGAGATCACGGATCGGTTTTTTGTCTCGGAAAACCAGTCCGCGGACCGATACGGAAAACAGCGTCGAGTTATACCATCCGAACCAGGACGGCGTGTAGGAGACGTCCATCGCGCGATGGATCACCGTGCGATTCATCATGTCCATGACGATCATATCCCTGCGCAGATCGTCCGGACGGATCCTCTCCCACAGGACATGATCCGTCTGGAGTCGGGCGTCCTGCAGGACGTGCGAGGGTGGGATGGTGACATCGAACCGGGTCTTCTTGGGGTACTCCAGCACCCGGATGTGGTTGTTGCGGACCAGGAGGTACTGGAAACACAGCCAGGGGACGAGCATCGTTGGAGTACGACGGATAGACCGACGATGCGACATCAATTTAAAAAAGCACCGACCTAGAAAACAAAAATGCGATTCCGTGAGTGGCAGTCCAAGCATTTCTGTTTGCTATCCGATCTCTTTGCCGACTTCCGTCTCTACGTTCCCTCTCTCTCGGAGCCCCTCTTCGACTCCTTCTGTTTCCTCCTATACACCAAGACGACCGATACCGACGTGGTCTGTGTCGATCCGGACGAAAAGAAGAGGTCTCAGAAGATGTATCTTCAGTACGTCAGGGAGAAGGAGAAAGAGCCCTGAACCGGCGGTACGTGTCTCTCTTCCGTAATTTCAGCAGCGTGGATTCCGGGCACGAGATCGGCTGACGGAGGAACTTTTGTGTTTTCGGGTCGGATCGTTGCATCCTCCCGATCGCCTCCTCGAGGAGCGGGAAGTCCGAAGCGAACGCGGTACACCCAAGGACACAGAAGCTGTGCACCCGGGCATAGCCCCACTGTTCGGGCGTGGCGCCAACACGGTGACCCGTCTTCCACGCCGCGCGTCCCTTCTCGTACACCCGCTCGAGGACGTCGAGCGGAATCCCCGTCGAACGCGCCTTGACCGCGAGTGATTTTCCTGCCGCGTCCGGGTATCGTTCGGCGAAGAGCTGTGTGTACCGTGACGGTCTTGTCTTCTTGTCCTCGTCTGTGTGAAAGACGGAACGCCTGAATTCCGAGGACCGCTTGCTGTCCACGATCTCCCGGAACCGACGACGGACCTCGGTGCGGGTCGTGAGACCCTTGAAGTACTTGAAGGGCGTGTAGACGGCGATCCCGTCTCTTTGTTTGAGAGAGCCGAGGTAGGCCATGATCTCCTGCTCGTTCATTTTTATTCGGGAAAGGATATTTATTTCTATGAGAATATTTCCGTGTACGAACCACCGCTCTGCTGGTACTCGTAGGCACCGGCAAAATATGCTGTGTAGATAATGTTTAGCCATATATTCTGACTCTCGTCCAGCATGTAGCAGTAATTAATATCGTTCAGGACATTCGTACCCGAGGACTGTACCGAGACGTTCATCGTCTGAGTGTTGATGATGTTGCCACCCTCTTCCATAAATGGCGTAAACGTTACAGACGGAAGTGCGTATTGTGGTCCATCGGTTTGAGAAGAAGCTAGGATCTCACCGTACATGATGGCATTCTGACTGGAATCGTAGATGAATAACAATCCACCGTCCGGAGAACAAGACATGTTCGGGGCCACCGATCCATTGTAATTAAAGCTATTGGTTCCCGATGCATCGATCGTCGACCACGTGCTCCCATAATTCAGCGAGTAAGCGATCTGTTGCGTCAGAGACGCATACATATACATGAACTGTCCGGAAGCGGACATGCAGGAACCATAGGCATTGGCTGAAGAATACCTGAAACTAACCGGATTCGCCGTCCAGTTCCAAGAACTATCCACGAGATTCCCAACGATGGCATGACTATCACTCTCGGTAAAAGCGTTGACGAGAACGTAGTCGCCGTTCTGAGACATCGATATAAAGCTGGGCTGTTGTTGCGAGATATAAGTAGACAGATCGAATTGTGTCGCGATGTCTCCATTATTATAAACATAGATGAAATTACTGCTGTTATCGACATAAGAATAAATAACATTGGAAGCATTCGAACCGGTAGCGAGGGTCACAGCATAGGTAGGATCGACGATCGTCAGCGTGGCCGGATCCGTATTCAGGTTTACCACGTATCCGGTCGACGAAGGAGGAGTATTGAAGGTATACGTCGGACACAGAGTAAAGACGGTCCCGTCTGTGGAGACGGTAAGTGCGTACTGAATGCCCGACAGGTCTATCTCGGCAGGAAACGTGTAGAGAAGGGTAGGACTATAATTGTTCGACGCATCGGTCATCAATTCGAGGATTATGAAATTTTCCGACACGTCCTGAGATAGTATATAAAGTGAACCACCGATACCGGATGCATCACTCGGTACCGTGCCTACGGCCAGGGGCGCGTAGGGTGCCACTCGCAGACCGGGTGTGATGTTGAGCACCGCGGAAGTGGTGTTGGTGATGTACTTGGGTATCACCCGGAAGTGTGTGTTCTTGTGCGGGATAAAGTCTCGTCGTTGATGGTAATAGCCGTGATGGATCTTGAAGGAGCTCATTTACTTTGAAGCAACATTTATTTTTTTGATCCTTGATCATTCATAAAAAAAAAAATAAATCGATTGGAATAAAAATAATGACGAAACGCAGTCCCGGCGAGACGACTCTGTTCTATATACTCGTGTTTCTTCTGATCTCCCTGTCCCTGGTGTTCCTCTTCTCCTACCCGACCAGAGACTATTACCGGTACCGCTACAAGCCCGCCACGGATTCTCTGGTCGGTCGGTTCTACACGGGAACCATCGATTACTCCAAGACTCCGGATCCGCTCGTGTTCCTGTGTGTCAAGGTCTACGCCGATGTCCTGCGCCCCTCCTTCAGCAATCTCAACGTCATCGCTGTCTCTGCCGATAATACCGTCCTCCCGTTGGAGCTGTACTATGATGGCAACAAACCGAGAGACTACAGCGGTCAGATCTTTGGGAATGATAACGATCAGTACGCGCACTACTACTTTGCGATCTTTACGAAACCCAGACAGTTTTCTTACATCGAGGTCTCCCCGCTCAACCAGGTGAATTATGTCAGCGTGATCATCGGCGACTACAAGACCCTCACGCTCTTCAGGACGATACAGGGAGATTCGGGCAAGAGCGTGTACACGTTCAACGATCAGAAGGTGCCCAATCCGTTCGTCCACGGGAACGACACCACGAACTGTTTCCCGCTGTGCAAGCCCAACAATCGGAAGGCCCGGTATTTCCTGTTGGCGAATCTCCCGCACTGGATCATCGATAGCATAAGGGTGCCACAGAAGATCCTCCCCGATACGTACCGTCCCAGCGACGGCAGGATCGGTGTGTATCGTGTTGATGCGGAGACGTCACAGCAGTCCTTCATCCCCGAAAACGAACGGACCTCGTGTTTCGATGACTACCTGTTCACGTCTGTGCAGTACAGACAGACCCACATCACGAAATTCGACGAAAACGATTACATCGGGTACGGCATCCTCCGGGTGCCCGTCTTCCACGGATACGTCACCACCAAACCGTGTGGTGTGTGGGATGCCGGGTTCGATACGGCCTATTACAGCATCAGCTTTCATGTGACGAACAAGATCAAGAACCCGCCCATGCTCCCGTTCTGGACCATCAATCTGCGGATGCTCGAGCAGATCGCCGACAAGGACGGGTACGCGTACATCTTCTGGGCGCCGTACCAGGACGTCGTCTCTCGGATGTCGAGTCCGACACAGAACACACCCCCGATCGTTCAGTGGGGAAATCGCAGGGGAGCGTTGTTCCAGACGCCTACGGGCCGGATCATCTTCCGGTACAAACAGGTCAATAAAGATTGGAAGGGGTATCCCGGGAATGCCATCTGTTATTGCGATGATCAGAGCAATCGTGCCATCACGGACCAGCTGACGGACAAGAGCACCGGGATCAACTACTGTCCGTCCGTCTATGGCCAGTCGTTCTCCAGTCTCGAGGAGTTCCTCCAGGCACCGTCGATCGGGGCCGTGCCCAGGGACGGGGACTGGCCGGTTTCATCCCTGTAAAATAGCCGCTATTCGATAAAGAGGGAGGACGCCGATGACATGATCGAATTTCTGCTGAACGAAATAAAATGAGATCTGATCCTGTATGCCACACTCTCGGATCATGTCGTGCCACAGCTCTCCGATGTCTTTTGTGTTCGGGTGCGCATTCTTTCGCAGGATCATACTCATCTGGTAGAATGTGTCGGGTTCTTTCGTCGACTCATCTTCATGAGTCGAGATGAACCGTAGGATCTGATCGCGCTGTTTGGCGTATCTCTCTTGGTTCATGCTTTCATTGAACTCGTTTTGAAGGAATGGTCTGGTCCTGGACATATGAGCGATCATGAACATGGCTTTCTCGGTTCGTGTGGTCAGAAAATTTACGAGGGCCCGTTCATTGTATCGTATTTTGGAGTCGAGGAAGAAGATATACTCGTATCGATTCAGAGTGGGATGAAGATGGGGTCTTACTTTATAGACCTTTGCGTCCAGATTGTTGAGGACAGGGTCATCCTCATGTGTAGTCGGTTCATAGTCTATGGGTATCCATCCTCGTTTCAGGGCTTTTTTCAGAGTCGATGTATTATTGGAAAAAAAGTACGATGGAAAATTTTGTGATGCCTGGTGCACTCTATTGGCATCGTTCCCGATGAATACGGTATAGATCGCTAGATCAGGAGACCGAGGACGTGATAGGGGATGTTGATTTCTTCATGAGGAACCATCGATTAACACCCCTTGTTTCTTTGTAGACGAAATCACAATGAAAAAAATTACAGATCATGAGCAGCAGGGAATCATCATAGACATAATGATGGAGACACCGGTTATGAAAATTATCCAGACTCCTCTTCGTAAATGACCCCAGATCACCGGCCGGTGGATCCATGCTCAGGTCGTGTTTCGATAAGATCTCGGGGAGTGTCGACAGATCATCTTCTCCCACATTTTTTTCATACTGTGATAGGAGAACAGAGAAATCCGAATACTCCCGTCGATGATCGAAACAGTGCGATTTTTCTGGCACCACAATGATGATATGACCCTCTTCTCGGATGATCCTCAGCCATTCCCGGATGGCTTTGAGGGGATTGGCAATGTGTTCAAGACAATGTGATGAAAACACAAAATCGTACACACCATCCGATACGGATGATAGGTCAACGGCATCATTGACGATCACACGACCCTTCTTATCCTGATAATAATGATAGTCCTCATTCAGATGTGACCATACCGTATTCTTTGAAAAGACGACATTATCCAGTTGATGGGCATGCTTATACACCGTCTCTGCGGTATCCGAGGATGGTCCACCGATCTCGACTCCATGCTTATTCGAAACGATCGATATCAAAATGTTCTCCAGCATTGTTTCTATTCTCATCTCATGGCCTTAAATCATGATCAGCACGCGTTCTCGAAACCATTTTTTTTTAATAAAGATGCAGCTCTTCCTAGTGTGGTTCCTCTCGACTCTCATTTCTACGCCATGGTTTCAACAAGGACAGCCCGTGATCTACAACATGGACAATCACAAGGTCTGTGTTGAAACAAAACCACGATGCTGGAGGGGCATCGCCAACGAGAATACTCATCTACGGAGGGTCTTTCTCATCTATCACGATCTGTGATCAGACTCCCGAAAAGGTCTTTGCGAACCTTCCCTGTTGGTACTCGTACGCAATCTTGTTCGGATCGTAACACACCCCACCGTAACAGTTCTTCTGCTGGGGATCCCCCCGGCTCCCGTTGTATTGGGCACCGAAACAGTTGCAGAACGAGTCTTTCTGTCCCTTGGTGTATTTTACGGTCAGTATGATGGTCAGCACGAGTATCACGATCTGGATAAGGAGGATCAGGATGTTCAGTATGGATTCCCGTTTCATCATTTATATTCACTAAAAATAAAAAAAAAATCAATCCACGTCCGTGGGCGACACCGGCACCGGCACATCCACCGGTGCACCGTCCTTCGATAGCTCCTCTGACGACGACGGTGTCTTGAGCAGCGGGAACACCTTCATGAACTGTTCCTGCAGCTCCTTGGTCTTCTCCTCATACTCCTCCAGATCCTGATTCTCCTCGAACCACTTCTCCTGTTCTTCCACGAACCCCCGGATCCGGTCCGCCTCCTCGTTGGGCTCCTTCACCTCCTCCAGTGTGTTCTTGAGCCGGTACAGCGTCGACTCGTAATCGTTCTTCGACTCGATCTTCTTCCGGATCTTCTCGTCGTCGATCTTGTATTTCTCCGCCTCGTTGATCAGTCTCTGGATCTCCTCGTCGTTCAGTCTCGATTTATCGTTCTGGATCGTCAGGCTCTTCTTGATCCCCGCGGACTCCACCTCCGCCGAGACGTTGAGGATGCCGTTGCTATCGATATCATAGGTCACCCTGATCTGGGGGATCCCCCGTCGCGCCGGCGGGATCCCCTCGAGCTGGAACTCCCCCAGCACGTTGTTGTCCTTGGAAAGCGATCTCTCCCCCTCCAACACCTTGATGGTCGCTCCGGGCTGATTGTCCGCGAACGTCGAGAAGATCTCGGTCTTGCTCGTCGGGATCGTCGTCCCTCTCGGGATGAGCTTGGTCATCAGGTTCCCCGATGTCTCGATCCCCAACGACAGGGGAGTCACGTCGACCAACAGGATCGAGTTCAGCTCCTCGTTCTTGTTGCCCGACAGGATCGCTCCCTGGATCCCCGCGCCGATCGCGACACACTCGTCCGGATTGAGTTTCTTGCACAGCTCCTTCCCATGGAAGAACGTGCTCAGCAGATCCTGGATCTTGGGGATCCTCGTCGATCCACCCACGAGGACGATCTCGTCCACCTTGTCCTTGCTGATCTTGGAGTCCTCCAGCACGCGTCGGACCGGATCCAGTGTTCCACGGAACAGGTCCGAACACAGATCCTCGAACCGGGCACGGGTCAGTGTCGTCTGGAAATCGATGCCCTCGCACAAGGACTCGATCTCGATCGTCGTCGTCGTCGATGTGCTCAGCACACGTTTCGCCCTCTCCGCGGCCGTCTGGAGTCTGCGGATGCTCTTCACCTGTCCGTCCAACGACTTCTTGTGTTTCTTCCGGAACTCTTCCTTCAGCCACGCCACGATCCTCTGATCGAAATCCTCGCCTCCCAGATGGGTGTCCCCCGCCGTCGCCTTGACCTCGAAGACCCCGTCCTGGATGATCAGCAGCGTCACATCAAACGTGCCACCCCCCAGATCGAACACCAGCACGACCTTCTCCGTCTCCGACTTGTTGTCGATGCCGTACGCGATCGACGACGCGGTGGGCTCGTTGATGATCCGGAGTACGTTCAGACCCGCGATGATCCCCGCGTCTTTGGTCGCCTGTCGCTGCTGATCATTGAAATAGGCCGGAACCGTGATCACCGCGTCGTTGACGGTCTCCCCCAGGTACGTTTCTCCGATCTCCTTCATCTTCATCAGGATGAGACTCGAGACCTCGATCGGCGTCAGCTTTTTCGTCTCTCCCTTGTGCTGGACCTCGAAAAAGATCTGGTCCTTGTCGTCCGTCGACGTCTTGCACGTGAGGTGTTTCAGATCGTTCTGGATGTCCTTGTCCGAATATTTCTTCCCCATGAACCGTTTCGCATCAAAGATGGTATTCTCCGGATTCATGATCACCTGGCTCTTGGCCGCCAGTCCGACCAGTTTTTCCTCGGGTGTGAACGCCACCCACGAAGGGGTCGTTCTCTCTCCCTGATCGTTGGCGATCACCTCGCACTTGCCGTTGATATACACACCGACACAGGAGTTGGTGGTGCCGAGATCGATACCCAGGACATGTTTCTCTGTCATGCTATGATTTGTTAGATGTAACACATCAAGTTTTTAAATCATGAAAAAAATTGATGTATTTCTCGATCTCCACCTCAAGACCGTGTGTGCTCAAACCAACAACAACGACATCATGACAACCCTCTTCCGGAGCGATTGGTTCCAATCCGTCCTCGGCGGTTTCCTGAGTGCCCAAGACGTCGGTCGTCTCGTTCCGATCTGCGGGACGTGGCAACACCTGCTCCACGACTCTTACGAGAACCGGAAGGTCTTTCTCGCCGCCGTCAAGACCAACAATGTCCCGTTATGTCGTTACGTGGTCCCCGTCGTCGCAAACATCTTCATCGAGGACGGTCTCGTCATCGCCTGCAAGCTCGGACACACGGAGGTATTCCGGTATCTGCTCAACTACAGACAACCCAACAGCGTCCACCAGCTCTGGATGATCTCTTCTCTCTATGGTCGTCTCGACATCATCAAACTGCTGTACCAGTACAAGGATCATTCACTCGATACGACCACATACGACGAGTGCGTCTCGAATTCCATCAAGGGGGATCGTGACGATGTGTTTTTCTGGCTCATGACCATCTATCCGTCTTACGATCATTATACTCCCTATTTCTACATGATCTGCAGTTATCACGCCTTCCGCATACTAGACAGGCTCGACTTTTCGCTCATCGACGAGCGCGAGTTCCGGTATACGTTCCTCAGGATGTGCATCGATGATCATTACCGCGTCCTTGACTACTTTCCTCACAATCCGACGCTGTCTCTGTCCGATCATGATCACGGCTTTATCGAGGCGTGTCTGTATAACAATTACCGGATCGTCCGACATTTCCTCGCTCACGCCCCTGTCTATCTTTCCGCGAAGGACCTCGATCGGGGTTACGACATCGCAATACGACACGATTCGAAGGAATGCGTCCGTCTCGTATACGACTACATCTACGGATCGATCTAAACGATTGTGGTCTCTAGATAAAAATGTTCCCTATGCTGGCTCATACGTTCGACTTCTCCAGACCCAGACACCTCCGGTTCCCGTGTTACACCCAACCAAAGATCGACGGTGTGCGCTGTCTCATCTATCGCAACTCCGAAAACCAGCTCGTCGCCTGTTCACGCACCGGGCACCGTTTCACGACCGTGCAGCACGTCCTCGATGCTCTGTCGATCGTCTTCCGAGACCATCCCGACACTGTGCTGGATGGCGAGCTGTACTCGACCGTCATGCCCTTCGAAGAACTAGTCGGCAGGATCAAACAAAAATCCCACGATCCGGTCACGGACATCCATTATTATCTCTACGATCACGTCTCCGACCACCCCTTCCACGAGCGCACGGTCTTCCTGAAGAGTCTCTTCCCCCTCCCTGAGTGCATACAATGGGTAGACACGCACGAGGCCCGAGACACCTCAGACATCCGGACACGATTCCTGGAATATACCCACAGAGGCTATGAAGGAATCATGATCCGCAATCGGGACGGAAAGTACAAGACGGGCGGGCGTAGCTACGACCTGCAGAAATACAAGGAGTTTCAGGAAGACGAGTTCGAGATCGTCGATTTCCGAGAAGGCGAGGGTCGTGACGAGGGCGCCTGCATATGGGTGTGCCAGACAAAACAGGGAAAGACCTTCTCGGTCCGTCCGGAGGGATCGATGGAACTGAGGAAACAGTGGTTCCGGGAGGGATCTCGGTACATCGGTCTGCCTCTCACCGTGCGTTATCAGGGTCTGGGGCGATCCGGTGTTCCGAGATTTCCTGTCGGCAGATGCGTGCGTGAATCAATTTAATGAGATAAACACCGTGAGAATAAACATGTTATCCGACATGATCGATCATAGTCTTACGGATAAAGACACGACTCATTCGTACCTGTCGGTGTACGAAGAGTTACTCCAACCGAAGAAATACTCGGCAAAGAACGTGTTAGAGGTCGGGATCTTCAATGGGGGGAGCATCCAATTATGGAAGGATTATTTCCCGAATGCCATCATTTACGGCATCGATATCGAGAACGGAGAGCGTGTATGTCTTCCTCATCTCTTTAGCGATACTCGTGTGGTGTTGTATACGGATACGGATGCCTACGTTTCGGATACCATCTCCCAATATTTTTCCGAGGTCTCGTTCGACATCATCATCGATGACGGGTCTCACAGACTGGAACACATGAAGGCATTCATCACATTGTACATCCCTCTGCTCTCGAAAGACGGGATCATGATCATCGAAGACATACAATACATCGGATGGATCAACGAGCTCCAGTCCTGTGTGCCGGATACGATGAGTTTCGAATTCTACGATCGACGTAACATCAAGGATCGATACGACGATGTACTGGTCGTGATCCGACACAAATAACCCCGGGAAAATGCCTGCACAGATACTCGTGGTATCGCAGGCACTCATCCAGCATCTCTCGGATCATGTCGCGAACATGGAGGTGCTCTTCGAATAGATCTTCCTCGCTCGTGGTTTTTGGTGTAGCAAATACTTTTTTTTTTTTCATTCACACGTCATTTTTTTTTCGGTTCTCGGACTCTTCCACCGAGAACCGTCCCTTCTCGTACCGGCTCCGGAGCTTCTGGATGTTCTCCCTCAGTACCTCTTCGGGATCCAACGACAGGCTCCGACAGGTGTTGATCCAATACCACAGGATGTCTCCCAGTTCTCGTTTCAGATGGAAGTACGTGGGTTCATCCAGCGTCTTGCCCTGGAAGTAGAGCTTCTTGACCACGTCGTTGAACTCCCCGATCTCTGCGGATAATCCCATCGATCCCGTCAGGAGGAGAGACATGTTGATCTCCGGGTTGTCTGTTCGTAGTTGATCGATCCTCTTCAGGAGGTGGTCCGTGTGTTCCGAGTCGGAACTGGTCGTCTGCTGAACAAAGAGGCTGTACTCGTTGAGCATGGGTTGGTTGGATCCATCGTGTACGATCGATAAGGGGATCAGTTTTTGAAATTCAATGATCATGTCCGTGTGTGATGATACACATTCTCATCCGTTGAATTTGAGAAAAGAACCGTCCGAATCACATGACAACATCATCCGTCTGTCCCCCGACGGCCACCGATCCAACGAGCTGAGGATGGAATACTGCAAACGATAACGAAACTTGCCCGATTCATCCGGCACGTGACTGCCGGGTAATGAGACGTTCTCAGAAAATATGGTCGTTTCGAGCATATGATGAGGATCATGGTGAGGATCATGAGGATGAGGATGAGGATGGTCTGAAACGATACGGATGTGATGATCGCATCGATACGAGACTCGACCACGATGCCACCGTTTGGTTCTATGACGGAAATACAGACAATGACCCTTCTGTATGTTTTCTCTCCATCGGGGAGTAAAGTGATGATGTGTCGCGATGTTGGGAGACATCGCGGCCATCCACGTATCAAATACAGGATCCCAGCCAATGAAATGGATCTTGACCCGATCACCGCATCGATCCGCGATGACGGCTTCGTACCATATCCCTTCCGGATCCATCACGTCCACACGTAGTCCTTTCTGTATGTTTTTGGGACGGATGTCGCTCCGGTAACCCAGATCCAATTGTATATACTTATCTTGAGGCGATGCGATCCACATAGGGAAGACGGGATCTCTCGAGAATGCTCGATTCCAGTCTCGATAAGAATATATAAAGAAGTGATGATGAACTTGATCCATGCCCTTGGCAACGACAGATACCCGTACCTTTCCAAAGTAGGAATACCAATAACTATAGGGTTCATTCTTGGCAGAGACGATCTCACAGGGTTCCCAATAGATCGACTTATTCCGTTTGAAATAACGGATCTTGGATGTCTCAAGGACAGGGAATTGGATGTGTTGGCGTAATCGATACGAGGAAGAATACATCGCACGGATCTCTTTGAACGTGAGGAACTGTGTAATCGCACACAGGACATCCTCGCATAATCGGAACAAGGAGGAATCATTGACGGGACGGTGTCTCTTATCGGGACACTTGCACCCGATTTCATAACATTTCTGGGGCGTCTCCGCATTCCGATGAAGAAAGGAACAACCCCAGGTCCGACAAACAGGATCATCATGGAGGATCATGGGTATACGAGTGGGGTGGTAGTCTCGACAATCGAGATCATAGCACTTGGGGAAAAATTCACACACATAGAGTTCTTTCGCGAGCACACGAGCCGGGTCATGTTTCAGTTCGCAACCAGGTATCGGACAGCAAAAAGGATTTTTGCAGTACATGCTGGTCTTGTGATGGTTGGTTGAATGATTACGATCCATCATGTTGTGTCCTCATCGTATCAGTTTTTTTTAGGGACTCGTCCTCCATCGAAACGATAGATCAAACTACAGTATGACGGTATCCTATCACCCTCGTATGACTGGCTATCTGTTCAAGGATTTCAATCTCACAAACACCTTCCTCATGAGCATAAACCTCATAAAAACAGTTATGCGAATATCGTCCGGAGACAGGTCCGCTTTACGGACTCTTGATCTGGACGATCATTTGTGGATCACACGTCTCTTCCTATCGACGACGGATAGAAAAATCCTCTGTTGATCATGAGATCGGACATGGGTTGGATCTTATGCAGACGCATCCGGTTGTCGGAATACCACTAAACAATTGTTATCGAAATGATTCACTCGTGACGGTATCCTTAATAATGTAAAGACACAGTCCGGGTATCGTAGTTCCCACTCCCTGATCTTAGACACGAACAGATCGACCTGATAAATATCTTCAATGATATAGTATCCATTCGGTTTCAGCTTATGGATGCTATGTTCAAAGAAACAGACATTCGCACTGAACGTGTGCAGACCGTCTTCGATCATGATATCAAAATCCTCTCGTAGTTCGGGTTCATTCCACATATATCTGATGACATGAGGATTGGTCTGGTCACAGTAGAAGGTCTTTATCCTTTCGTCACTGAATAACACCTCGGTATCGATGTCGGCACCAAATATATCCGAATGAGGAAAGAACTCACGCCAACCATACAACGAAGCACCGGGTGTCCCCTTATAACCCATATTGGATGGTATATTGGGATTGATGGTTCCTATACCGAGTTCAAATATCCTGAGCTTGTCGTCACGCTTCTCCTTGAATATGCTGTAATAAAACGTGGTATAATTATGATGGCTCAATTTGATGTTGGTATGACCTTTATCGCTGTTATGTCTGCCCATTATCTCACACAGGGGCGTGCTCACCTGTTCATCAAATGAATAACGCATTTTTGATCGGACCCACATAGTTCTTTAAATTAAGAGACAGCTCTTTGACCACGACTCCTTGACATGCTCGACATCATGCTCGACATCACGCTCGACATCATGCTCGACATCATGCTCGACATCATGCTCGACATCATGCTCGACATCATGCTCGACATCATGCTCGATATCATGCTCGGATTGTATCTTAATTTAAAAGGGTCTATGACACACAGTTAAAATGGAAAGAGCGAAGATCATGGAAAGATCGAAGATCATGGAAAGATCGAAGATCATTAATGCTCTGAAAGACAATCTGACCAAAAAGGATCTGAAATATCTAGAGATCGGTATCAGTGACGGACACACCTATCAACAGGTCAATATCTCGGATAAATACGGGGTCGATCCGAGGCCCTCGTATTTATCCGAGACCATCTACGTCATGACGAGCGATTCTTTTTTTGCTCAGTGTGATACGACGTTTGACATCATCTTCATCGATGGACTACACCATTCAGATCAGGTATGCAAAGATTTCGAGAACTCTGTCTCCCACTTGTGCACTCCCGGATTCATCGTCCTGGATGACGTTCTGCCGATGGAAGAAATCGAACAGAGTCGTCAGGAAAGACCCCCGGGATATGCCTGGGTCGGAGATGTCTGGAAATTTATCTACTTTCTGATCTCAACATATCCGTATCTCCGATATGACCTCCATGACAACCCGGAGCCCGGATTCCGTTCTTGTTTATCGGTGTATCTAGACAAGGTTCCGAACCAATTGGACTTTAGCAATTTTGATTACCATAACTACACATATGGAGCGGATTTTGCAACCTACAGGGAGAAACTACGAGAAGCCGTCCATGTACCGACTCATCTATTCTTGATCACGAGTAAAATCTTTCACGCACAGCTGTCCTCCTACACACCACAGGAAAGATTCCAGCAATTAAAACGAACCGTCGAATCCATTCAGACACACGTGCCTCACGCCAGGATCCTGATCTTGGAAGGATCCGAACTCCCCTCCGACATGAAAGAAGAACTGCACAAACAAGGAGTCCATGCTATCTATTCCTACCCGAATGAATATCATAAGAGTCTCGGAGAACTATACCTGTTGTACACCTTCTTTACCCAGAATTCCGATGTCGTCAGAAAAGAGACAGACTTTATCCATAAACTATCCGGACGGTATTACCTGATGGATGAGTTTACCGTCCCGGTCTATTACGATAAAGCAGTCTTTAAGAAGCAGTATTCGTTATGGAAAAACACGTCTTTTACTTCGAGAGATCCCGTCTATTGCTTTGAAACGAGTTATTACAATTTTGCAAACACGTTAATAGACAGCTTCACTGAACGTCTAACGTTCTTCTGGGATAACCAAAGCCTCTTTGATGGAAATGACGACATTGAACACCTGTTCTTCAGGTACTCCATCGTTCCTCATGATAGGATCCATCCCATAGATAAACTGAACATCGAAGGGAGACAGGCACCGACCAGACAATTGATGCAGGTCTGATCACTGTCCTCAACGTGGACCGTCGTTTCTGACTCTGATCAGATGTTCATACGATGACGTTCTGAACAATCACCACCTGGCCGTTCTTGGCCGGTATCTTGGAACGATGCAGGATCTGCTGCTGGTGTTTCTGTGTGTTCTTCTCCACGTGTTTCAGGAGGATCTGTTTCACCTTGGCCGGGCTCTTCGGGATCTCGATCTTCTGGAACGCCTTGTCGGTGGGTGCAAACACGATCAGATTGCTCTTGGAGGACTTGAGCTTGCGCACGAGATGGTATTTCCGGACGAGGTCCTTGAGGATCGTGTGATCGGGAGAAGAAGCGATGATGTCGTAGATGGAGGAGGACATGTTTGTTATATAGAAAAATAATTTAAAAAAAATATGTTCTACCCGACAAAATAAATCTTGCGTCTACTTTAAAATGGATCCCTGGACACAAACCTTCTTTGACGCTCATCAGAAACAACGACAGGAACACGGTCTCCCGCCCCTCCAGTGGTCCTCCGATCTCGCCCTCAAGGCCGATCAGCACTGTCAGGCCATGGTCTCCTCCGACACCCCGTCTCACGGTCTCGTCCCCTCCAACGGCTTTCAGAACGTCCTCCAGGGCCGACTCAACTTCGTCCGCAAGCCCGAAAAATCCATCGAGATGTGGCTCCAGGACGCCGGACACCGTCGTCCCATCCTCGATCCCGCCATCACCAGGATCGGCGGCACACACCGGATCAACCCCAACAACAACAACGTCTACGTCTGCTGCAACTACTCCATCTAGAACTGCGTACCGACCTTCTTCTGGTACTCCGTCGCGTCCTCGTACGCTCCCCGGAACTCTTCCAGATCGATCGTTCTCGAACCAAACGTCGGTACCAGCTTCTTGTACAGGTACTCGGGATCCCGTACCATCTTCTCGAAATCGATCGTGATCATGGGGATCTCGTGACGGGCGCAGTCGTATACCAGGGTTGCGATCATCTTGTGGTAGTACTGGACCTGCTCATCAACGGTCTTGATGTTCTGCATGAATCCTCCCCGTTGTATCCCCGGCTTGGAATACTTGGACCGTGAGAGCGCGCTCGCGGTATAGTCGCGCAAGGGGGTCACGACAACATCGATACGGATCCCCTTCTCGACGATGAAAGGGATCTCGGTGCAGAAGTCGGGGTTCTTGACAACCTCGAACTTGTCGTTCTCGATGTAGGAAAGGAGGCGCTCCATCCCCGCGTTGCACACCCACTTGCGGATCTCGTCGTTGATCTTGTCGGGATCGAATCCGGTATTGAATCCCAACAGTGTGTACATGATCATCAGGAACGTCGTCCCGGAACGACCCGTCGAGGTGATGACGATCATCGTATGATTTAAAGGTGTCCTCTCTAGTCCTTAAATCATCCTATCATGATCCGTGTGCGTCTCTTATCCAACTACTCGTCTCCGGATGACATGGTGCGTCAGCTCTCCAAGATGTGTCGGGATCCTTCCGAAAACCGGTGGGAGAACATCCAATTCACGTCCGAGTGCCACGACATCGACTACTACGTCATCCTCAACTGCCCGAATCAACCAGATTTTGTCGCCGAACGATCCATCGTCATCCAGGGAGAGCCGTGGGTCTACGACCAGTCACTCCCGTGGGGGATCCACACCTGGGGCATATGGGCCGAACCCGAGGAGTCCCGGTTCCTCTGGGTCCATCAGTGCCAGAAGTACCCAAACCCGTGCATATGGGAGCTGCAGGAAGACTACCCGTTCCTGTCCCGACACTCGCCGGAAAAAACGATGGGCGATCGTCTGTCGTGTGTCTCGTCGGGCAAGAGTCACGACGTGGGTCATCGGCTGCGCATCGACCTGATCCGTTATCTGGACACCAGAGAAGACGTGGTCGTCGACGTCTACGGGCGCAAGAACTATTTCGGGTTCAGGAACTACCAATCCCCGATCGATCACAAGTCCCAGGCGCTCTTCCCCTACAAGTACTACCTCATGGCCGAGAACAACTCGGAATACAATTATGCCACCGAGAAGATCTACGAGTGTGTCCTCACCGAGACGCTGTGTTTCTACTGGGGCTGTCCGAACCTCACCGACATCCTGGACCCCGACGCCTTCGTCCCGCTCGACATGAGTGATAAGGAGGGATCCTACCGTGTGATACGACAGTGCCTCGAAAACCGTGAGTGGGAGAGACGCCTGTCCATCCTGCGCCGAGAAAAACAGAAGGTCCTCGACCGCTGGAACATCGTGGCGCTCATTCACGACATCATCTCAAAGGCCGGTGGTGGTCTCTATCATAAATATTTTCATTGGTTCTCCCAGACAAGAATGATCTTTATCCTGTATTCCTGTGACGACGACGGCGTGTGGCTCCGTGACTACAACGGGGACGAGACGATCTTTGTGTGCAAGATCGGTCCGGCGTTTTATCTCCGCAACCCAAAGATCTGTGTGTGCAACTTCTCACGATCCTCCACCGCCTCCCATCAGGAAATCCTCGACGCCTTTGTCAAAAAAAACCCGGAAGCACCGGTGTTGTATCATCATTATCGTGATCCCACTACGATCCCGATCTTCTGGAACATTTTCCGGATGGAGAGGATACCAGAGCCGTACAACGGGGTCCGTGCCAAGGACGTCTGGTACACAAAACCGAACGAGGGACAGAAGATATGGAAGATCCTCCGATCCGAGTGACGACAAGAAAAAAAACTATTTGTAAAATAAAAATTTTACAAATCTGAAATAGTTTTTTTCTCTCGTCGGAATCTCACGGATCTGTCCTCAACAGCCGATACAACTGTTCTGACGATGTCCCCACGTACGTCCGTCGGTTCCGCAATCGTGGGTAGCATTCCACCTGACAGTCCATCAGTCTCGGATAATCATTGGGATCATCGGACGGAACACAGCACGCCTCGGAATTGCACGACCAGTACAGATACGGTCGATCCGTGACAAACATCGTCCTGTAGTCCGGTTTTTCCGCGTAGGGCACGTCCTTGGACAGGTCGTGCAGACGAACATAGGTCACAAAATGATTCGACTCGTTCACGAGATACGTATTCTCGTAGACAAACGGCATGCCCCGTGGTATCGGCACAATGTAGGCGATGAAAAAGAAGTACGAGTCCGTCTGTGGACGGTGTGGCATGAACAGATTCGGTTCTATCGAGATCATCGAATACGGATACTCGCTGCGCTGGTGGACCACAAAGAGCTGACACCCCCTCGGGATCGGCGGCTGGATGGAAGGATTCAGCACGTAGAACGTGCGGATCCGTGTGTAATACGAGAGGAAGGGCTCGTCGTCACGGAACAGGAACCCGTGTTCGTACCGATGGGGTCTCTGCAGACGGAGGTAACTCCCGTGACGATACAGACGCAGCGGCATAAAATTATGAAAATCCATTTATAATTAATAAATGAATTATTGCAATGATCTCATCCACGGGGTCTATGTCCGGAACCCGGATCTCCACAGGGCCATCCAACGGTGTGAATCTCAGAATGAGATTCTGGGGATCGACTTCCCGTGTGTCGATTACTTCTCTCGTATCAGCGCCGAGAACGCGTACGCGATCGGAACGACGCGTGAGCAGTGCAAAGAACAGGCACAGGATAATGATCTCGCCTACACCCTCTGCATGTCCGGATCCATGTCCGGATCCATGTCCGGATCCATGTCCGGATCCATGTCCGGATCCATGTCCGGATCCATGTCCGGATCCGTAACCGAATCCTATTCCCCGTCCGTCGTTCCCCTATCCACCGGATTCTCGTGCATCGATACCGTTTCCGGGGAGTGTGTTCCGGACGTGTCTTACGGTGAATGCAAGGATCTCTGTTCCAGGAGTCCGTATTGTAATGCCGGTTACTACCTCCCGGATTCCAGATTGTGTGTCCCGCTGGCCACAGAGCTGCGTCCGTCACAGCATTTTCCCGATCAGGGGGTCGACCTGGATAAGACCCACGCGTACAAGGATTGGAGGGTCGATCGTTTTTATGATCGTTCCGTCTATACAAACATCCCGAACGGTGTCCTCTATAATGCCGATACCATCGAGTTGTGGTATGAGGACAGAATGATGTGCAAGGACCTCGTGTTCCGGAAAAATGGAGACACGCTCCAGATGAGGATCCTCCACTACCCGAACAACATTGTGGTAGAGGATCACACCCCCGTCAAGAACGAAAACCTCATCTCCCTGGCACTGGCGGGATCGTACACGACCCTGTCCTACAAGGATCGGCGTTTCAGGATCATGACCGATATCAACATCTTTCGGTCGATCCACGCTCTCATCCAGTACAACAACATCTTTATCATCAGGGGAGAGCAATCCTTCATGATGGAAGACAGACCGGTGTTTTTGTTCATTGTGGTGGACGAAAAGGTGTATCCGGTGGGCATCAACCATGAACACCGCCTGGATACGGCCTCGCAACCGATAGGATTCCGGATGCGGAAGGTCAGGGAGTCTCCGGTACCACCCTTGTACCGGGAGTACGACGAGTACGCGAAAAATTTACTCTTACAGAATAAATAATGAATCGTTTGACTCAGAAAGTCCGATCGGAATCCGTCAACACCTACTCCCCACAGAAACACTACAACCGATTCGAGATCCGATCCTATGTTCACTACAGGATCACCGACACGATGCCTGAACAGATGGACGGAACAGAAGTATGGAAGGACCTGCTGACGACACCACTGGATCAGGGGACGTGTGGATCCTGTTGGGCATTCGCATCGATTCAGGTCTTGGCCGATCGGATCAACATACTGCTCAATCACCCGAGAATCTCCGGGCTGTCTCCCGCGAGGGTCTTGCGCTGCAATCGTTTACTGACGAGGATACAAGAACATGCTGGACATGCCCCGTCGTTTTTTGGAGAAAACATTTTTCATGTGAACCTGTACAACCGAAATCGATTTGCCTGTCACGGCAATTTCTTGGAAACGGGCTTCCTGTTCCTCATGACGAACGGAGCCATCCCTTTCGATTGTGATCCGTACAGCAGTGACAGAAACAATGCATTATTCGGGATCGTCCGACAAGAAAACCTGGGAGGGAGTTTCGGTCATTCCTTCTCGGATCAGGACAATTTCTTGTTCTGTAACAAGGTGGGCGGGTGGAAGAATGCCTTCTGCAATGATCTCATCTTCTACAACGATCAGTTCTACGGGACCCCTTCCAAGATCTATACCACCAATCTCATCTACAAGATACACTGTCCGGACCCCGTCTACGGCATTCAGCGTGAGATCCTGAAATGGGGTCCCGTCGCCACCACGATGGACATCTACAACGATTTTTATGACTTCGATGCCAAGACGAGCATCTACCGAAAGAACAGAGACGCGGTCTATATCAGCAGTCACGCCATCGAGATCGTGGGATGGGGAAACAAAGACGGAGTCCCGTACTGGCAGATCAAGAACAGCTGGGGAACGGACTGGGGGAGAAATGGGTATTTCTGGATATTCCGAGGCCATAATGAGTGCAACGTGGAGTCCAACGTGGTCACCTGTCTGCCCGATTTCGATCTCCGCATCGACGAGTATTCCGTCTATTACGAGCGTCTGCAGACCGAATACGGGTTTCGGATACTCGACAATCCAGAATTCATGCGGACGATACTCTCGAAAGGAGAGTATACGAGATACGGGAACATACCGATACCGATCCAAAAGAAAACGGGTGTGACGCGGTTCTTTGAACACCCGCACACCGAGAACGGGTATTCCACGATCGCTCTGAATCTGTTTCCCGGGCTAGACTATTCCGATACACTGGGTGGTCTGAGTCATTTCCCCTTCGATCACATCGTACACGCAGAAGGCTACACGGATACCACAAAGAAAAAAAACACATATCCTACGCTCTTATCTCTCCTCATGCTGATCTCCGGTGTGGTCTTGATCCTTGTCTTGTCCAGAACCCGTCGGCACCACAGATACACCTCTTGATCGGATTCAGAATTTAAGGACAATCACGACATGGAATGAAATCATGACCAGGGTCTCGGTGATCACCCCAACCTACGATCGGAAGAACTTCCTTGACTGTTTCGTCTACATGCAGGTCTATCAGGAGTATCCCCTCAACAAGATGGAGTTCCTCGTCTACGACGATTCCCCGGAGAATCACGAGGAATACATGCGTTCCTTGTATGACAAGTATATTCGTCTCCTCAAAAAAAATCCCCGAGATCTCACGTTCCGCTATTTCTACTCGTCCGAGAGGGTGCCCCTCGGTCAGAAGAGGAACTTCCTCAATGACCACGCAACGGGCGACATCATCACCTGCTTCGACGACGACGACTATTATCCACCCGATAAGATCCGACACATGGTGTACCGCATGAACCAGAAAAACGACGTGCTCCTGTCCGGATCGACCGAGATGCTCATCTATCTCTCCAGACTCGATACAATCGTCAAGGTCGGTCCCTATGGTCCGACTCACTGCACAAACGGCACCCTCTCGTACCGCAGGGAGTATCTGAAGAATCATCGGTATGTCGATGATGCCTCGAAAGCAGAAGAAAAACACTTCATGGAGGAGTACAAGAACCCGCTCGTCCAGATCGATTATAGGAAGACGATCTTGTGTATTGCCCATGATACCAATACGGTCGATAAGTACAAGATCAGGAGCACACCCACGCGACTGAAACTCAGAGACATCGTCAGAGATAAAAAACTCCTCGCATTTTATAAACATCTACATAAATGATCCGTCTGATCGCCACCCTCGCCGTATTCCTGTGGGTCTGTCTCCTGCCGAAACACAGCGTCCGATCCTCCAAGAAAGAACCACCGCCCTTGATCTTCTCGGTCGTGTGGACCATCCTCTTCCTCATCTACGGTCTGTCGTGGGAATACATCACACGTCATCACGTGCCCGAGTACATCGATCTGCTGTTCTGGGTCAATCTTTCGCTGACTCTGGTGTGGGTGTACGTCTATTTCGTGTACCTGGACAAGACGTGGGCCAAGATCATTCTAGGCATCATGATCCTCGTCATGTACTGTCAGATCTATACGATATGGTTCCATTTTCCCGACGTCTATCCGAACTATTTCGCCGTGGTTGAATGGGGATTGTGTGTCTACATCTCGTGGCTCCTCATCGCGTTCTTCCTGCTCATGGGCTGGTAAGAACATAGGTTGGGACGTAATAATTGTATCGCTTGGTGTTGTAGACGGTGTCGCATTCTTCCCTCTGAAATACGTTGTATCGACGACGACCCGATGACCAGGTTGTCACGATCGTTTTATCGGACAGGATCAGGACTCGATAGTCGGAGAACGTGCCAACAGTAAGATAGGTTATCACCCGGTCGTCCGTGTAGAACTCGTGATGGATCCGACCCATGCGTTTCGGGCACATCGTGGGCAGACGGACGGGCTTCGACGGCATCCCGAATTCCAGACGAATATCGATGGGAACCTCATCGATAAAACCGAGTATGTAGCGGATGACGTCGCGTGGTAGCATGATCGGTCGCATGATCGGTGACATGATCGGTCGCATGATCGGTGACATGATCGGTCATGAATCATTTTCGAAAAAAAACTATTTGAAAAACGAAAATTCATCAAATTAGAAATAGTTTTTTTCTCATCTCTCTGGACGGCATTCCATCTCTCTGGACGGCATTCCATCTCTCTGGACGACATCCCATCTCTCTGGACGACATCCCATCTCTCTGGACGGCATCTCATCTCTCTGGACGACATCTCATCTCTCTGGACGACATCCTATCGGTCAGAGACGACATTCCATCTCTCTGGACGACATCCTATCGGTCAGAGACGACATTCCATCTCTCTGGACGACATCCTATCGGTCAGAGACGACATTCCATCTCTCTGGACGACATCCTATCGGTCAGAGACGACATCCCATCTCTCTGGATGGCATCCCATCTCTCTGGACGACATCCCATCTCTCTGGATGGCATCTCATCGGTCAGAGACGACATCTCATCGGTCAGAGACGGCATCGCGGACAAGAAAAAAAACTATTCTGAAAATAAAATTTTTTTCATTTCAAGATTATTTTTTTACTAGAGATCGATGACGTGATCCGAAATCGACAAGATCTCGTTGTCGTGTGTAATGATGATCACGGTCTTCTGTCTCATGTGCTCCGTGATCATCCGTATGACCTTCTGTCGACTCGACGCGTCCAGACCTGACAACGGCTCGTCAAAGATGTAGATGCTCCCGTCTTTCAGGATGCCTCGGATCAGGATCACCAGCTTCTGCATCCCCAGGGAGATCCGCTGGCCGTTCTCACCGACACGGATGTCCAGCCCGTTGGGGAAGTTCTGGAAGAGATCGTACCGCGTCAGGAGGGAGCGTATGGCCTGGGGTGTCCACACACCGGGATCATTGCCGTAGATCATGTTCTCGTAGACCGATAGATTGAACAGATGCGTCTTCTGATTCAGATAAATGACCCGTTTCCTCAGCAGCTGTATCGGGTACCGAGAGATGTCGATGCCATGGAGAGTGATCGAACCGGACGTGATATTGTAGAAACGCAGCAACAGACGGAAGAGGGTCGTCTTGCCGATGCCGGATCGACCACGCAGGACGGTGATCCGATTGGCGGGGATTGTCAGCGAAAAGTCACGGAGGATGGGGCGATTATCGGGATAGGCAAAGGTGACATGAGAGAATACGATCGGGCCCTCGACAGTGGTGGGTTCGGTGACATCGGGACTGCTGTCGGCGGGCTTGTAATGGAGGATGTCCTCCAGGACCTTTTCCGAGTGTTTGTACATGCCGATCTGATCAAAGTATTCGGGCATCGAGCTGCACAGCCGGATGGACGTCGTCAGGAAGTACCCGAGCAGGATGACGGTCGTGATGTAGAGGCTGTCCGCGATGATCTTGTTCTTGTGTTTGTAGTACAGCATCATGACACAGACGCTGAATAACACGATGATGAGGATGACAATGATCAGATACAGGAGAGAGGGTGTCTTGAGCGCCTGTTTGTAGTGCCAACAGTACGCGTCATCCACCTTCTTGATGTCGTCGTTTTCACGTCCGAGACTGGAGTTTAGATAGATGTTCTCGATGTTGCTGAATTTCTCGTGGATGTGCGAGGACATGGTCATGTAGTGTTCCTCCTTCTTCATCGAATCCCGGATCGCCTTCCTGCCGAGATAGACGATCACGAGATAGATCACCAGGATACCGATCATGCAGACCACGGCGACCCACGGATCAATGAAGAACAGGAACGCGATAACGATGACGATGATCAGTGCGCCGGGGAGGAAGGAGTTGATGCTGTTGTACAGGATGCCCTGATGGAGAGAGGTCGAATGGATGACGTGATTGATGAAGGAGCTGATGGGGATGGTGATGGGCGTGTTCTCGTAATAGTAGAGAGAGTTCTCGAACAATTTCTGCCGTGAGAAGCTGAGAAAGGTCGGTATGAGGTTCGTGTCGATGCATTGTTTCACATAATAACACACCCCGAGGACGACGATGATGGTGATGAGCAGGAAAATAATGAAGAGCCGGTTCTTGGTCTTGGTGGAGGAGATCTGACTATAAAAGTAGGAGAGTCCGATGGTCTCGAGGGGGACAATGACGAGGAGGAGGATAAAATAGAGTATATAGGTCGTATAGTTCTTCCGGAAGTACTCCATCGACAACGCATTGAAAATCATTTTATTCTTTATTTTTTTTTAAACAGTTATCTTTCTTATTATCGTATATGTGCTCGGATGATCCGACGCGTAACTCACCATCGCCGGCTGATGTGCATTTCGATTCGTTACCTCGTAATTGTTCGTCATCGTTTGTTGTCTATCGTACGGCGTGTCCTTGTTTTGTGTCTCCGGATAAAACACCCCGTTGTTGTACATGTAGTTGATCCCTATGGTATCCCCGTTGCGTATCTCGAAGCTCCACTGTTGTTGGTTGGTGATCGGGTCTTCCTGGATCCACCACAGCATGGACGGCTGGAATCCATCGTTCTGCACGGCAATCATCTGATTCGAGAACTCGTATTGGAAGTCAGCCTTATCATTAACATAGCTCAGTATCGTGATCGTCAGCATCAGCGTGTTTAGCACGAACGGCGTCGATATAGTTGCCGAGTTGACGGTAGCGCTGGAAAGAGGTGTATCCCTTACGGTATAGATGATGGATCTTGAAGTTGGTCATCTTTATCTATCTTATCAAAAAATGATTTCAGATCATGATTGTGGGGGAGGATCAACTATCATGACAACGAGAGTCCGACTGATCAGTCATTCTCAGCCCATCGACGGTGGCTCGTTAGAGGACCTTGTCGTGTACTGTGCGCGGGTGTCTAATCCCAATAGTCAGATGAGAAATGAGAATAACGAGAACCTCCTCCGGTACCTGATCGACCACAAGCACTGGTCACCGTTCGAGATGGTCAGTCTCTGTCTCGAGATCGAGACAACGAGAGACATCGCACGACAGATGCTGAGACACCGTTCCTTCTCCTTCCAGGAGTTTTCGCAGAGGTATGCCGAGGTGGACACGACACCCGTCCTCCGTGAAGCCCGGCTCCAAGATCACAAGAACCGTCAGAACAGCATCGAAACGGATGATCCCGATCTCGTCCGTGAGTGGACCCTCCGTCAGGAAGAGACCCTCCGATACTCACGAGAGGCCTATCGGTGGGCCATCCAGAACGGGATCGCGAGAGAACAGGCACGATGCGTCCTGCCGGAAGGGAACACACGATCCCGTCTGTACATGAACGGGACGCTGAGATCGTGGATCCACTACATCGAGTTGCGAAGCGATCACGGAACACAAAAGGAACACCGCGAGGTCGCTATCGCGTGTGCAGAGGCCATCCGACCTCTGTTTCCTATGATCACCAGCGTCATGCTGGCTTGATCACCAGCGTCATGCTGGCTTGATCACCAGCGTCATGCTGGCTTGATCACCAGCGTCATGCAAAGTAAATACGGACATCTGAATTCGCACGAGATTTATTTCTTGACTCCCGTAAAATAAATCTGATGTTCTCTCTGGTTATGCTCTCGTTGATTATGCTCTCGTTGATTATGCTCTCGTTGATTATGCTCTCGTTGATTATGCTCCTCCTATGTTTTCCCAGAAAAGAAGGATATGAAGGATGTGATGTCCCCACCAGGATCGCACTCGTGAGCATGATCCGCGATCCCACTGATCTGGGATTCTGGATCGATTATTACTGCTCTAGGCTCGACCTGGATCACCTAGTCCTCCGCATCGAAGATTCCGAGGACCGGTACACCGAGATAAGAGCCATCCTGGACAGGTATCCCGATAAGATCGAGGCGGTGTACGTCAATACCCTCGAGACGGATACGGACCATTATAATACGATACAGGACCGTCAGATGGAACACATCCGGTACGCGATCGGGAGGTGTCACCGAAAGAACATCTCTTACCTGCTCCATCTCGACGACGACGAGATCCTGGCGGTACACGATCTGGATCTCCGTGGTCTGATCCGGAGACACCGGTTATGGGAATATGACAATATACGGTTCTCCAATCTGGAGGCGGTGTACGACAAGGGGAATACCTCGTGTTTCCGGTCTCGGCGGTTCATCCTGCCGGTACGGAGTTATGCCAACGGCAAGAGCATGGCTCGTCTCTACGACAAGACCCGACCGATGGGACCACACGGTTTCTCGTTCCGAGGGAACCGACAGAAGACCATCCCAATAGAAGAGGCCGTCGTCCTCCACTTCGAGAGCTGTGTGTACGAGAAATGGATCACCAAGTTCCGTCGTCTGGACAGGAGTCGTAACATCCCGTTCTGGTTCTACAAGGATTCCATGTCTCGGATCGGAGGGGACGAAGATCCCCGGGAGTATTACAACAGGATGATGTCGTGGTTCCGACAGAGGGATCAGGTCCGCATTTCACCCCATTTCCGATGGGAGGAGATCGCCCAATCATCATAACGAGCGTACAAAGTGTCTGTGAAAGATACGGTGTTCCCGACGGAACCGGTGCATCCAGAGATTCCACGTGCGGGGGTTGTGGCTCTTATCGGGCATGGATTCCAGCATGGCCATGAGGGTCTGTCTGTAGGTCACCGGCCGATGCGGTGTGATGGGACAGAAGGAGAGGAAGAGGAGGAAGAACAACAGGAGATACATTCATAATTGATGTCTTTTTTTTTTTTGTTTAAATCAAAAGGATGAAACAGTGTTCCTGTTATAAACAAGACGGTCACCGGTGCTCCAACCCGGCGAAACCGGACAGTCCCTACTGCGGGGTCCACAAGAAGTGTCGGTTCCCTGTAGCCACCATCACCCCCCAGCAGGTCAAGGAACAGGTGCGCAAGGAAAAGAACCAGAACATCAAGGAGATCCTGGGGAAAGGAACGGTCCAAGACAAGAAACAACAGATCTATGAACAGTGTGGCACGAAGTGCTGTCCACTGGACGACCGCCGATGCAGTTTTTCCTTGTGCAAGAAGAAGGACTGCAGCGTGGACTGTGTCATGATCGAGAGCGCGCGTCTGAAGAATAACCTGGCCCACAAAAAAGCCAAGATCCCCGATCAAGAGAGATACCGATACCTGTCGAAGGTCCTGACACGGGAGTACGAGAAGAGATGCAAGAAATGATCTTTTTTTTTTCTTTCTGTCAAAGAAAATGGAAAAAGATCTCGAAACCCTACAGCACCTGCACTCCCACCTCCTGAAACCCGATTTCTCCAAGAAACTCCGGAAGGAGACCGAGGTCCTCTCGTCGCTCTTCGGTCTCTCCTCCGAGATCGAGGGTCTCAAGGCCCAGATCCCGTTGCTGGAGAAGGCCGACAACGCCTGGTCGCTCGCTCATTGGGGGAAGGTGATTCAACAGAAATCCCGGACCGAGAAGGCGGTAGAAAAGGCGGTCGAGAAACTAAAGAAATCCGAGGCGTCGTTCGACAAGAAATACAGGGCGTTCCAGAAGAAACTGGCGAGATATCAGGTCGAATACAAGAAACACGTCGTCTCTTAGACCCCTTCGATCGTGGATATGCCGTACTGAGGACAGAAACCGGACTTGTCCAGATTGCACGTCGTCCCCGGGGACTGGACGGGGACACACCGGTTCTCCTCGTCTGACCAGCACTGGTCCATCGGCTGATAGGAACGATAACCGCCCTGAATGGTTCCCGACAAGAAGGTGTATCGTTCTCGAATGTTGTAAGCCTCTCGCACCGGAGGATAGATCGATTCCATGTTTATTGAATCGTTAAAAAAAAAAAAGACGAGTGAATGTCGTCGTTGTCATGATGATCATGATGATCATGATCATCATGATCATGATGATCATGATGATGGACAATCGATGCTTCATACAGCATATCGCAATAAGATATCCTTATCGATATAATTCGTAGCCATCATGTTCGTCGAGGCTGCGATGATCTTGGGAGCATTCCCGGCATGATAGGCCTCGATCCATCTCAGGATGCATAGACACCAGGTATCTCCCTCCACGAGACCGGGGAAGGAACCAGGAACGGGAGTCACGAGGTCATTACCCTTACTCTTTGTGAACTGCAGAAATCGATCATCGACGACAGAACAGACGACATGAGTGCCAGAATCACTCGGACCGGTAGAGCAGATGCCATTCCGGAAATAACCAGTGAGTTTACATGGTTGTTTACAACAGGGCACCAGCGGAGTCCCCAGGATGTTTTTCGGATGTTCCTCGGAGGAGAACGATGTGGTGGTGTATCGTTCCCGGAGATCGTAGGCCTCTTGCACCGGAGGATAGATCGATTCCATGTTTATGCTTTCAGAGAGAAAAAAAAACACAAAGATTCTGGTCCTCACACATTCTCAATATACTTCTTCGACTTGATAAATATATTGATGTTTCCGATGTTGCCTATCTTGGACGAGATCCACAACGGGATGTCGTTGCTGAAATGGAACGCCAGTGACGTCTGCAGCCCGGAGATCTTGAGTATCCTCGCAAACTGTTCCGTGTTGTACTCATCCGAGAAAAACACCCGATGATCCGCGCTGTCGGTCTCACCGAGGATCACGTCTTTCGAATAGACCGATCCGACATCACAGAGGAACTGGACGGAGTACTGCATGGCATTGATCGTCATCGTATTGGAGATGTTGACCATGTCCTTGCACATCTTGGCAAACTCGTTGGAGGAGACCAGGATGTGGTGCTGGTACAGATGGAACGACGGCAGCTCGATCTCGAGGTTCTGTATGTTCTGGATCTTGATGTAGGAGGTGGTGAGACGGCTCTGGTCCTTGGGGATGATCTGCATCCCCAGATCCTGTTGTTTCTCCATATCGATAAACAAGAAGAGCGAGTCCTTCTTCTTGATCGATTTCATCATCTTGTACATGTGATTCAGATTGACCCCGATATTGATCGGGGTATCCGAATGGAACGAATACATATTGAAGTTCTCCGAATCGATCTTGACATCAAACAGGCTCCGGTAGTTGCTGTCGGTCATCCTCAGAGAGATGTGTTGTCGAGAGATCTCGAAACAGCCCGTCTTGATGTTGTTCTGCAGCAGCTCGATGAGTATCTTGAGGATGTAGGCGTCATGAATCTTGCAACGGAATAAGGGATTCATCTTTGGTGACTAGTGTCGTGTTTTTAAATTAGGAAATGATCTCGTGACGGGGCGTGCGGTACGTGGTATTGAGGACCGTCGTCTCGAACCAATAATAGGACGGAATGTCCAGCGTCTTGTTCACACACAAGAAATAGGACGGCGTGAGCTCCTGTCTCTCGTCTCCCGTACACAGCACCACCGACGCGGGTGACACGCTGTTGACACAGATCCGATACGTGCCGTTCGTATCGAGCGGTTCGTGGATCGCTACGATCAGGGGATTCCGAGAGATCGTGTCCGGCAGTGACGCGAGACCCGCAATCACCACGTTCGGCTGTTCACTGATCGCCATACCAATCGAGTCGAGACCAAACATGCGCAGGATGCTGCAGTGGGGTTTGCTGTTCAGAAACCGTCCGAGGATCGACGGCATCGACCTGGGTCCCTCGAGCAGGATCTCCTGCAACAGACCGACCCTCATCCCCGATCCAAAGAAGGAACGCATCCGATCATCGTAGGAACATGTCGGATGGAAGAGGGAACAGTACTCTGGACACGTCTCGTGAGACACGGGACACCCCTCATCCACAATGCCGTGGACCTGGAATTCCGACGACCTCGTCAGGGCATCCGTTGGCCACAAGAACGAGATCGGATAGGGTGGGAGCTGACAGACCGGAGGAAACGACACGAAGGAACGACAGGCCCTGTCGTCGAAACGACAGAGGTTGACGTAGAAGTAAAAGAGTCGTACGATCAGATCCATCGTCTTTGTCTATCAGGATGAATCCTTTAAACCGTTCCATGCATCCCTATTTAAGATATTGAGAATCGTCAGATCAACTAATATCGGAATGGAATTCATTGACTCGAAACGATTCACGGACGGTCTGCTCCACTACCAGACACTCCTGACGCACACACAAGATTGGACAACGAGTTCCTGGCACAACATCTTTGCCAAGCTCGTCACGTTCTCTCCCTCGACCACTCCACGGGATACCTCCGAGGACCTGATCTGTTTCGTGGCGGACAGTCTGCGCTGTCAGTGGACCGGTCGGGATTATCACAGCAAGGGTTTAGGAGGATCGGAGACGTACATCGTGGAGATGGCCACCCATCTCCACCGGCTGTCGGGGATGACGGTCTGCGTGTTCTGTCGGTGCACAGAACCGGATACCTACATGGGTGTCCGGTACATTCCGATCGACGGGTTCTCGGTGTTCCTCAGCCAGAACCGCATACGCTACTGCATCATCAGCCGGTACTCGGAGTATATCCCGCTGGCCTACGAGGGAAGGATCGATTCCATGTTCTTCGTCGTGCACGACACCACTCCGTCCGGGAACGTCATGATCGTGAGACCCGAGGTGCTGAAACAGATCTTCTGTGTGTCCGGGTGGCACCGTGATCATCTCTTGTCCGAGTTCCCGAGTCTGAGACCGATCACGTCCTATCTCTACAACGGCATCGATCCGTCTCTGTTTTCGGGACCAAAGAACAAACAGCCCTTCCGTTTCATCTATTCCAGCGAGCCCGTCCGTGGACTCCACCACGTGTTCGAGATGTGGCCGTCGATCCTTAAGAGACGACCGGACGCGGAACTCCACGTGTATGGCAAAACGGAGAAGAAGATCGTCGATCTTCCCGGAGTGTTTGTCCACGGGTTCGTGGATAAACAGACACTGGCACGGGCGTGGTCGGTGTCCGATATATGGCTGTATCCATGTGTCTTCCTGGAGACGTTCTGCTGCACGGCGCTCGAGGCGGCGGTGTCCAAGACACTCGTCGTCACCAGTGATTACGGGGCACTGCCCGAGATCGTCGGAGATCGTGGGATCGTGATCCGGGGCGATCCGAAGACAGCGGAGTGGAAGACCGAGGCACTGGAAACACTCTTCCGATCGTACCCCTACAAGGAGTATTTTGTAGAGAAGAACTACCGATGGGGAACGAGGATCACGTGGGAGAACCAGGCCAACGAGTTCTGGGATCGCATCCGTCGTCATGAGTGATCATTGGTCCCACCTCGAAAAAAAAATAATGATGAAAATCATTTTATTTTTTTTTGGAAATAGTTTTGACATGGAACAACAGATCTGTCTGGACCGTATCCTCTCTCGGAACGACTCTGTCCTCCTCACCGGCGCCGGTGGCACCGGCAAGACACACACGATACGACTCCTCCTCGATTCACTCCATAAACATCATATCCCGACCGGTCTGACGGCGATGACGGGATGCGCCGCGCTTCTTCTGGGTTCCGGGGCGAGGACACTGCACTCGTGGGCCGGGATCGGGCTCGGCAGAGAGGATCTCTACACCCGGGTCCGCAAGAATCGCGACGCGATGAAACGATGGAAGACCACCGCGGTCCTGATCATCGACGAGGTGAGCATGCTCGGTCCTGATCTGTTCGAGTCATTAGAGTGTCTGGCTCGGAAGGTCCGCGATCGTTCACGGTTTTTTGGCGGGATGCGACTCGTGCTCGTCGGTGATTTCTTCCAGCTCCCACCCGTTGGTGAGGACCGATTCCTCTTTGAATCGCCGGTCTTCCGAGAGAACATCCGCTGTCACATCCATCTCCGTGTCTGTCACCGCCAGAAAGAAGACCCGTCCTGGATCGATCTCCTCCATAAGATACGTGTCGGCTCATTGGACCCAGACGACGTCCTCATGCTCCGATCCCTGGTTCGGCGTCCATCCAGAGAGGTGTCCGTCCTGTTCCCACACAACCACCGTGTCGACAAAACGAACGAAGACAAGCTCGACAAACTGGATTCCGAGATCCGTGTGTTCCACGCGCTTCCCAGATCCAGCGATACGACCAGACGTTTCCCGACCGAGCTCCGACTGGCCGTCGGGGCCGTCGTCCAGCTGACGTGGAACATGGATCTGTGTCAGGGACTCGTCAACGGGAGTCAGGGCGTGGTGCTCCGATTCTCGGATCAAGGCTATCCGGTTGTGGACTTCCACGGCAGGATACGCACGATCGAACCGATCGAGTATACGGATCCCGATCAGAAGACAGTGTCCATGAGACAGATCCCGCTCCGTCTGGCGTGGGCGCTGACGATCCACCGTGTCCAGGGACAGAGCCTGGATGAGGCGGACATCGATCTCGGACCGTCGGTATTCGAGTATGGTCAGGTGTATGTCGCACTGTCCAGGCTCCGGACGAGGAAGGGGGTCTACCTCCAGAACCTAGACCCGTCGAGGATCGTGGCCGATCCGCGGGTGATTGCCTTCTATGAGACCATGTCGTGATCTGTGTGTATGTCTATGTCGTGATCTGTGTGTTGTTTTTTTTTTTTCTGAATGATAAATATGACACGCCGCCAACAACGAAAAAATGATCCCAACATGTCCTACGTATGGCTGATTGTGATCATCGTCATTTTCCTGATCCTTCTGCTGATGTTCTATAGGAATAATAACAAACATGAGAAACCTACCGTCAGAACGACGGCTCCGGTGGATAGTCCATCGTGTAATCCTTCGAGATCCTATGATTACTACACATCGAATGAATCCTACAGACCCTCCTACAGGTCTAATGAATCATACAGACCACAATGCCAGACTGACACCGATAACTGTCAGATACTCAGGGAGGCTGGTAACATCCTATTGGGTCTCGTCGAGATACTGAAAGATCTGCCTCAACCGGCCAAGCCTAATGTGTACGACAATTCGTTTTCATTAAGCAATGATTCTTTTAACCTGTCCGTAGGGAAGGGATCACAGTTGCAATGCCTTCTCTCTGATGATCGGACAAAAATGATGGTCCAAGCGGTCCCGCCGTCGGGTGGAACCGAGGAGCAGGTCGCTTATTTTACCCAAGCCAAGAAGGATCAGGTCATCCAGATCATGAACAAGGTGTACGAACAGACTCATAAGTTATCGGGATACAAGGGTACCGGTATGTTCACTGTGACACAAGGCAGATTGGAGAGGATAAATATCGTATACACCAACCCGGACGGTCTTCCCGTTCGAACGATGGTTACGGACAATGGTGCTTCGTGCGTCGGTTATTATTATGGGTCCTGCGATGAAACCGCGGTGGCGAAGGGTTATTGCACGTGCACAGAGAAGGGTTGTACACCCAATAAGATCTCTCCCTAGAGAAACAGAACGAAGGCGACATTGTATGGCATCTCTTCGATCATTCTTTTTTTTTTTCCCAAACATGTCTGAAAAAAAAAGAATGAGCTCAACCCCAATACACCCACAGACACCAGGAAGGCACGGACGATAGTCTACGGATGATCTCATCGGGAGTCGGTCGAGACTCGGGCCGATGATCCAGACACTGACGGATGAGATCCCTCATGATCCACGGGGTGCGATGAAAACGAGGCGCGATCTTGTGGGAGATCGACTCCAACAGGTCTTCCTGATCGGTATACAGCTTGTCGCGTTCAAAGATCTCGTACAGGAACGCGCCATAGCTGTAGATGTCGACCATCGAGGAATACCTGGTCATCTTCTTGAACATGAGTTCAGGCGCCATGTAACACGGGGTCCCGACATTGGCGGTCCCCTCGATGTCACACAAGCCTTCCTGGCTGTTGGTGATATCGGATCCCATCAGGATCTTGCAGATCCCAAAGTCGGAGATCTTGACGCGGTTACGATAGAGGAGAAAGTTGCTGGGCTTGATGTCACGATGGATCACGTACGAAGGCTTCCGGTGGTGGAGATAACACAGACCGCGTGCGATGTCGAGGGCCATCTTGACTCTGGTGTACAGCGAGACCATACGGTGCCGTTGAAAAAAATCTTGGACACTCCCTCCCGGCATGTACTCCATCACGATCCGGAAAGGGTTCCTGGTGTAGCCGAGGAGCTGGATGATGTTGGGATGATGGAGCCTGGTCATGACGTGGAACTCGTTCATCATGAGCCGGGTCTTGTGTTCATCGGTCTCAAAGAATTCCTTGACGGCGACCTTTATCCCACGCCATCGTGCGAGAAAGACCCTGCCGAATTCTCCCGAGCCTAGGAGTTTATTGCGATCGATCTGGATCTCGTCGGAGGAGATCTCCCATTCGTCGTCGGTCAGCATGATTTATCTTTAAACTACTCCTTCCTCGTTCTATTTCATTTTTTTTTCACAATAAAAAATGATGTACGGGAAGGATGTCCGTATCGTGCTCATGGATCAACAACGATTCTACCACGAGTGGTGTCTCTCCAAGGAGACCGTCCGGTACCGGTATCGCGTGCTCAAGACTCACCTCCGATCTCATTCCGCCAAAGAACGCACCGGACTCGCACACTACATCCTGGATCGTGCCCTCAAGACCTATTTCCATCCATGCTCCGGAGCCAAGAACCGGGTCATCCATAACATCTACCACACGCTCCGGTGTCTCCTCTCCGGCATCACCGATCGGAAGGATCTTTTTATCCCGATGCTGATGTTCGCGCTCAACATCCAGCACTGCTATCTCCATGAACGGTTCTTCTCGCTTCTGCTCCGCGACATCGATCCAGAAACCGCCCTCACAGCGCTCGAATGGCTCTACCTGTCTTCGCATCACCAACAGCGTCCGGACTATGTCAGGGTGCTCCTTCCGAGGATCACCATACCGTCTCTGACAGTGTTGAAGGAATGTGTCATCGGCATCGTCAACTCGTGGGGCGACCGGACGATGCACGAGGAGATCCTCTTTCATGCGCGCGTCGGTTCCGACCAGTACCGTGATCTGTTGACAGACTACATCCGGGACCTCGGTATGAGCATCGAAGAATTCTCACATCAAAAGCGCTTACGACTCCTGATCGAGATCGTGGATCGGATCCTTGTCCATTGCGTGTACGATGGATCGGCATTCTCGCCGGAGATCTCGCAGCGTTTTGTGCTCGCTTCGCGATACCGGGAACAAAGATCAGAGGTGATCAGACAGATCCGCGAAGACGTGGCCTACCGACCCGGGAATCACGGGATGGATGGAGCCATGGAAGACTTTCTCCTTCATGCCCGTCTGCGTCGATAGGTTGGGATCAGACGTGATCGATATTGGATCGTTTCAATACCAAAGGATACATGACGACGATCCCCGTTAGGAATCCGAGGACATAGCCGTAGACAAACGGATCCGGCTTTGGTGTCTTGATCCGATACTCGGATCCGAGAGTGGGAGTCACAGACGGTGATGTAATCAAGGAGGGTTTCATGCGGTGTACCAGATTGATCCGGGGCAAGAACATCTTTTATCCTTGTCCTCGGAAATGTTATTTGTCTGCGTCAATTACGAAAAAATAAAATAAAAAAAAATTTATTATAAAAAATGGAGAACTACAACTACATCAACACCGGTCTCTCGGACGTGCCCACCGTCCAGGAAGCGCGTCTGGAGGGTCAGCTCCAGACACCCTACTCCCAGTGCACCAACTGCAGCATGTCTCAGTACGTCTATCCCGCCAGAGAACAGGGGTGTCTGTTCTTTAAGGACCGCACGCGGTACGACAATGAGTTCAACTGTCTCTACTTCAAGAACAAGAACCTCATCAACACCAACCTGATCGATCTGCGCTTCTACGAGAAATAAAATTGACCCTTTGTTTTTTGCTATGCGGAGCATAAAAAAAAACATATCCCCATGGTATACTGTTCTCTGTGCAACCTCGACACGAATCGATGGGACAGACACGAACAGAGCGAGACACACATCCTGAAACAAGAAATCGACGGTCTGCTTCACGTCATGAACCACATGAAGATGAGAAATGACGGGATGATCGAACAATACAAACGACTGGAGAGACGGTACGGCATCCTCTGCAATTCCCTATCGCACGCGAATGATCTCTACAACGACCTCGCCGATGAGCTGGAGGCCTCCAGGAAGAGATACATGTCTCGGTTCCTCATCCGCCAGTATCTAGACATGTTTCACCGATTGAATCCGGATGCCGAATGCATGATCTGCTACGAGAAACTCACCAGGTCCAACTCCTATCTTTTGCGTTGCGGACACATCCTGTGCAAAACAGACGTCGTCAAGACGGACAGGACGTGTCCTCTATGTCGTGACCAGACTGTGTAGGCGCTCACGCATGAGAACACCACCGTAGTATTCGGGCAGCGGACGTGATCCATCGGTCGTGAATGAGACCGTATACTCTTGACCGGAGAGGTCCGTGAGGCGCAGTGACATGCTCTGATTGAGGTGCCACACACCATGGTCCCACACCCATCCGTTCTCTTTCCGGAGGGGGAGGTATTGACGATCATACTCGACAGAGATCTCCTGAAAGGGTCGTCTGGAGTTGCGCACGGTGATCGACCAGTAATACGACGATTCGGACAGCGTCTCCGTCGGTACATTGCATGCCGTATCGAAACACCACAATACCTCGAGCGGTTCGTCGTCGTGGACCGGACAATCCGTGTATTCCCACACGAGATCGTAGGGATTGCCACGCTCCACGGGTTGTGTCGGAGAGTAGACATCAAAGTCCAGGAACCTGTCGTGACACACCGGATCGGTACACTGATCAAACACCATCGCCACAAACGGATACTCGATCGGGACACCCGTCTCCCACGATACCAGCTCGTGGTCCCACTTCCAGATGTTCTTCCCGCCGGTGACGAGCAGACACCTCCCACACGAGGACACGTCCCGGAACTCGTCCTGAGACAGTCCCACCCCGACGGTCACCCGACCGTCCAAGAACATGGGACACCCGGTGGAACTACCACGAGAGAGTGTCTTGTACGACTGCATGCGACAGAACCCGACCTGTTCACGGAACGAGTTGTAGGTCGCGTTGCTGCACCAGACCGGCACAACGAGACAGAGGAGATGATAGACGATCGATCTCATTCTTTGTTTGTGAGGATATCATCTCGTTAGATTGTTTCTTCCGCGTCGGATTTATCCCACCCGTATCTCGTGTACCACTCGTCGCCGTATCCGGACTGCAAAAGACGCTTCTCGTCCTCACTGAGATAGCGCGGATGCAGACCGGAACGGAGCTGATCCACCAGATGGGCCAGACACTCCTCCAGGTTGATACAATTCGGGTCCTGTTTCGTTTCGGGTGCGGAAAAGATCGTCTTGTTCTGGAGGTCGAAGCTCTGATAAAACTTCTCTCCGATTTCCCTGAGACGATCCCTCTCTTCCGGACTAATCATGCTGGCCATGTACTGGTACAACTGTTCCTGATCCATTGTTTTAATGGATGCATTTACGAATCTTTATATTGATTTAGGACGGGTGTGTGTCCTGTTTACGTACACACGTACCCATTGCTGAACGACGATGACGTGTCAGACAGGACCGCTGGTCCTGTCAGAGACAGACGACCTAAAAAAAAAAAAATCTGTAATCTGAAAAAATTTTATTTTTCAGATAGTTTTTTTTTGGATCATGACAGACGAACGGAATACGCATTCCGGAGGTACGTGTAGATGGCATGATTGAACTCCCACGACCTGCGGTTGTCCGTAAAGGTCAGGATGGGCTCGATGTCCGTATACAGATAGGGCTGATCGTACCGGACAAAATTCACCGTAACGGCAAGCGGGGTATTCGGGATCATGTCACACGAATTCTTGATGGAATACATCCGTATCGAAGGACGATCCAGTGTCCTCACGAACGCGTCGTTGCCGATGCGCGGACACCCGTACAGAAAACCGAGCCATCGTAATGACGGAAATCGACTCGAGAAATGAGAGATGATCACCGCCGCCAGCGCCGCACCCAACGAATGACCCGTGCACAGGACGTTCCTGATCTCGGGGTGTTTCCGTAATATCTCTCCTAACGGCTCCATGATCACGGAGGTGAACAGCTCGTAGAACCCGTCATGGATGCCGATGCCATTGTCCAGAAACACCTGGACTCGTTGTGTGTCTTTCAGGACATCGTACCAGGTGATGGTGCCACGGAATACGATCCACATCGTGTCCTCGTTCTGATCGGACCGATAGACCCTGCCGATGATTTCCTTCTTATGGACAAACTCGTATTGGAGTATCTGGTCCTGAAATCGGAAACGAGTCTCCATACCAAAGTTCGTGTTGTACATGTCCAGGATCAGGAGGAGACAGCGATAAGATACGTCTTTCCTCGGATCGGACAAGAGAGGGAGAACAAAGACCCCGGACGGATCGAGGATGGTATCCTCCATCATGAACGTCGAGGTGTAGATCACCGCGCGGAGGAGGATGAACATCCGATAGAGGACGTACGCGGAGAGCAACAGATAGAGGAGGGTGAGGAGCGCGAGCCACAACCACATCTTTTTTTTTTTGTTTATAGGATAGATTCTTCTTTCTTGATCAAACATGTTTGCCCGTCGCTGAAATTGATGGTGATCTCCTCGCACCCAAAATCAGAGGGCGTGTAAGAGATCTGATGGAAATCGTCGTTTGGTCCCAGGAAAGGGGTTATGATGTCCGTAATGTCGTGATCTTTTTCGTCGATGAACTGGAGATAACGACTCGGTCCCTTCTTGTAGGAGACGATAAACTTGTAACAATTGAAATGGATGAAATAGGTGACCTCGTAACGGTGCTTATCGATCTCCCGGACACAATAATTGGTCTTCTGCCACAAGAAGGACACGGCGATCTCGAATAAGAAGTAGGAGAACGATCGGATCGATCGCACCAGGTCCTTGTTGTGTCGGATGTAATGGAAACGGAACAAGAGGATGAGAGAGAGGAGGTATTCGTAAGTCAGAAGTCCCAACAAGAACAGGATCAACACGAGCTGGATCATGTTTTAATGATAAAGTCGTATATCATTAAATTAATATCCAATCATCGATGGAACCGACATCATCACACGGACATGGAGGGATCATTCCGTGAGCGATAGACTCGGTGTAGCAATCGACATATGCGGTCGAATGGGATCGTGGCCAGGATCGCGTGATCGTCCATCATGCCCATCCCCACCACCATCTCTCCCGTTTCCGGTTGGTGCTGGAGAGAGGTTATGAACTGAACGCTCTTGTTGGGACGGAAACGAAAGAGCGGGGTGTGAGCGAACAGATGGAACGGGGGGTGGGCACGGAAGACGTAGAAACACTGGGAATACGAAAACCCGTATTTCACGTTGGAGATGCCACAATAAAAAAAATCCTCGTACTCCGGGATGTAGATCGGGTATTGGGCGATCACACCGCCATGATAATGATGCGACGGCATGCGGCTGATCGAGTGATACCGCTGTCGGACCTCGTTCTGAGAGAGGTCGTATTCCAGGATCGTGAACGGGGACAAGGAATACTGAAAGTACAAGACGTCGTAATACACGAAAGGGATCCAGTTCTTCTCGCGTTCGGAGTAGTTGGGGAAGACGTAGCGCTGATAGGGAGGCTCCATATCGAAGACGATCGGCTGTATGAGTGCCGGACCGGGGCTGTAGTTGAAGATGCCGTACAATCGATCATGGAGCGTAAAGAGACGCCCGTCTTCCAGACCGTAGTGTCGTCTCGGAACGCTCAGATCATAGAGAGAAGGCTCGATTGGCAAAACCCGGAAGTCACGGATCCGTTCGTCTTTCCAGTATCCCATTCCGACATGACTGACGTAGGGAAACGAGTGGAGGATGCGCGAGATGGAGAAGTTGCTGATGCGGATGAGGAAGACCTTCTCGCCCTCGTACTCGAGGAAGGACGGATTGTACACGAACAAGGGCTCATGATCAAGGAGACCGATCTGCTCGTTGATCTCCGAGTCGTGTCTGTTGATGACACGGAGTCGATCGTACGATAGGACGAGAGAAGAGGTTCGCATCGTGATCCATACCAACAGGATCAGATTGAAAATTAAAATAATAAATAACAACAACATTTATTAGAAATATTATAAATAATGGAGGTTCACGTCCATGGGAACGCGACCTTTTCGATTCCGATCTACGACCTGGATTCCGATGCCAGCATCCTCCGTCGTCTCTGTGCTCACCAGAACACCCTCCCGGAATACGTCGTTGTCCCGGAACGAGGCCTCTCGCGACAACGGAGCATTACACTCATTGATCTGATGGAGATCATGAAGCGAGATGCGAACACCCTCGATCTGGCGCCCGTCTATTCCGAGATCCGGCCGTATAACTTTGATACGGAGAAGATCATGACCGCGTGGGTCATGACGCGGGACATTCCGAAAGAACTCGATGCTTATCACGTGTCTGTCATCATGTATGAATCGATCCGGACGATCTTTCCGCAGTACAAGCAGCAAGACATCGAAAACCTCGTGTCTCGTCGTACCGGTGTGAGAGACGAGTTCCTCGTGAGTGTTCAGGAACTCCAGAAAGAAGACTCCGAGTTTACCGGCTTCTGTTCTCATTTCCAAGGACTCGAACCCTACGAGACCACGCCGTTCCGAGAAGAACACTTTGTCTTTCGTATCTGGATACCGAACCCGGAACGATTTACCCTGAGAGAGATCTTTAATAGGATCCGCGTGAATCCCCGGTTCTATTATGCTTCTTTTGGCAAGATCGTCAAGCTGCGATCCTCTCTCCAGATACCCGAGAACCGGGATGACGAGGAGGAGACCGACGGGTGTCTGAGGATCTACGAGAGTGACAAGGACGATCCCATCTCCGTCTCGGAGCATGATCCAGAACGACTGACGGTGAGGGTGTCGATGAAGACGGATGATCACGCGTATGTGAGAGACATCCTCGATTTCCTGTCCTTTTCCTCGATGGAAAAGATGGAGAAGATCGGGATCAGCGGTGTATTCTACCTCAAGGATTGTCAGTACAACTCGTATATCATGAGGGACCTGTGCATGAACGACCCTCATCTCTCTCTCCGGCTCAACGAGAACGATCTCTCGCAGAAACAGCACCAGAACCTGTTTCTCTACTACTTCTCGCCACGACCGGTGCTCACACCCACCACCAAAGACCCGTGCGATGAGGAGGTGCGTTCCTCCCGGTACGGTCAGATCACCGCGTCCGTATCGGTTCACCAGAAAGGCTCGCTCCACGAACAGCCCAAGACGATCACGACCACGAACCCGTATGTCCGGGTGTATGTGACGAGGAGTTATCACAAGGGATACGTCCCGGAATTCCAGGCGTACATGAGTCGTCTGCTGCGCTATTATGAGGAAAAGAGCACGACCGTGCTCGAGACATACAAGACGTATTCCAAGGCGTGCGCGTCGTTCATGGCGCTCCCTTATGGAGAAGGAGAAAAGGCAGGAGACACGGACAAGGATTATGTCAACAAATACCCGGCCCTGTACAAGATCCCGGGCACGAACTACAAGAGAAAGGACTGTCAGAAGAACAAACAGCCCGTCACAATCACCCGGGAGGAACTCGAGGATCTGGGCCTGAAGCCGGAGGAATACCTCGTCTACCCCAAAGAAACGGTCGAGGGCGTTGCCCCGGAGATCTATCGCTGTGTCCATCCGGTATTCCGGTACCCGGGACTCAAAACCATCAGCAACAACACGAGCACGGTGTTCCGATATTATCCCTGTTGTTACGAGGTCCCCAAACTAGAGAGCGCCAATTACAAGGAGTACTACCACAACGTCCCACCCCCGAAGAAACAAGAGAAGGGGACCAAGACGGCCTACATTGTCAGGGAAGAAAACAAGATCATCCACAACGTGAATCAGATCGCCGAGATCCCTCTGATCCTGAAACAGTTCTTTTGTTTTATGAATCCCGTCTATTCCTATTTTCGTCTCGGCACACCCATCGGCATCAACAGCCTGCTCTACTGTGTCCTGATGGCCGATCGGAACAGAGACGTGAAAGATCCCAAGAACTACAAGCTGGCTCCCTCCGCTGTCGACCACGTCCGCACGTCACTTCCAGAGATTCCGGAAAACATCGATCTGATCCTGCAAGAAAATACGGACAGGACACGGGCGGAGATCATCGACGATCTCGTGCAGAACCGCACGTTCCTTGATCCGAGACGATACGGGGTGTTACTCGGATACCTGTACAGGGCTCGTATCATCGTGCTGGAACGTATCGGGAACCGGATACAGCCCATCAGCTACCACACCAACCGGAACCATTATTCGTACCGGAGTTCTCTGCCCTATCTGTTTGTGTACATGCACTACGGCAGCACCGACGAGGCCAAGACCCTGTCCTACCCTCACTGTGAACTGATCCTGTACAAGAATCTGGAACTGGACAAGATCATGTTCCACTTCCCTCATTCCGCGGAGATTGATCGCGTCATGTCGGTGTGTGTCCGGTATTTCAGTCAGGACCGGCTGATCTCTCCGATCCCTCCGTTTGATGATCCGTGGATCGTGGGACAGACGATCGACGTCTACGGGAAATTACGGATCCTCCATGTGGAGTACAAGGGGAAAAAATCGTCCCTGTTCCTGTCGGAACCACAGGCCCCCCTCTACAAGCCGTGTATCACCATCGGACAGTACAAGGACATACTCGTCTACGAAGAAGCCCGTGAGATGATGGGTGACACCATAGTCGGACAATACGAGATCGGTCATCCGTCACTCACACTCCTCAGGATCCGTCACGAGCCGATCGATCTGTATACCGTCATCCATCGTACCGCCTCGGTGACGATCCTGAAGGGTCTCCCGGGTCTCTCTCTCCTGACATGGATACGGCACGAGATGGATCTCCATCAGCAAGAACGATCGGAACAGCACGAGTACCGGCGTGTCCGTCTCACGAGTCTCGCGATCCAGGATGTCGTCATGTACATGTACAGCCGGCACGGAACGGACAAGGATATCCCGACGTTTTTGGAGGAGAATACCGTGATCGAACCCGGGTACGTCTACCCGATCGACTGGGAGCAGTACGACTTTCGTTTCGGAAATATCGACGATTTCCTGCGGGACGGCAGGATCATACTCCCGAGTCTGTCCTTCCGGAAACGACTCGGGTACCTGCTGTTGTGGAAACAGGAGTATGAGAAGGACGTGTTGGATCGGTACAAGGAGGCACGTGTCATGCCGTTTTATCTCCGGGACATACAGGAATACCGTTCGATGTCCGGTCAGCTGGTGGTCATGAGAGACGCGCTCCCGGAGATACGGAGGAACACCGTGTGGAGGGAGTACCCGTACGAGAGGACACTGCGCGACAAGACGGAGCCGTACATCTTTGTGCGGAAAGGAGACGACCTCGTGCTGACCGTATCCTGTGCAACACAGAAAGAAGCGGTGTGCACCCTGGATGGGTGGAAGACGAAGGGGTACATCGAAAGGACGGGGGAATGTGAGGCCGACGAGAGGGAGGAAGCGGTGATCGAGGAAGACACGCGGTATTATCCTCTGTGTTCGTTGTCCCGTCCAACGAAATAAAATATTCTGAAAAAACAAAAAAAAAAATTTTCAGATCCTGTATTTTATGATTGCGTCTGCGAGGAGATGGACATGAATAACAGGAAGGTCACGCTTACGAGGATGGCATCGTAGACCAATGCCTTGGTTCCAACTTGTCGGAACCAGCGTGTGTAAAAGGATTTGGAGGCCGGAAGACGGAGGAATACAAGACAGAAGAGACCGGAGAGGATGACGGTCGTCGATACGACCACAAGGAGCCGATCGACAATGTCGTAGATCCCCGCCATCCGCATCAGCCACCACGCCAGAGCGAGATAGGCGGTGATAACGACGATATCGATGAGGACATTGATGGAAAAGTTCGTCATGAAGTATTCCCTGACGAGGTCCTGATTGGCGGGGAGAAGGAAGAAGGGCAGCCGGAGGACGTAGACGACAAGGGTGATTGCCGTGATGACGGCCATGAGATAGGCAAGAATCATTTGTTTGAAAAAAAAAAATCTTTCCAATCAAGAATAGTTTTTTTTTTTCATCTCATTGTTCTCGGGGGACATGCGACATCATACGATGAAGATGGAGACCAATGGGTACTCTTTGGAATATCTCACATACCTGGTGAGAGACTTTACATTATAGAGGATGACCATACGACCCGCGTTGTGGTAGGTTTCGATCACGTCCTCATCCACTTCCTGGCTATCGATGGCGACGTACTCGGTGATGGGGAGATATCGCACGGGGACATATCCCGAGACGAGGACACTGAGTTCTGTCCATCCGTATCTGAACATGAACTCGAGATAGTCGAAATGAAAACTCTGAAATACGATGCGTAATACGGAGGGCAGGATCCTCTTCAGTTCGGAAAAGATCCGATACATGTCGTTGATGTCGGCCCTCTTGATATCGAGTATATAGGAAAACCTGTGGGCGATCGGATGGGAGAACCATTCTCGCAGGGTATAATGAGAACGATCGGACGGGATCTTGTCGTGATGAACGATCCATTCGGATTGATAAAAGCGGATGTCGATCTCGATCATGTGATCGGGGGATATGCGGTAGAGAGACAACAGATCATTATCCCGGGCGTTCCGGACGTATTTGGCGCGATGGAGACACAACATGATTTTTTTTTTTTATTATCCATGTAAAACAAAAAATGAACAGCAGCGTGTATCAAGATCAACAAGAATACGCGATCGCGTACCCCAAGTACTCGACACTCCATGACTACTCCGTGTCCAGGACTCCTCTCTTATTCCCCGGTCCTCCCGTCCCGAGCACCGTCAATGTGCCTGTGCAGATCCTTCCCGGGTACGGTGGTGGTGAGTGTGTCGTGCATTCCACGTATACGGCTATCGATAATGCCTACGGTAATGATGGGGGGTGTTGTCAGAGATGGACACGTCCTCTATGACCCGTGAATCTGGTCACACCGATGGCACGGAGACGCACGTATCCTCTGATCGAACATCAGAACGATACTCGATGTCCTGGAAGGTGGCGATGACTTCTTTCCAGTAAGAGCTCGGTCTGAACCCCTTTGTTTCGTACCCGATGTGATAGAGCTCTCCCGGAAATCGGGACGAGTAGTGGATCTCGGTCATGGTCTGAGAAATCGGGATAGAGCACGTCCGGATGAGATAATCCAACATGGGGATCCTCCCCTCCTCTCGGACGGAGTAAAGGACGTTAGGGGTGTTTCCGTGATTTCTCGTACGGGACCGGGAGTCGACATGCTCTCCGACCCTATGATGTGCGGTCAGAATGGTGTTCTGGACTTTTTCCCAGGGTTCGACAGGGAACCACTGTCGATCATAACAGACCCGACAGTTCTTGAGGAGAGCCATGAAAAAATAATCCAGATCGTCGTCTCCGGGAATCAGGCTGTCCAGTTTCTCGTAGGAGGGAGGAAGACGACAGGAGTACCAGTCAGAAAGGAAAGACAACATGATGATGGACTGAATAGACTGCGGTCATCAGAGTTACTCATTTTTATTTTTCAATCTATCTTTCCGAGAGATGATTCATGATTCATGTCTCCTCATGATTCTTCTTCCAGATCTTTCCCGAGATACTGAAGAAACGAATGATCGTCGTCCTTAAGACCCGATTTGCGCCGGGCCTCGAAATAGCGTTCGCGGTACTGTTCGTAGAACTCGGGGTGTTCCTTGTCGAATTCCGCGATCTTGTCCGTGGTCGCGCGGATCGACGTCTTCATCTGAGTCATCTTGGTCTTGGTCTCGTAATAGGTCCACAAGAGCTGAGCCCGTTTCACCTGTTCCATGATGTAGTGTTCGAAGGGCTCCATGGGATCCTCACCGGCCTCGGCCTTCTTGGACTCCTCCAACAATCTCTCTTCTCGTTCCTTCATCTCCTGGATCTCGCGGGCGTCGTCCTGTTTCCTGCGAACGATGTCCTCACTGATGATGTCCGTGGTCTTCTTCCGGATGTCAATGTTCTTGACCTCGGCGGAATAGTCCCGACTGGTGGTGATCGGGAACGGACGACCCACATAGGCATGATAGATGTCGTGATAACTATCGACGTTGCGTATCAGGAACTCGGCCCTCTCGTTGGCCTCTTCTTCCGTCGCAAAGACCCCACGCACCTTCATCATGCCGAAGAAGTTATCCTTGTCCGGGGTCGCGCCCTTGGCGGGGACAAACGACACGAGACAGATCTTCTGATTCACGATGGATGGGTCGGCGTAGTACCTGTCGATCATCGGGAACTTGTGGACACGGTCCGCGATGGCGTCGGCGGTCTGTTCCATCGTCAGAGGATCGGTCTGTTTGGGCTGGTAGGTGGTCGTTGGTTCACGATCGTTGGGCGAAGTGAGAGACGAAGACATGATTTATGTCTCAGAGATTCATGTATTTAAATAACTATGATGGATCACGCGATGATCCTCGTCACAGAAAGAGACCCGGACAGAACGAGAATCGAGATCGAGTCGCAGGTACCCGCACTTGTCGGAATAATAGAGACCCTGTCCGTAATGGACCCGTGGACGGGTCTCCGAACCGGCACCGGAGACCAGGAAATGGATGCCGTCCCGGTAGAGGTGCTGGAGGGAATGATCGTGACCGGACACATACATCCGGACACGATGAGAACGAAAGATCGGCATAAGGACGTCGTACAACTCGCGGTTGTTCCCGTGAGAACCGTCCGAGAAGACGGGGTAATGACCGAATACGATGACGGGGTTGGTCGGATGCCGCCGCAATATATCGATGAGCCACCGGATCTGTCGATCACGGTTGATGGGAAAGACCTCGGCGAAGCGTGAGAAATCATGACGCATGGCCCGGGTCTGGAGATGGGATTCGTGGAAAGAGAGCCAGAAGGTATCGAGAAAGACGAAGAGAACGTCCTTGTGGAGGATGTAATAGTAATAATGAGGCATAAACCAGGGAGACTGTGTGCGGATCTGGGACTGTCCGAGATGATCGTGATTCCCCATGATCATGAACCACGGGGTTGTGTCGGAGACCAGATCGTAGAAGTGGGTGTGCCATAACTCTTGCCTGTCGATACCGACGGGATAAAAGTTGTCTCCGAGACCGACGATGAAGTCAAGACCCGTGGCACGAGAGAGATCGGAGAAGAGCTTCTTCTTGGCGGGCGTGTTGTGCCCGAAATCTCCGATACACACGATAGAGACCATGTCAGGGACTTTTGTAAACGGAGACTAAAAAAAAAATCATCGAGAATAAGGGACGAGTCGTACACGATAGGTGAACCATTCCTCGTAGAGGTGTCCCTCGTCGATCGCGCCTTTTTGCGGGAAATTCAGGTTCGCAAGCGCCGGTGTCAGTCGTTCGTTACGGTTCAGGATGGCTGCCATGATCGCAAAACTACCGGGTCCGGTCAGCAGCATCGGAGCCTCCGTCATACGGAAAAAATCGAGATCGGCGTCGTGCTGGTCGATAAAACTGACTGTGGTCTCGGGATACCTGAATCGTATTTTCTCGCTGAGTGTACGTAACAGACGATCGGACTCGGAAGAGTCGTTGGAATTGTGTCGTTTCCCGCCGTTCATGATCTCGAATCGTTCCGGAATGGTTGAAAATCGGGAGACGGCATCGACCATATCGTCGATATTCAACAGTCCGTGATCCGTCGTGAGGAAATCACCGACACGCAAGTGGATCACACACGTGCGGGGTGGCACCGTGATCTTGTATTCGGGATTCTCGTTCCGATACTCGTCATATAAGATGCGAAGAGAAGTATTGAAGAACGGGTACACGCTCCGCACGTTGTCGTAAAAATAAGACCACCAGAACTCGGAGTTGTCTCGGATGAACTCGGGTGGCATTGGTCGCGAGAGATACAGGGGTTCATGAGAAGCAACAAACGACCCGAACGTGTCTGGACTCGTGCGGATCATGTCTCCGAGTTCTTTGCGTTTCGTGGACCCAGGATAATACTGTCCGTACCACGCATCGAGCATGTTGCCCAAACGGTATCCGGTGAACCGGGACGACACAGATGATCCTCGTAGTCGAACCAATGAGAGTATGACGAGCACCATCCCGATCACAGCCATACTCATGATGAGGATAGGGATGAGCATGCTTTTATGCATCGATAAAAAAAAAATACATGTACGTGATATCGGTGTTATTATTACGAATTTAAAGATTTCGACGGAGTTGTTTAATCAATAATCATAGAGTATGAATCATTCTTGTGGTGTATTCATCGACGGAGATAACATGAATCCCCTGTATTATCCGTTTATCGAGAAGGTGTTGAGAGATCGAGGAAAGATTATCCTGAAGAGGGTCTACGGTGATTTCACCGAGGAGAACATGAAGTTATGGAAGAAGATCTGTATCGAGTACGGGGTCGAGGCCGTGATCGCATGGAGAGAGACGTCTTTCAAGAATTCTTCCGACATGAAGATGGTGACGGACATTATGGAGATCCTGATCGGGTATGATCTCGAGCATTTTGTCCTGGTGACCGGTGATGTCGACTTCAAAGAGTTATGTCGCAAGATCCTGAGCAAGAGGAAACACATCATCGGGATCTCGTGTTTCGAGAACTCGGTTTCGAGGAGCCTGCGCAAGCTGTGCAACGAGTACATCATATTGGAGAATCATTTTGATCTGAAGAACACGACGAAAGAAAACATCACGCAGTACGGAGAGATCCTTTCCAATATCGTCAATATCCTATCGGAATCCTTGGATAATAAGATGAACATGGGATTACTAAAGAAGAAGCTCATGTCAAAGGATCCCACCATATGTGAGAACCGGTTTGGATTCAAGACGTTCAAAGAATTCATACGCGCCATCATATCTATCGAGAACACGGACATACGGCTCGTGGAGCACAATCGTGGAGATTACATCGTGGAGCTGATCACAACGGAATCCTGAAAAAAAAAAAAGAAAAAATAAAATCTTGGTTAATAACAAATAATGTCCTATCCTTCCTCTAACAATGATGAACATAAATACGACCACGAGTGTTGCTGTCGTGATGGTCGTGACGGACGAGACGGAGCACCCGGTGCCCAAGGACCTCAGGGTCCGCAGGGATTACAGGGTATCCAGGGTCCCAAAGGAGATGATGGGCCGTGCGGACCGTGTGGTCCGTGTGGTCCGCACGGTTGTCGAGGTCCAACAGGTCCCACTGGCCCTACAGGTCCCATCGGAAACGATGGCCCTACAGGTCCCACTGGTCCCGCCGGATCACAAGGTGAAATAGGCCCTCAGGGTGAGGTCGGTCCGACCGGTCCCACCGGTCCTCAGGGCGACGTCGGTCCTCAGGGTGAGGTCGGTCCTCAGGGTGAGATGGGTCCTACCGGTCCTCAGGGCGACGTCGGTCCTCAGGGTGAGGTCGGTCCTCAGGGCGAGATGGGACCTACCGGTCCCACCGGTCCTCAGGGAGACGTCGGTCCTCGGGGAGACGTCGGTCCTCAGGGCGAGATGGGTCCTACCGGTCCCACCGGTCCTCAGGGTGACGTCGGTCCGACCGGTCCTCAGGGTGATACAGGATATACCGGTCCTGCGATTACGACGACATACATGAATTTATACAACATATCGGATCAGCTGATCCCGGTAGAACACGATTTTGCGTTTGAGTTCAACCGAGTGATCGCGGGATCTTGCGATCACATCGCCGGGAGTTCGGACGTGTACGTGTGGGAGACGGGTGTGTACTACATGAGCTACAATACCTTCCACCTGGAGCCGCTCCAAACCGCGATATTCCTGAATAACAATATCATTGTGGGAAGCATCATCGGAGATCAGTTGTCCGCCACCGTCGCGGCAAATACACTCATATTGGAGATTACGGAAGAGGATCTGATCACACCGACGGAATTATCTCCGACAGGATTTGCGGCGCTGCTGAATCTGAGGAATCATTCGTCCTATGCTCCGGTTATCCATATCGATGGTCATCAGGGATCGGGATCCCAGATCAACCAGACGAACATTAATTTCGTGTTAATCCGTATCAGCGACCTACCTCTCGTCAGTTAATGACGAGCTCATGATGGATCCCGTGGAAGAGGAGACGGCTCTTCGACACCGAATGTATCCTGATCCTGTCTGGATTTTTGGTTGAATGAAAAAAGAAAAAATAAAGGAGAAAGAAATGGATATCCATTATGACGTCCGGATGGGTGAGGTGCTGCCACACATCGAATCGTTTCTTGTCAGACAACAGACCAGTCCGTGTCCGCCCGGCATCCTGGAGACCCTTCAGCACAAGCTGTTGGCGGACATCTCCAAGAACCCACGTCTCCGAGAGTTCACGTTTCCGTTCCGCACGTGTCCGATCCACGTAACGGTCACGGTCTCTCACGAAGATCCCTCAGAACCTTCTTACAGATAAGAATCATGATGAAAATGATTCTTATGCATTTTCTTTATTCGGCACGATCCAGGTTTGTGTACACGTCCGTATACTGTTGTGCGGTCTGATGGTTTGCCTCGATGGTCTCGGAGTAACGAGAATAGTACGACGGATCCAGGACATCGAGGGACCGGCGTATGGATCCGAGATCGGTGTCTTCCAACACGATCCACCCGGTGGTATCGAAGTAGTCACGGATGTTCGGACAACCCCAGTAGATGGGGATGGTCTTGGACAAGAGACAATCCATGATCTTCTCGGTGAAATAACCGTATTGTCGTGAGTTCTCGATCACGAAGGCGAACTGGAACGTCTCGAAGAGCTCACGTTTGTCCTTGTGGACACGACTCAACAGAGGATTGCCCCCGTAGTCCTTGATCGCCGACTGCTGGGAGGAACGATAAAAGACGATCGGGAGACCACGGAACGCGTCCTGATGACGATGGATCTCCTGGCGCAGGAGGTGTCCCCGGGCGTTGGGGAAGAGCTTGCCTCCCGCGAGATGGCTGATCTGGTATCGTTTCAACGAGGTATCGATATGGAGGTAATGATCCGGGGAGAACCAGGTGGTCCCGTAGACATACCGACGAGCGTTTTTGCATGACCCCAGGACGTCCTCATGGAAGGTCAGTATGGTATGATAACGAGGATGTTTTTTTATGAGATAGGACGCGATGGGGATGATCGCCTCGGGTTCGACCTGGACATAGATGTTGGGGAGCGTGGGATGAAAGACGTTGGGTGTATCGACGAGGAGACAATAGGGCTGTGGCAGGTTCCGGATGACCCTAGAAGCATCGAACCATCCTTTCGTGTAGACAACGTTTTCCGACATTTTTTTTTTTGTATTGTATCTGATTAAATTATGAAGATCATCCTGAAGAATTCAACAGGGGTGTCCGGTATCATGTTCCTTCGTGGTATAGGGATGAACGTCCTGAATTATAATGGGCAAAACATCGCCGAGGATCCGAATTATGATTGTACCACATATTCCGGTGAACAATCCACATCGAAGTATGGTTGTGTGCCATATGGAGATACGGGCTCCAAACGCACTTTTTATTTCAATGTAGAGGATGGCCAACAGATCGAACTCACGTTACCGGAGGACCAGGAATGCGGGTCAGGAAATGTGTGGTTCGTTCCTGATACGGATACGAGAGCAGATAATGTGAAAGGGGGTGGACCTGGGAGTGGACTCAATGCACAGGAGCAATTCGAGATGAATATTCCGATACGAGGTGACATCTATTTTGATCTTACTCTGGTGGAAGGGATCCAGGCCGGTGTCAGGGCAAGCTACACACGGGATGATGATGAACAGATTTCCATTACCTGTATACCAAATGAGAAACCTTCGCTTAACATCTATGAACGAGACGGGGTGCCAAGGATCTTGTCGGACAAGAACGATCCATCCTATGATGAAAAATATCGAGACCTGGCGGGATGCCCTGGAAGCTATGATACAGCATGCAAACAACATGAGTGTCGTTCTCAGATGGCGGCATCCTACCAGAACCCGGATAGTTATTGTTCATGGCTGTTGAAGAGTAAATGCCAGGGGTACTGCTGGGCATACGACGAATGGATGTGTAAGGATCAATCGTGTGGATACGGACAGGCGGACCAGCCTCCTTCACCGGATTCTCCTGACTTTCAGGATGTCTGTAATCAGATGCTGAGTATACCGGGTTATGCATCCAATGTATATTCCTGTGGTAAGGGAACTAATCTGTCAGCTCCCAATCAAGGTAAATGGTGGACAAACGGGCCCGGTTGTGAAGATAAAACGGTGAATGGTCAACCCACAAATCCGGTGCTCGGGCGGGAAAATGGCACTCTGTTCATCGAGTTCGTAAATCTGCCGTGGTTATCGCCTCCACCAACCCAGGACTGGCACATGTGCAAGACTGACGGGACCTGTGAGGACAAACAATCCGGAACCCAACCCGACGGCTACGAACCAGGAAAGTGTGCGTCCGCACACTGTTCTCCACCAACCCAGGACTGGCACATGTGCAAGACTGACGGGACCTGTGAGGACAAACAATCCGGAACCAAACCCGATGGCTACGAACCAGGAACGTGCGCGCACGCAGACTGTCCTCAACCAAAACCATCACCAAGCCCGTCCTCGGACGATAAGGAAAAGAAGAATCTGTGGTGGTTATGGGTGTTGCTGATCATAGGGATCCTCCTCGTTGTAGCCACTCTGTTGATGATATGGTATATCCGTAAGATGAAGAAGGAGAAGAGATCAAGAAAATAGAGAGGTCTTGATGCACATGGCGTTGAGTTCCTGGAATAAGAGCTTGCAGGCGTAGGGGATGTAGACCTTGCGGATGTCCTGGCCCTCGCACATGTTGCACTGCTCCTCGCTGTGGGGGACGCCACCGCAGTCGCTGCACACAAACATCTCGAACTTGTCGCTCATGTCGAAGAGACGTTCCTTGAGGAATCTGGAGACGCCGTGACTGATCATGCAGTTGTGGGCGACCACACCGTCCGCCAAGAACGATTCGGTATCCTCGACCTGGATATCGTACACCGGGTGTTCGCCGATAGGTTTTATCGATAGAACCCTGAGATTGATGGTCTGGAGACCGTTCAGATGGCGTTTCGTCCCGTAATTGATCTTCGTGGGGTCTTCGTCGCAGATGAACCAGTCGTAAGCACCGATGTGACGCATGTATTCCTCGGCGGTGGGGAACGAGTTGGAACGAAACTTCCCGAAGGACGTTCCCTTGATGAGATGATCGGTGATGTCGTGTGTGGTCGGGATGGCATACTCATGAAACAGGGGCTCCGTCTCTCGCAATTCCCGAATCGCCTGTTGGATAGCTTTCTTGGTACCGACAATCTTGGTGGGATTGGCTCTCTTGATCTCGGAAAACCGCGTGATCTCGTCGACACGCCGGACGATCCAGTCGTGTTGTCTCTTGACATGGAATCGGAGCCGATGATAACACAGGGCAGCCTGGAGTCGTTGGGCTTTATGGAAACAGTAACGGAATCCTATCTTTTCCGAGAATGGGATCAGCTCTTCCATATCCAGGTGTAGGACGATAGAGTACGTGCGTTCTTCCAGAGATTGTTGTTTTTTAGAACTTGTCGTTTCTTTTGCTCTCTGGATCGTCACCTTCGTGATATCGAACCGGCTCAACAGACGGACGAAATGGCCAAAGAATGATTCCAGAGTCGGGAGCAAAGAGTGTCGAGTCGATCGAGAGAACGACACGGAGGTAAGGAGATCACGCTTCCCTCGGTGCATGCCCAGATAGCACGTGTGCCCGTCTCCACCGAACATGGCTCCGATGAATTCCCGGAGGACGGGGAGCGGACAGTCGTCTGCGAGGATGAAAGAGGGAAAGAGGAAAGGTTGTTCGGTTTTGTTCCCATGTACGAGACCGTCTATCCGTGAGATGGCATCTGTGATCTCGCAGGGAAGACGGATCACGTACGTATTATTCGTCATCCTTTCTTCATAGGAGAACCCCGGGGACAGCCGTTGTATGTCTTCCAGACATGCCCGCACATCGAGGAGGTGTCCACAGTAGACGGTGCAATCTTTGTTCTGGCGAGCGATATGACCGTCCGTAATCAGGAGTCCCAGGAGGCGCACAAGGGCCAGCGTATCGAGAAGATCAGAAACCGTATCTGTCTTGTATCGTCCGAGCAGAGACCATCCCCGGCACGACTCCATATCCTCCTTGAGATCCATCAGAGGGAATTGCAGACTGGTTTTGAGGACGGTCTCACCGGCTACGATCTCGTTGGCACGGATCCACTCGTTGTCACGAGTCAGGAAGGGGTGTCGGATAGACGGGTAGAACTTACGACCGTCCTCCATCACCATCTCGTAACATTCGCGCATACCCTTCTCCAAGAAGTCCGTCTGCACCGAAGGGATCATCCCGTTCTCTCTCTCGCTCCACCCGAGAACCGACCATCCCTTGTCCCGCATCTGATCGACCCGGATAGAGACCCCGCACGTCAGACCGATCGGCGTATCCCAACGGACTGCGTCACGTTCCATCTCGCCAAAGCGCAACCCACCGTCCTTGGAGCGGCCCTCCATGGGCTGTCGGGTGAGGGTGTGGACGTTGCCGTGGTCACGGGCGTGGATCTTGAGGGAGACGAGGTGTTTGAGGCGCTGGTAATAGGTGGGACCGATGAAGATCGAGGCGTCGAGCATCTCGCCGGTGAAGCCGTTGTACATCCTCTCGTTCCCGTGCTTCTCGAAACCGAGAGAACCCAGCTCCTCACACAAGACCTCCATGACCCCCGTGCTGTGAGAACTGAACGGTGTCGCGTAACGGAACTCTCCCTTCTCGACGGCCACCTTGCCGGCGAGACACTCCAGCAGCTGATTGATGGTCATGCGGGAAGGGATGGCGTGAGGATTCACGATCAGATCGGGAATGATCCCGGAACACGTGAACGGCATGTCTTCCTGACGGAACACCATCCCGATCGTCCCCTTCTGGGCGCACTTGCTGGCGACCTTGTCCCCGATCTCCGGGATCTTCTGAGTGCGGATCTTGACCTTGACGATCTTGTAGCCGTCCGGAGAAGTCGTGAGGAAGAGACGATCGACATAGCCCTCTTCCCCGATCTTGACCACCACGCTGACGTCCGTGATCTCCTCTTTGTTGTTCTTGTACTTGGTGGAGACACGACCGACGATCACGTCACCGGGACCCACATAAGACCCGTTACGCACGATGCCGTCTTCTTTCAGTTTCGTGTAGTTATAGGTCGAGACCCGCACGTGCTCCGGCGGCAGCTGGATGTTTTCCATGACGCTGGTCCCCTTCTTCTTCTCTTCGATCATGTACGTGCGATACGAGTAGCACCGGAAGACGCCACGATCGATGGAGCTCTTGTTGAAGATCACACTGTCTTCCTGATTGAAGCCCGTGTAACAGGCGATCGCCACGATCAGATTATTTCCCGCGCCCAAGTCATTGGAATGCAGGTAGTCCGATACATGAGTCCGGATCAGCGGTCGCTCGGCATAAGACATCATGTACGCGATCGTGTCCGTGCGGATCGGATTCGTTGTGGCGTAGACGCTGAGCGCCTGCTTCCCCATGCTGGACTGATAACAGATGCGTGGCGACTGGGTGTGATCGGGATACGGCATGTTCGAGGCACACACCCCGAGCATGAGACACGGGTGGATCTCACAGTGTGTGTATCTCGCGCTCTTGCTCATGTCTCGTGGATACATGGCGATGTACATGTTCTCGATCTCGTGACTATCCGCGTAGACGATCCATCGTTTCCTGACCCACTCGTCCCAGCGTGGAGGAGACACGGGAGCCTCCGAGAAGAGACGCCCGTGAAAGAGCGGACGCAGCATCCTGCCGTCGTCGCTGTACACGTGGATCTCGGAGAACAGGTCGTTCCACGAGATCGAGATGGAGGGGTGCAGAGAACCGTTTTCCCGCTTGCGACGGAGCTCTTCGACACAGGCGATGGGATCCGCCGCGAACCCACACAGGATGCCGTTCAGGAACACCTTGTGTCCCGTTGAGGCATAACTCAGACACGTATCGATGGTGCGACACGTCTCCAGGACCTTCTTGACCAGAACCGTGTCGACCTTGTTGGAGACCCTGGTCATGATCGCAAAGTTCTTGACGATCCCCGCGGAATGACCCTCCGGTGTCTCGTTCGGACACACAAAGAAGATGCTCGACGAATGGATCTGACGGATCTTGGTGTTCTTCCCCTCCTTCCCGATCGGGATGATGATCCTGCGGAGATGCGACAGAAAGCTATTGTACGTCAGACGCGACAGGACCTGGGACACCCCGGTCCGGACGTAATTCGACTTGGGCAGACCCCAGTTACCGGTCGAGAAACAGTGCTTGATGCCATGAGTGAGGATGTTGAACCTCATGATAGAAACCATGACGTCCTGTCGTTTCGCGATGATCGGTTCGAGTGAGCGGATGAATCGCTTGTACAGGGTGCGGAAGAGCTCGGACAACAAGTACCCGGCCGTCTCGATCCTCTTGTTGGAGATGTGATCACGGTCGTCGTCGACACACCGACCCAGGTAGACCATAAACAGCTTGTACATCATGTGACCCATAAAGATGGTCTTCTGTTCCAGGGAACAGCAGATCCCCAGGTGAGGAAACAGCTCGTTGGTCAGGATCTGTTTGATGTACTGTTCCTTCTTCTCGCGCGACAGGACGTGCATGGTGTACTGAGACAAGAACAGATTCGCCTGTCGATCGTCCTCGAGACACACAAACTCACGGTAGATGGCGTTCAGATACGGCCGTACCCTCGCGTGTCCGTACACGTCCCTCAGGCTCGAGCGCAGCAGTCGTTCGAGGTCTTCATAGGATAACCCTAGAGCCCTGAACACACAGCTGACGGAGATGTCCTGGGTGATATAGGGAAGCGTCATGGTGACCTTGGGTTCGTTCTCGTGGAGTTTCATCTGGGTCAGGACGCTGTGTCCCGTCTCCTCGGAGATGCTCCGGATCTCGGCGTAAAAACGGTACTTGGCGTGGTGATGCTGGAATACGTAGACGTTGTTGTGGTTCATCCTCTCCTGGGCGACGAGGACCCGTTCTTTCCCCTTGACGATGAAGTAGCCCCCGTAGTCGTACCGACACTCCCCGTGTTCCTGTTTCTGGAGGGGTGTCTTGGTGAACAGATTGCACTTGGACGTCCCGATCATCATCGGGATCTTGGCGATGCAGATCCGGTTGTAGGTCTTCTCCTCCAAGATTTCCGTGGCGTCTCCGCATTTCTTGTACCACAGGGTCCTGATGTTGATCAGGATGGGACTGGCGTATGTCAGCTCACGGATCCTCGCCTCGTTGGGAAAGATGTACCGTATGACCCGGTTCTCGTCGAGTATGTAGGGATGATCGACATAGACCTGACCGAACTCGATACGGAAGAACTCCTGGTTCTTGATACAGCACTCCACGAAGGGCTCTTCGTCGATGATCTTCTGCAGACGATGATGGAGGAAGAAGTCGAAGGATTCTTTCTGTATGCTGGCCATGTCATTGTTGGAGAAGTAATCACGGATCAGATCGAATAGGGTGGATTCATTCATCTTCAAAAAATCAAAAGACCTGAAAAAAAATAAAAATCATTTTTTTTATAAATTCCATGAACGACCTGCCAACAAAAAAAAGCCAGGTCATCAACATGAGAGTGGGTCTTCTCCGTGTCCTCGCCGTCCGTCTCGGTCTTTCCGACACCGAGACCCTGACCAAACCCACTCTCGTCCTAAAGATCCTGGAGAAACTCGGTCTGTCCCAGGAACAAGACATCCTCCCTCAGCTCAAGATCCAGAAACTGCGGGAGATCGCCCGTAAGCACGATCTTGTCTTCCCCAAAACCATCTCCAAGAAAGAACTCCTCCTGCTCCTGAATCAGAACAACGTGCGCCTCCCCCGAAACGAGTTCGTGCCGTCTTCCCTCGATGAACTCCGCAAGCTCTCTACGCGCAATCTCCTCCTGTTTGCTCGGAGCAGAGACATCACACTCCCCGAAGACGTCTCTCGACCCGATCTGATCCGACAGATCGCGCGACAGGTCTTTCCGAAAATACCCGAAGACAAGAACCCGTATTCCCTCTCCAAGGATGATCTGATCCTCTATCTCTATCAGTATTTCCCGGACACGGATACCCACTCCAAGAGCAAGGAAGAGCTCATACGTCTGGTCATCGAAAAAGCCGATAAGACACACGGCAAGGCCTCGTGGGTGCTGGAGGAAGACTTCAATAAGAGCATCAAGAAGCTCCATCAGATCCTCCAGAAATACGGCATCCACAGCGCGCTCCCGACAAAGAGAGAGGACCTCGTCAATCTCTTTACGAAGGAACGATGCGAGATCTCCACCCGTGTGCCGTGTGATCCCGATAAAGAATTCTGTGATCTGCGCAATCGGCTGTGTCGTGATCAGAAGGATCTCCCGGCTAATATACCCCGGGGCTTCGAGACCTATCGCCGTGACGACAAGATCTATCTCGGGACTCACGACGATATCCAGCGACTGCGCGCCCTCTTCCTCAAGGAAGACGAAGAAGAGATCGTCCCCAGGAAACCGGACATCGTCCCGCCGGAGAAGGACATCGTGCGTCCCCTCGACCCGGAGAGGGTCCGAGAATCGATCCTCGCGTGTCTTGGTGGTGGCGGGTTCGAGGAGGATGATCAGAGCGAGTACATAATGATATAAAAACAACTCGTTCTCCAACAAAATCATGAATTACGAGTTTATCAGGGAAAAGAGTCTGGTCATTACACGGAACGAGGACTGTTCCTTTTTTTATGCGTATTTCTATGCGTTCCGCTGGTTCCGGAACATGTCTGATAAGGAACAGACCGATCATATCCACACAGAACGAGGAAAGATGAAGATCTCTCAAAAGGAGTGGCGCGAGAAGAATCGTCGGTTGGTGACGACGTTCCGAGACACTCTCCGACGATTCTGGGACGATCCGTATCCTCTGCCCTTCATCACTCTCAAAAAGATCCGTATCCTGTTGTCCGTCGTATCGTGGGATCCGAGCATCCTCGATAAGGAGGAGCCCGTGGACGATCAGTACATCATCGACGTGTTTTCGGAGACGTTTACGTCGGATCTGGAAAGGATCGAGAGTCACGAGCTCAAGACGTTCTCCAAAGAAAAGAAGCACCTCCTCCAACAGTGTTTCATCGATATCATCCTCTTCTTGTGGAACAAGACGATCGAGACTTCTTTTCTCGCGTTTCTCAAACGTCTGCGGGATCCTGACCACGACATCGATCTGACCGACCTTCCCTTCGTGATGCCCTATCTCACCCACAATGTGGTCGTCCTGAACGAATCGCACGTTCCTTACGACGGGTGGGACCACGATCCCACCAAGGAATACATCGCGCTCATCCTCGACGATCGCGGATTTCATTCGGTCGGTTCGTTCCAGATCATGGAGAACACGTACAAGATCAGTCGTCTGTTTCCCTCCCTAGAGTCCTTGTGCAACGGCGAACCGGCGTCTCCTTACGGAGAGAGATGATCACTCCCTGATTTTGTGTCTTGGATGGGTAAAAAAACGGGTCGTGGGCGTATCGGTGGGTCCCTGCAATACCGGAAGATCCGAGTGGAATGACAGTACTGGTGAACCGGACAGTCCAGATGATCCCGACACATCCGCAGAGAGGCCACCCACGGGAAGAGGAAGAGAGAGTACAGAAACATGTTGTTTAACAGACAACATGTTTTTATATTTAAGAGATTGAGGACCCCCTATGTAAAACAATGAAACGTGATTACTACGAAGTACTCGGGCTCACACGGTCCGCCTCGATCGACGACATCAAACGGAGCTATCGTCGTCTGGCCCTGAAACACCATCCGGACAAGGGGGGAGACGAAAAAACGTTCAAGGAGATCTCCGAAGCCTATCACGTGCTCGGCGATGCCAAGAAGAAGGAACAATACGATCGGTTTGGTTTTGACGCCGTCAATGCTTCCGAGATGCCCGACTTCCATTCGATGATGAAGGACATCTTCGGTGCTGGTGGTGGTCACGGCGGCTTCCCGTTCGACATGTTCCCACGACCCGGCGGTGCAAACAGGAAGACCGATCCTATCCAGGTCGTGATCAGCATCACCCTCGATGAAGTCTATCATGGGGTCGAGAAGACCGTCCGATGGACACGCAACAGGCTGCGCAGTCGTCAGCTGCCGCAATGCGACACGTGTCATGGAAGCGGGAATCGTGTCCAGGTCGTCAACATGGGATTCATGCAGCATCAGCAGATCGTGCCCTGTCCGGCGTGTGAGGGTCACGGCGTGCGTGTCCGACCGGAGGACCTCCTCCCCACGGAGGAGACGGCGGTGATCGAGATCGAGAAGGGGTTCCCTCCGGGTCAGAAGATCCTCGAGAACAGGGGACACGAACATCCCAAGATGATGTCGGGAGACGTGATCGTCCAGATCCGTTATGCTCCACACGCCACCTTTGAGACCTACAACAAGAACGATCTCATCTGCAGAATGGACATCACCCTGTACGAGTCGCTGACGAGGATCGACCGAGACATCCCGTTCTTCGATCATACCTCACTGTGTCTGTCGATCCAGAACCAGATCGTATCCGGGAATCAGACGATCCGTATCCAAGGGAAGGGACTGCCCGTCTGGAAACGCCCCTCACGTTACGGGGATCTGTACATCAGGATCAACGTGTTGTACCCGCCGAAACCTATACAGGAAAAATATTTCCGATATTTATCCGGTATACTGGGTCAGAAATCCTTGTATCCCCATGATGACAGACCCCGCGAGACCACGGAGTACGAGCTCCTGACCGAACTCCCCCGTTCAGGAGAAGAAGAAGGAGGAGACAACGAACGAGCGGGGATCGAATGTCGACCCAGTTAGACCTCACTGCTGTCCGAAGAGTCCGAGTCCTCGTAGGACTCCTGATTGAAGAACAGGTACTGGATAAAATCATCTGTCTGGGGCGCTCTGCAGTTGGGACAGCGCAGGTTCTCGTACTCGAGGTTCAGCAGACACACCTTGTGAAAGGAGTGACCGCACGAGAGTCGTGTCCGGAAACATGTCTCCTGACAGATCGAACACGTGGTATTCTCTTTCGGTACCGACAACAGATAGAAGACACAGTTTCTGCACGAGGTTCCCTTCTCGATGAGATCACAGCACTCCGGACACAGAGAGAGCGTATCGATCAGGTCCCACAACCTACCAACGGCGTCTACGAGCAGATGAGACGGGATTGTCTTGCTCCTGGTCACACTGTACTGGGAGATGGTATAAAATAATTGAATGTACACATGATCAAAATCCATGCCGTACAGACGGATGTTGTGGATGTGCACATTCTCGATGCAATAACGAGAATACTTGGTATCGATATTGTATTGCCACAGGATGCCGTGCGAGGACTGTGTCCGCTGACAGTCTCTCCGGATGATGTCGCAGTATTTTTCGATCGTATTGGAGGTCATCGTATTGGAGGTCATCGTATGAAACAAAAAAATCGGGATGATCCTCATCCTTCAATTTTCAAATAAACTCATTCCTTAGATCGAAAACATGACATCCGGCAGTCCTGTTCCGATACGAGACCGTTTCCCACACATGATCGATGCGCTGACGCTCTGGGTATTCTCCACCTCGGAATAGAAAGCGGCCTTCAGAAAATTATCGAGACATTCCTCAAAGGATGCCTTCGCCAGGGGTCCTATGTTTTCCTTCTTGAGGGAATACCGGGAGATAGAGATGATGTTCCCGTGATGGGTCATGATATCCGCCAACAACATCGTGTGACACGGGTTCATGTATGTGCTGTCCGCCGAGGTGACGGACGTGAGTTCCTGCAACAGAAAGTTGTAGGCACACTCGACACCCAGATAGTGGTAGATGTCCCACATGTTGTTCGACACCACGTTGTCCTGTTCGATCAGGGGATACCCGAGGAGTCCTATAAAGTTATTCCCCCTGGTCTGGATCGTCATGTCCTTGTTGATAAAATAGTCCTCGATGTTCTCGATCCCGTCCAGCAGTATCGAATACAGCTGCGGCATCACCACCTCCTCCGCGTAGATCTGAACCTTGTTCTCTTCCCGGATATAGGGGACCGCGGGATCCGATTCCTGTACCTTGGAGACGTCAAAAAAGACATCGAAACGTCCCTCCGGTATGGGAGAAAACACACAACAACAGTCCTCAAACACGTCTTCGATCTTCCTCTTGATCATGCACAGATCGATGTGATGCTTATACACGTACGATCTGTCCAAAACGAAACACAGACACCCCGTCATCTCCCGGAAACGGACATCCCCGTAGATCACCTCAAAGTATCTGTACCATTTCTCTTCCCGCACCCCTATGCTATACTCCGAAACCATATTCTTCAGGGTGAGCCCTATCAGAGAACTCCCGATATGGTTCCGGATCTCCTTGATGCTCCGAAGATCCTTCCTCCGGAGCACGAAACGACTGCTCGTGAGTTTTGGCTCCTTCGTCGCGTTCAGGATCTCCAGGAACCTCGGCACCCCGGTCAGCACCGTCTCGATCGCGATCCCCGTCGAGTGGAAGGAGTTCAGGGTATTCTGTGTCTGTCTCTCCCCGATGCTCTGTGCACACAACACCCCGACACACTCCCCCGGTTGTATGATGCTCTTGTGGTACAGGCGTCTCAGCTCCTCGATCATGGACGGTAGGATCTCCGGATCGATCGGGATCTTCTCGATCTGTCGTCTCAGGACGTCTCTGTTCTTGTCGATCGTGATCTGGATCGGTTCGATCGGGCTCTCCGGGAAGACCCTGGTCAGGAGATCCTCGATCTCTCGTGGAGACAGGATCTGTTTCATCGTCTTGGATTCCCACGGGAGGATCGTCACGGATCTTCAATTTTAGATCTTTCATGAGCCTGTCAATCTCTCCGAAATATCCTTCTCCTCTGTTGTGGATGACGTGATCGATCCCGTCCAAGTGATCGATCCCGTACTCGGACTCGTGGGTATCTGTCGTCGTATTGACCTCCTCTCGGAAAATGCGGACCACGATCCCACCCCTCTTGTGGATCGAATCGAGCTCGTTCTGGAACCTGCAGTCCGTCACCACGACGTTGTTCTCCTCATCCAGGACCGAGGCGTACCAGTCCTCGAAGTGCCGGACCCAGAAATCACGATGGAGGTGTCTGCGGATGAGATCGGTCCCGATCTCTTGCATCATCTGTCGCGGAGACATCCTGTGTCGTTCCACGATCGTCTCTTTCCTGACCGTATCATAGAAATGATCCAGATCGATGTTGTACAGCACGGAACACACCCGTTTCAGGGGTGTCGCGAACGAGTGTTTGCGGAACCCGTAGTGCTGAACGAGATAATCGGCGAAAGTGTCTTTCCCGGACGATCGGTAGCCTACGAGTCCGATGAGCATGTCTGTGTTGAAAACTTTTTGGAAATCAAAAAAGTTTTCTCTTCAATTTATTTTTTTTTTCTTCTTGACCGGCGCGGACTCGTCTTGTCGTCGTTCCTGTCTCGGTCGTTTCAGGTTCCCGCGCTCCGACTGAAACGGGTTCCCGTACGCGGGAAACGCGTACCCCCGACACGCAATCAGCAAGAGATGGTTCGTCGTCGTGTCTCGGCTATCGTTATGGATGCGGGCACACACGGTCTCCAGGGACACCGGTCTCGTAGGAGTCATCGTCAGGACCGAGGACATCTCTCCCGGTCTGTCGCATCGGTACAACCCGAGACCCACGTCCACAAACAGATCACGACTGCGCTGATCGAAATACGCGTACGGTGGGGAGACCTCTCTGGTGGTCGCCAGATGGATACCCCTCGGGATCTGTTCCCGATCGGCACTGCGTCTCGAGTTCTTGGCCACAAAACGCTCGTTCCCGGCAAGATCCACACTGACCCTGGCCATGATACGCTCATTCACAAAATTGCTCTGGAGACACAGGTTCTGGATACGATCCTTCTCGGTGTACAACCGGATCGTCTGGTCGGGGTTGCTCCGCAGGTCCTGATGATACAGAGTGAGGAACACCCCGATCGCCGAATCCGGTCTGGCATCCCTCGGATCGGTGCCTCGTGTCATCAGGTGATGACACAGGTTTTTCAGAAAATCCGGGTGTCGATAGACATTGTAGACCAGGAACAGGATCGAATCGGTGATCCGGACACATGTGTTCTCCCGACCGATCGACAGGACCACGATCTTCTTCCTCTCCTCATGGGTCAGACTGGAACGCAACCCCTTGATCTTCTGGGTGCCGTGACACAACACCATGAAAGACATTTTTTTTTTATGCGTTTATTTTTTTTTTGTGATGCAGACGATCCACCAACCGCTGCACGTTGCAGAACGTTGGTTCCTTCTCCTTCGTAAACTGCAGATGGACAGGATCGATGTTGTTGTTTCCGTATGTAAACTGTATGATGGAGTTGATCGAATTGCGGACCGTCCCGTCGTATCTGACCTGGATGTCCTCCGCGATCTTGATCATCCTCCTCTGGATATACCCCGACGTCGCCGTCTTCATCGCCGTGTCCGTGATCCCCTCTCTGCCCGACACGGAATGAAACCAGTATTCCATCGGGTTCAGCCCGTAGCTGAAAGAACTGCGGATGAATCCCTGACTCTCGTACCGGAGGGACACGTCGTTCTCGTACTCTTCCGCTTCGATCGGGAAGTGGGGCAGGGTGCGTCGCTGGTTATTGAGCACGTTCTGTATCCGTTTCCCCGTCATGAACTGCTGACCGAGCAGACCGGAGATCTGGGCGATGTTGAAGAAATCGCCCTTGGATCCGCTCGTGATGGTCGATATGAAGTTATTGTCCGATGACAGAGCGTCCTTCGCGGTCTTCATCCCCGTGTCTCTCGCGCCGTTCAGCACGTTGCTGACGTACATCTCACGGATGTTGACGTCTCTCGTCGTCTCTTCGATGTGTTTGGCCCTGGTGTACGAACGGAACACCTGTTCCCGGATGTCCTGTTTCTTCTTCACCATACAATCCCTGATGCCCACGCTGAACCCGTATCGCAAGACATACGCGTTGCTCAGGTACTGCACATTGTTCAGGAACTGCACACACCGCTCGTATCCGTACTCCTGACACAAGAGGGTTACAATCGAAAAATGGTTCGAACCCAGAGACGACTTGTCAACCGCACCCTCTTCCAGAAACCCGTCCCGGATGCGCAGCACCGGCTGGTCCGGATGGGCATTGTTCTTGTACTCGTACTGAAAGTCCTCCGGCAACAACAGACTGAACAACAGACGACCGTCCCACCGTGTCCTGTCGACGATCTTCTGAAACGCCTCTCCGAGATCCATGGTAAGGACGTTCATGAACTGATAGAAATCTTCCCGAGAGATCTCTCGATTGTCTCGTGTCATCTTGTACGCGCCCAGCAGAGAATCCTGGACGATCACGATGTTGGCCTTGCTCGACGAGTTTGAGATCAGTGTATTCTCGACCGACGACAGCAGACGCATCTCCGTCTCGGTCTCCGGGTTCGATACGGCGTGGAGGTTCATCTCGTCTCCGTCAAAGTCCGCGTTGAACGTCTTGGTGATGGCCAGGTTCATGCGGATGGTCTTGCCGGGGATCAGTCTCGCCTTCTGTGCGATCATGCTGCCCTTGTGTAGTGTCGGCTGTCGGTTGAGGAGCAGGACGTCTCCGTTCATGAGCTTCCGTTCCACGACATCTCCGATCGCGATCTCGATGTCTTTCTTGCTCTTGTAGAGGATATCACGGATCTCGGACCCGTTCCGGAAGATCCTGTCTCCCTCTTCCAGGATGTAGAGGTCGTTCTCGTGCCGGATCCATCGGGTCTCCCCGTTCTTCTTGTGGATCACGTCCCCATAGAACAGACGGGTGCCCATCCTCTGCGTCGCGAACCGCAGGTTGATCCGATGATGACTGTCTCTGCGGATCAGGAAGTTCGCCTTGTTTTCTCCCACCAGTTTCTTGATGGACTCGATGTTGTACCGATTGACGTGAACGGGATAGGTCAGCACGGAGGCGATCTCGAGAGGGATGCCGATCTCGTCGATGGAGAGGGTGGGATCGGGACCGATGACCGTGCGCGCCGACTTATCGACACGTTTCCCCATCAGGTTGTTCCGCAACAGTCCCTCCTTCCCCGTCAGGCGCTTCTTGATGCCCTTCAGGGGCCGTCCGTTCGAGTGTCTCGACTTGTCCTGGCTGTTGTCGAACAGACACTTGACCCGGAACTTGAGCGCCTGTGTGTACTTCTGTCTCTTGGTCTCATTCATGTCGTTTTCGGCCAGATGAGCGTTGGATTTTATGATCTCGATGTATTGGATCGTCAGATCGTCGTCACACGTGAGTCCGTCTGTGATGATGAACGGTCTCGAGACAGGTGGGAGCACCGGGATCACGGACAGGATCAGACTCTTGGGATGAAAGTCCGAGATCTCGAATCCCATGCGCTGCACGTCGGCGTCCGTGATGTTCTCAAAGATCTTCTGGATCTCTCGTTCCGTGATCAGGATCTTGGTCGGATCGCTGGACTTCTTGAAGATCATGTAGATGTTCCGGTCGAAGTTCTGGTAGACATATGTGGGCTGGTTCATCTGACACGACGGACACACGTCGACCTTCTCCAGTTTCTCCATCAGTTTCATGAACCGGGTCTGTTTCTTGTACCGTAACAGGTTCTCCATTTCCATCTGTTCCTGTGTGATCAGCAGCGAAGAACACCGGAAACACAGACACTTCAGAATCTGGATGACGTATTTGTAATACAGGGGATGGATGATGTGGATGTTGAGGACGATGTGTCCGAAATGACCGACACACTCCTTCTGATTCTTCTTGCACGTGATGCACGACTTGTTGATGTCCAGTGTTCCCATGCGATCGTCATAGATCGAATTCGGTCCCGAGAGACGACTGTTGTTGATCTCGCACACGGAATTCTTCAGGATCTCTTCCGAGGACAGGATCCCCATCTGGATCCTCTCGATCGTGTGTACCTCCATGATCGTTGGGATTCCAGATGACATGACCTCTCCCCATCTCAATTTTCGTTTCCATAAAAAAAAAAAGTATTTCGATTTTGAATATTTTTTTTTTTCAGGATAGTTTCTAAATGGATCTCTGTGACAGACACCTCTTCTGGGTGATCGACCCTTCACACAACGGCATCATCCGTGAGACCTGTTCCAAGAAGGAGTGGCAAGAGAAAAGGAGATGCACCTATGTCGTCAAGACCGTTGACGAGACCTACGACACCAGGTTCGATGTCCTCGCCTCCCGGATCGGTGTCGCGCCCAAGACCATCATTATGCGATGCGGCGACAAGACCTATCTTATCCAGAAGCGTCTGTCCTACACGCTGACGTTTCTGCTCAAGCATCCCGATCTCCTCCCCGAGGACTGGGTCGCAAAGGTCTCGGTGCTCGTCAGCGAGCTCCTCCGTCATCATGTCTTTCATAATGATCTCCACTCGGATAACATCCTGTTCGATACCAAGACCAAGAGGTTTTTCCTCATCGACTACGAGACGGCTTCGGACATACGCACCATGGGATACACACAATTCGATCATCGGTTGCGATCGAACAGTTCGGTCCTGGACACGGCGACGGGTCGACATTATCCGCTGCACCTCACGGGCGTGTCCGGTGTACGGCCCATCGTCCGAGAGACGGAACAGGAGATCCGACAGCGCAGAAAGAGACAAGAGCGCGCGAGGATCACCCTACAGGAAGCCCAGGAACAGAGGAAGAAACGCATCCAGGAACGGATCCGACGGCTCAAGAAGATTTAAACATTTCTTCTCTCTTGAATAAAGAAAAATAATGTCGGTCCCTCAGCCACCGTCCGTGACACGGAACCTGTTTCCCCACCAGCTGTCGGCCATCTACAAGATGGAAGAGATGGAGTCCAGACAACACATCCAGAAGAATCACATCCGCATCGTCCTCCGTCTCAGCATCTACGCCGACATTGCCGGATACGGAAAGACGCTCGCGATGATCGGTCTCCTGGTGCGCGACAGGATGCCGTGGGACCTCAACACCGATTTCCAGAACGAGAACATCGGTGGCATCTACGGGAACGGGTACATCATCAAGAAAAACATCATCCGCTATCAGCGTTCCAAGACCAACATCGTCCTTGCGGGCATGAACATACTGCGTCAGTGGGAGACCGAGCTCCGACACACCAGTCTGCACTACGTCCTCATGGTCACAAAGAAGAATGCCGATACCATCGATCCCTTCAATCACGACGTGATCCTCATCAGTCCGAACTGCTACAACTACTTCCTGAACAAGTTCCCGAACATCGCGTGGAAACGGTTCATCTACGACGAGCCCACGCACACCAGGATCGGAGCCATGAAGTCCATCATCGCCGGGTATGTGTGGCTCATGACGGCGACACCCGACATGCTGTTGTACAATACCCGGACCTCGAACCAGAACTTCTTGTCCACCATCTTTACCAATTACATGGACTATCATCTGTTCCGCAGCATCATTGTCAAGAACGACGACGACTTTGTCCGTTCCTCCTTCGAGCTGCCGCCCATCCATCACCGGTACTACACCTGTTTCCAGCCCATCTACCACATCTTCAAGAACCTCCTCCCGAAATCGATCTCGGACATGATCTCCGCGGGAGACATGGAGGGCGCGATCCGGGCGCTGGGAGGAGACAGCACGTCCAACCTGATCGAGCTCGTCAAGAGGATCAAACAGAACTCGATCGAGGAGTGCGAGTTCAAGATCCGTCGTTACGAGCGTGAACAGGACGAGGTCAAGATGGAGAAATGGGTCCGGAAGAAGGAGGCCCTTGTCGTCCAGATCCAGGAGCTCGAACAACGATTCGGACTGCTGGAGTACCAGTGTCATATCTGTCTCTCCCCGTGTTCGGATCCCGTGTTGGTCTCGTGTTGTCAGAACATCTTTTGTGGACGGTGCATCCTCGAGTGGCTCAAGAACGATACGACCTGTCCGATCTGTCGCGAGATCCTCCATCCCTGTCATCTGATTTATGTCTCCAAGAACGTGTCCATCGAGGACCGGGACCGAAACAAGAACAAGTTCCGCGTCATCCTCGATATCATCACGCAGCGTCCGTCGGACCGTCAGTTCATCGTCTTTTCGTGTTACGACAAGACGTTCGAGATCCTGCAACGACTCCTGAAACAGCACGATCTTACGTATTGTTCTCTGAACGGCTCGTACCAGCAGCGGATGCAGAGCCTGGAACGTTTCCACAACGCCGAGGCCCGCATCCTGTTGCTGAACTCGTTTCAGGACGGTGCGGGCATGAACCTCCAGAACACCACGGACATCATCCTCTTCCATCAGATGAAGGAATCCATCGAGACACAGATCATCGCGAGGGCTCAGCGCGTCGGGAGGACGTGTCCGCTCGAGGTGCATCATCTCCTCTGAATAAAAAATAGTCGGTCAGATAAACATGTTGGTCAAGATCCTGATGTTCCTTGTCTTGCTGATCTTTTGTGTTTCAATCTATTTAAGATCATGTTTCTTCTTTCATACCGACATGAACGACGACGAATCCAAGTGCCGTTTCGTCGGTTCGAGGGGGATCCTCAAAACCTGTGACATCCACAGCTCGACGCCGGTCTCGTCCATCCTCAGGCTCATCGGCTACGACTTTTCTCCTCTCCGTCCCGGATCCATCCTCTATATCTGCGGGACCGCCATCCCCGAGTTTGTCCAGAACATCCACCCCCATCTTCCTTTCCCCTACATCCTCGTCTCTGGTGACTGCGACTCCTCCATCCCGAACGATGTCTTCCCGTCACGGCGGGAATTCGCGTCCTTTCTCGATTCTCCGACTCTGATCCACTGGTTCTCCCAGAACTGCGTGGACCTCTCTCATCCCAAGCTGTCTCCCATCCCCATCGGGATGGACTATCATACCATGGCGGAGAAGGATCACGAGTGGGGATCGAAGACCCGACCGCTGATGCAGGACAGGATGATCCGGTCTCTCTCTCTGATCGCACCGCCGTTCTGGGAACGAAAGTGCAGGATCTACTCGAACTGTCATTTCAGCACCCGCACGCGTTTCGGTTACGATCGACAGGACGCCATTACCAACATCCCGAAGGATCTCGTCGACTACGAGCCCTCCAAGATACCCAGGAAAGTCACGTGGATGCGTCAGACCGAGTACGCGTTCGTGCTCTCCCCGCACGGCAACGGTCTCGACTGTCATCGGACGTGGGAGGCGCTCGTGCTGGGGTGTATACCCATCGTCAGGACGTCTCCGATCGATGTGCTTTACACGGGTCTTCCCGTCCTCATCGTCCGGGAATGGTCCGATGTCTGCATGGAACTGTTGGAAGCGACGATCCGGGAGTTCCGACAGAAGACCTTCCAGACCGAGAGATTGACCCTCGAGTACTGGATCAGGGAGATCCGGGAACCTCTCCGTTCTCTCGCAGGAGACCCCGGAACCGGTCCTTCCTGAGGACACGGTTCTTGTACCGGATGATGGCATCCTCGGAACACACGTCCCGGAAAAACCCCAGGATGTCGGATCGATAGGTCCGACACAGCTCGGAGGCTGTCTTGTACGACACGGAGGGCAGTCCGCACAGACAATGGATAAAGTAGGTCCTGGGGGTTACGGACTCCTTCTTCATGTTGGACAGACGGCTCCGGATGAGGTTTTCTTCGGCCCCGGGGGTCTCCGTTGGGAGTGTGTTCAGCTTCTTGTGCAAGAACTCGATCAGCCGCCCCGTTTCCGTCTTGTCTCGGGTCGAGAAGACCATCATCCCGTGTGTTTTTTGGAGGTTGAAGGCACACGACACCGACGTGTAGTCCCACGAGGTCATGCCTTCGAGTATGTATACGATCGGGGTGCTCATCTGAGACAGACGGTCCCGCTGATTCCGGAAACGACCATCGATGATCGACGCGTTCAGGTCGGTCTGCGTCTTCCTTTCGACGATCGCCAGGAGGTTCTCGCTCGTGTCGTAGAGATGGAAGTCTCCCACGTCCAGGACCTTGTGCTCGTACGGGATACACAGGTCAAACCCGGATTCACGGGTATCGATGTGGATCATTCTCTTTTTTTATCACAGGATGGATACACTTTAGATAGATTTGTCTATTTAAAGAGATTCTAGATCGATTTCAAATGAAGATCGCATTATTGCAGGGCTTTCCCTTCCACTACGAGATGCTCGGGTTCATGATCCATTACGCGTTGTCCCGTTCCCACCCTATCACGATCTATACCCGCATCTATCAGTCCGAAGTCCACGATGTCCATGGCTGCATCGAGTGGTATAAAAAGATCTATCCGGATCTTGAATGGAGAACGATCCACGACTGGAAGAATGAGGATTATGACGCCGCCGTGCTCTTGACTCATTGGGATCCTCACTTCTCCTTCACCGAGCCTCATAAAGTCCTCGTCATCGATCATAACGAGAATATCACGGACGTCTTGCCCGATTCTCTCCACGTGACCATACGACCATACGATCCTGGTAATCCTGAGGAGGAATGGGTGCTGCCCATCTTTCCTATCAAGATCCGTCATGACCCACCCGCGTCTCCGATCAAGATCGCTGTAATCGGTTACGGGGCTCACTATTTTACCGGAATCTTTAATCGGATCGTGTGGGGCAACCCGGACGTTGAGTTTGAACTCATCGGCAGACACGTCCGTCCACACATGTTTGACGACTGTCCCTACCAGGACAAGATCCGGGTCCATAAGGATCTGCCCCAGGAGGCGATGCTGGATCTTGTATCTCGGTGTCACTACATCCTCGCGGACGTCTTCCTGCTGACACACGATCATGAGAACCGACACATGAGCGGGTGCATCCCGCTGGCATTTTCTCTGCGCATCCCTCTGATTCTATCGAGACAGACCAACCGGTACTACCGGTTTCGGAACGTGGTGGAGTTCGATAAGACCGGTGGCGATCCGATCGTCCTCTCGGAGATCGATCCTTCTTTATTGCAGGAGGAGTTTGAGGAGAGACTGGTCAAGAACGAGAAGATCCTGGACGCCAGGTTTTCTCGGATCTTATGAACCATACTCATCCTTGGAGTACTGGTTCGCTTGGTTTATGACATTTTTCATATTATCTTCTACCTTGCCGGGACTATAATGACACCCGTTAGATCCTTTATCATTAGGATCAAATTCTGATCCACCACCTCTTCCGGTCAGTATCCAATCCTTTTTCAGGAAACCACCGGTGGTGTCCCTCTGATTGATGGGTCGACCCGGAGTACACTTACCATCATAATCAATGTTTTTAGGGTCGACATCTCTCATACAACAGTATAATCCCGTATATGCAAAATAACCATCATGAAAGTCACCACACGCCCCAGCACTCTTCACATTTGAACCTTCCCATTTCATCATAGGAATTGTCCCCGAAAAATGAGGTTCGCAATAGTCGTCTTTGAAATGTTGCATCTCGCTCTTTAATGTACAACGACCATTATTATCCATAGTCCATTCTTTTCCACAGCAATGCTTTGGTTCACCAGGAGCCCAAGACGTCGATGTAATGTTGTTGGCACAATCACCGATTCCAAAATGTACATCCAATTTGTTTATATTCTCGATCAGGGTTTGACAAGACTCATCCTTGTCGCATCGTGGGTACGGACTATCTTTTCCCCGAGGATCCGGTTTGCACACACCTTTCCCATTTTCGATCTGACATGTGTTGGTTGTCGTTTTCTCATTAATGAATCCGATGTCATCTTTACATTCACACACACTCGAACCTTCAACGGGACAATTCCCGGGACATCCATTGAACGCGTTACAACTCGGCTGATAAAAATTGGGTACCTTGTTCGTATTCACCTTATCATTCGGAACCACTGATCCGCTCATAGTCCTGAGTTCTTTCTGGAACACATTGTCTTTATCATAATAGGTCACCGTATAAGTGCTATGATCCTCGTTTCCGTTCCGATTCCTGTTTACGGATTGTGACATTGCGTTCGCGTACACGCAATACGCCTTGTCGTTACTAGCGTCCCTCTGGATACTGACATTCGTAGTCACATTGGGCACGGCATTTTCGATACACTTCTCGTAAGAACACACGTGTCCCTCACCATTGGGAACCATCGGGAACCGCACAAACTGGTACGGCTGTGATACCGGACCACAATAGATCCCTTCGTGATCCTTATTTGGGACGTTATCCGCCAGATCTTTTTTCCATGTGCCTTCATCCCAATCTGACATCACTCGTTTAAAGATTTTATCTTTTAAGTCCTTATCTTGTGGGAGACCGAACGCCGGATAAAAATCATCGGTCTGCGGATAGTAGTTGGGGTGTTCGATATTGAGCTGACAATTCGCATTGACAACCGTGCACGCGTACGCCGTGCTCCCGACCACAACCGTGTCCTGGTACGAGGACATGAAGTCCTTGTAGGTAGGATCATCGACGCTGATCGATACGCACAGCTCACCCGGCTTGCACCACTTGTATCCGATCGGACAGTAGACTCCGCACATGTTGGTGCTCGGATCACAGACGCCGTAGATGTCACAGCACGTGCCGTTCGGACACAAGGATTCCTTGGAACAGCACTTGTTGTCTTTGGTGCAGGTCGCGCCTTGCGGGCAGCACACGCCCCCACACTGAGTATCCGTCTTATTCTTACAGCATCCACCACCCACACACAGGATGCCCTCTTCACATGGATGATCGTCGTCACACCCGGGCACGCACGTGAGGGAATCGTTGAGCTTCGATCCCGGTGCACAAATGGGGACACACCGTTTGAAATAATCGGAATACATGAGACCCTCGGCACAGAAATTGAACGGATGTGTGATCAGGTAGATATCACCCATGATGCCGATCAGATTCAGTCCCAAAAAGACAAACAGGAACGTGGAGGACCTGGGACCAAAGATCCGAAGGTAGGGCACCAGGCAGATCAGTATACACACGAGGGACAAGACAAGGGAAACGACGGAACCGAACAGATAGTTCTTCGAGACGGTCCTGTAGAGGGTCTGATTGGGAGAAATGGTCTTCTTCTTGATGTTCAGGGCAAAGATACCCAAGAGGATCATTCCGATGAGGAACAGAAGGACTGAGGTCAGAAAGACATAGCCTATCTTACGATCCTTGATAAGGAACGTCCTAGGCGTTACGGTCTGAGTTCTTGAAGATGATGGCATTTTTTTAAAAACCCAAAAAAAAAAATAATCTATAAATGTCTCCGAAACAAAACAGGTCTTCCTCGTCGTGGATCATTCTGATACTGGTATTTTCCGTCATTACGATTCTCGTCTTGATACTTACCATTATCTCGTTCATCCGAGTTTCTGACGTCTATAACAATACGGCCATCACTCCTTCCGTCTCTCATGTACCCGCCTTTCTGACGGACGCATCCTATACGATCTCGTTTCATGAGAACACCTTTCTCCTTACCTTTTCTTCGAACGGGACGATTGTCTTTGATTCGCCCTGTACGCTACGATACCTGGTGGTCGGTGGCGGAGGAGCGGGTGGGTCGAATGGCGGGGGAGGCGGTGGTGGTGGTGGAGTGATCTCCGGTTCGATTACCGTAAATCCCGGGGTGCCTTATCCTATCATGATAGGGAAAGGCGGTGCTCCGGATACGAAGAATCCCGGATCCGGGGGATCCTCCGTCTTCCACGGTATGACCGCTTACGGTGGTGGTGCCGGTGGCTGTCGGTTAGAGACGGGAACTTTTCCCGCATCGAAAGGTGGGTGTGGCGGTGGGGGTTCCGCCACGGATGTCGACAGCCAGAACGAGGGCGGTGATCCCATTCAGGGTTATAGAGGAGGGAACGGCTACAACGGCTCTAAAGGTTCTCCTCAAAATACTAGCGCCGGTGGTGGTGGTGGTGGGGCGGGTCAGGCCGGCGCGGATGCTTCGGACTCGATGGGTGGTCATGGTGGTAATGGGTATAAATGGTTATCCAACGAGGCGGTCTATGGCGGTGGAGGTGGTGGTGGGATCGTCTTGGTTCACTCGGCACAGGCATCCGGTGGTTCAGGAGGCGGAGGATCCGGTGGAGGATTTGATGGGGATACTGCGTTGCCGGCTACAGACGGCACAGATGGTTTGGGTGGTGGTGGTGGTGGTGGTGGACCATTACAGATAGCACCAACGGGAGCCAGAGGCGGATCGGGCACGGTCATCCTGGCTGTTCCGCTAAATTAAAGAGTGAGATCTCCTTACGGATCGCTCCACAGCTTCGTTGTTCCATGATCCAGTTCTCGAGGGTACGCACCCAGTATTCTTTCAGTCGGTGGTGTCCGATGTATGCGTATAGTTTGTGACCATAGATCGAATAGGGATCCAAGACTTGTTCTGACGAAAATTTTTTGGCATCGTCCAAGGGACAATTCATCAGGCCCGCGTCCTGTATGAGTTTGGAGATGTACACGTCTTCGTTGATCCGTATTCTGTACGGATTCTGTTCCAGCAGTCTCTGGATGACCCTCGTCTTTCGGAGAGACGTCCCACCGTTCCCGAACCATAGTCCCATGATACCTTTCTTCCAGAAGGCTCCGACGTAATTGTAACCGAGGTAACGAGGATCGAACGGTCGGAATGCCTGAGAATCCGATTGGAAGATCAGCATGGTCTCTTCGGGTATCTGTCTATAAAAGTTTGGGTCCGTGAGCAGACGATTGTACGCCCCGATGGTCGTAATGTCTGTGCCGAGCTCAAGGATGCGGGACTCGCATCCCAACCTGGTCTCGAGCATGTGTCTGTACTTTGGGATGTGTTCCGACGGACACAAAATCGTGAGATTCCATTCCGGACCGACCGAGGAGAGAAAGATGCGGAATAAATGATAGTACCAGTCTTTGAACCGGGTATCCAAAAACACCAGGGTCTTGTTTTTTTCCGGTTCGTAGGTGATCCGAGGACAATCGATCTGTTCGATGAGTCTGGCCACTTCCGGGTAGATCATTTTGAGATAAAGGAGGTTTTTTTATATAAAAAAAAAGAGGTGGATAGGAAATGATCCGGCACGTTTTATGTGGCATGACAACGGTCATGGCAACGGTCATGGCTCAGAAACTGATCTTATTTAAGACAGAGAGAGATAGAATAGAAAAGCCATGATTTTCTATTCTCTGTCCGACGTCCATCTGGAGTTTTACGAACGTCCCAAACATCTCGATCGACTCGTCCGATCCATCCTCTCTTCGGTCACCCAAAGAGACGGGATCCTCCTCTTGTGTGGTGACATTGGCACGGTGGATTCCGGATATCAAACGGAAAAGTATCGGACGTTCCTGGATCGACTCACTCCTCATTTCCAGAAGATCGTGCTGATCCCCGGGAATCACGAGTTTTACGGCTCATCTGTATCCCGTGCCCTCAACAGGCTCCGTGCCTTCAAGAATGATAAGATCGACGTGCTCTACAACGAGGTCCTGATCCTGTCGTCGGAACCACGACCCATCGCTATCCTCGGGACGACGTTGTGGGGATACTGTGAGACCCTCTCGGGAATGGAGTACGTAAACGATTTTCAGCACATCACCACGTTCCGGGACGATCCGAACGAGTACAATCGGATGAGCGTGACGAGCCGGAGGTGGCTCCTCGAGAACATCCAGCGGTACACGCCGACCCACGACATCATCGTCATGACCCATCATCTCCCCTCGTACGAACTGATCGATCCAAAGTACAGAGATCGATTCGTGCTGAACCCGTATTACGCACAGGCGATGGACGACGCGTTCACGGGTTCCGTGAGATTGTGGGTGTACGGACACACGCACACCCCGAGCATCCGAGAGATCAACGGGATCCGTTTTGCGTGTAACCCATTTGGATACCCCGAAGAATCCAATCCGAAGGAGGCACGAGAACACACCATCATGACATCATCATGACCTCGATCATGACCTCGATCATGACCTCATCATGACATCATCATGACATCATCATGACTTCGATCATGACATGTTGATGGTTCCCTGGAGTTCCCCATTGGGATTCAGTTCGGTATGGACATTGAAGAAGAGTTTCTTCTGGCTGAGTTGTTGGAGGAAATACGCCATGTTCTTTCCCTGCAGGTCATTGATGAAATCACGGATCGAGAACCTGTTCTTGACGATCAGCACGGGTTTGGACCCGATCGAGATCGGTCTGTTGGGTATGCTGATGAGTGTGAGGATGGGGGGATCGTTGTTCGAAGCGTCCAGGATGTGGATGTGAGCCATGATCAGGCTCTCGATGTTGGCGACATAGAGCCTGACGTAGAGGGTCTCCGGATCGAGGATAGTGATGTCTCCGGAGGCGATGGAATGTACGTTCGTCATTTTGATCCCAGGGACATAGGTGAGCAGGGCATCGGCATACTGATTCTGTGACACCGGTATTCTGACAACGGGATACCGATACATGGAAAAGCACATGACAAGAGTCAGGAGCAATAGGATGGTCACAACGATGATCCATACGAGGCTGGTCTTGTTTTTGGATGCCATTTATCGTAAAAAAAAAAAATCTTTTGTTTTCTTTCTCATGGTTTACATAAAGATGGATCAGAAAGTGCTGAACCCGCTTACCAACCGATGGATCAAGAAGGAGGGGGCCTTGTACAATGAACTGTTGGCGAAGGGCGTCCGTTTCGACAACAAGGAGACACGACACCGTCCGACCTTTGTGGCGCCCGAGGTCGTCGTCCCCAAAACGTTTCAGAAGCTCCCGGTGGATAAGTCACAGACCGCCTGGGGACTGAAGAAGCCGGACAAGGTGGGCCAGAAACGCAGGGTCATGAAGGACTGTGGAAGGACCTGTTTCTTGGCGCCCGACGAGCTCAAGTTCCCGGTGTGCAACAAGGACACACCGCCGTGCGAGTATAACTGCCGTGGCATCAAGGCAGCCGCGGCTCGTGCCGGACAGTGGAAGTACAGTGAGGTCCTGGCGAGCGCGAGGACGCTCGGGAAGAGCCTCGGGTGTTATAAGAAATAAGACCATCATGCGATGTCTTTCTGGAAAGAAGACATCATGCGATGTCTTTCTGGAAAGAAGACATCATGCGATGTCTTTCTGGAAAGGAGACATCATGCGATGTCTTTCTGGAAATACAGGAGGGCCTGTGGCCATGTCGGAAACACAAAGAGGTGGAACAGATCCGGACGAGCGAGGAAACAGCGCAAAAGGACGTGCTGATCATCGTCCGAAATCTCGTGTGCATACATGTGATCGAGACGATCGTGATAGAGGAAATAGAGATCGTTCATTCGTGGAACAGGTCCGATATAAAAACCACCGGCAAAGATGTCCGGTGCCTCTAGGAGGACACGATCCATATCAAAGTGCCTCGGGGTTATGGATTGTCCGAGACAGCAGTTGACCCTGTCCGGAACAAACTTGGACACGTCGAGTGCGGAGTGAGGGAATTCGGATGGATTATTATGGAGCACGGAGCCATAATATCCAAAGTCGAGCCACGCGACCCAGTCGTCTTCGGCAACCAGACGGTTCTGGATGGCGAAATGGATAAAATCGATCTTGGCATGATTGATCGTATTGTATTCCGGAAACACGTTCTCCGGGTAACCCATCTGGATCCGGGCTCGTAGTCTCGTCCTATATCCTTCCGACTCCATGATCTCTCTTGCGACGCGTTCTTTCTTCCACGCCAGCGAATGCTCGTACAACCAGGTCTTGTTGATCGGGATTACGGTGATCTTGGGGTCGTCCGGCAGACGATCCAGGTAACGATCGTCCATGAACACCACGACACGAGATAGAGTGGGCAGCATCTTGGGGAAGGAATCGAAATACGCCTCGATGGGTCGGCGGAAGACGTTGTCCCACGTATGACGACCGATGTCGAGAAAGGCGGTTACGACAGAGATCATTTTCCATGACACACCGGAACCCTTTAAATCGCTGTCGTACTTCCGGTATGATCCTGTTCACCGACGTTGGCTAGACACAAAAAAACTATTTCCGAAATAAAATTTTTTGAAATCTCGGATAGTTTTTTTTTTTAGTTGGGATAAATCATGCAATCACAGACCGCGGATACGTTAGCGATGCAGCGCACCGTCGTCATTGCGTACCATGTGTGTGCCGTACCGGGAGCCTGGAAACCCATCGTTGACGAACAGGTGCGAGCGCTGTCGGATTCGGGACTGTTATGCGCTAAGGACCTGAGAGCCATATACGTTACGATCGTCGGAAAAGAAGCCATGGATGCGGAGGAGTATCTCACACGCCATCTGCCCCGTCTGTCCGTCCTTATCGTGAACCCGGAGGATACCACATACGAGCGAGCAATGCTCGAGAGACTCCATCTTGTGGTGGACCACAACGATGACATCCTCTACATGCACACCAAGGGGGTCACGAAACCGACAAACACCCATGTCAGGGACTGGAGACAGCTCTTACAACACTTCCTCATAACGAGATACGAGGAGTGCCGTCAAAAACTGGCATCGGGTTCCGATGTGGTGGGTGTCAACTACCAGGACAGGCCCGAACCCCATTTCTCCGGGAACTTCTGGTGGACGCGTGGGAGCTATTTCATCGGTCTGCCGATACCCATCGGAAAGGAATACCTCGACCCGGAGATGTGGCTGTTCAAGAACGGGCCCTCGAAAACGGTGCTGCATAATTCGAACAGAAACCATTACGTGATGCCTTACCCGCGCAGCCGTTACGCGTAACCAAAGAAAAAACGATTTCAGAAATAAAATTTTTTGAAATCTCGGATAGTTTTTTTTTTGTTCAGAGCAAGGACAGAAAGTCCGACATGGCGTCCTCCATGCCACACATGTTCGGACGGAAGGCGACCTCTTCCCTGATCTCGCGGACGACGTCCTCAAACACCTTTTTCCAGTTCTCCTTCTCCCTGAACACCAGCACCCTCTGCATGATGGAATCGCAGAGGGTCTGCTGATTGTCACGGTAGTCATTGGGTGCGAGAGTCCACAAGACGGTTTCCTGGAAATTCCCGCTGGTGTTGACCAGACACACGATCCGGTGACTGTCAGGCGGAGGCCTCTCTTCCAACATCCAGAGATAACGACACGGATGCACAAGACCCCGGCCGTTGAAATCCCTGTCGTTCTCTGTCAGAGCATCGTTCATGGCACACAGGATGAACCGGATGTCGGAATCGGGCTGGTTCGTGTATAGGAATCGTCGGATCTTCCAGCCCCAGTCTTTCCACAGTCCGGGGTGGAGCAAGGAACAGGGATGCCGTACCGATGGGAGACACGTCTTCATGACGCGTTCGTATAATACGCGTGTCTCACGGAGAGACCGGAAATTCAGCGAGGACTTGGTCGCGGATTTCTTGGGATCTTTTTGAGAAAAGATCCAGGACACGATCTGGACGATTGTCGCGAGGAGATCGTCTCGGACACAGAACCTGTTCCTGATCGAATCCCACACGGCATGTCGCTGTTTCGCGGTATTATCGGGAGGGATGTAGACCCAGCTCATGGGCCTGGTCTGATACATGCTGATGATGGCCATACACAGGACCATCAGTGCGACCAACTCATCCGAACACCCGGCGTTATGATCCATGAATCGATACATGAACACGCCCTGTTCGATCTCCATACCGCACCGGAACAGGTATCGGTACATATCGGGTGTGATGCCCATGTGTTGGATCTTGTCCATCGTCGGGGTCGCCTTATCGCCCAGGACCTCGACGGGATGGATTTTCTTGGTCAGCAGATAGAGGACGATCGGGTCGTAATTATGATCCGGTGGCTTGTGAAGGGGCATCGACTCGAAATGCTCCCGACTCATGAGACGATACACGGTTCCCGGACGGGTCCGTCCGGTCCTGCCGGCTCTCTGGATCATGGACCCGCGATCGCACCATTCCTGTTCCAGCTGATTCCCGTTGCTGACGACGGAACGCAGACCACTATCGATGACGACGCTGATGCCCGGGAAGGTGATGGCGGTCTCGGACATGTTGGTTGTGCAGCAGATGACCGGGATCGACGGATCCGACATGATCTCGCGGGTCTTGTTGATGTCGTCGTCCGACATTCCACCGTGGAGACACACCGTATTGTGGTGGGATTGGATGAATCGTTGGAGACGATTGCAGTATTCGTGACCCGGCAGGAACACCAAGACCCGATCCTCTCTGAGATCGAGCCTGTGGATCAGGGATGTCGTGTGATCGATCAGCGCGTACATGGACGGTATGCGATGATGAGGGAGGTTCTCGTAGGAGACATAATGCTCTTGTATAGGGAACGGACAGGGCTGTGGCAGGCGGAGGATCCTGACATCCGGGAAGATGCGTGTGATGCGATCTGTATCCAGTGTGGCGGAGAGCATGATGACGCGGAAACGATGAGTCCGACGCTTTATCTGCAACAGACTGAATACGGTATCGTATTCTCTCGAGAGCACGTGAGCCTCATCGACGATGACGGTGTGGATGGGATGGTTGATGATGTGATCCATGGCCACGAATGGGGTGCACATCAGGACGTGTTCGGGGGTTTCTCCTTCGCGGGAAAGGAGCGACTGGATCGAAACACGGGTGTGCATGATGAAGATTGTGGGTTGCGTGTGATGTTGGAGTTCCCGATAGATGCCGGTTGTTTTGCCTGTGCCCGTGGCGGCCTCAATCGCGAGGATCCCGTGAACGGGGAGATCTCGGAGGATAGAGCCAAAGTCCATGATCGTTGTCGTCGTTGTGGTTGAAAGATTGGTATGGTGACGATGCGGTACGAGATGAACTCAATTTTTTTTACGTATTGTACGACGGAAAAAAAAAATATATCGAGAGATAAAATGGTCACGTTTACGCGCGAATTTAACGACGATATCAAACGACGCTTCTGGTCGTTGTATAGCATGGTCATGAAAGAAGGAACATCCCATGCCACAGAATATCTCGACGCCATCGAAAAGGCCAGGGCGATCGAATGGGAGGGCACAAGGGACACAATCTCCGATCTCGTGTATCAGTCCGCAAAGAAGGAGATCAACGGGATCTATAGCACACCGGACACGGCCGTCCATCTCACGAAGTTATTGTTGCGGGAACTTGCCAAGGGGACTCCGATCTTTGGGATCACGGAGGTGCACGTCACCCCATCGAATCCGAAATACATCCGATTACTGGCCGACGCCCGGGTGATCGGACGATCGTACGAAACGACCGGAATCCACTACAATCCGGTGTATCTCAGATATAAAGAAGAACCGTTACGACAACTATTAAAGACGGACTACGAGGCGGCCAATGTGTTTATCGGTAAACAGCAACAGCGACAACAGCAGAAACAAGGACAAAGGAAGCAGCAGCAACGACAGGCGATGATGATCACGGAACAACAGCAAGAGAAACAACTCCGAAAGCGGCAGCGGATCAAGAACGTACAACGAGTGGTCGAGGCCAGGTTCCGGGTCTTTACGTTACAGGACTGGCTCCATAAACTGCGGGAGCAGACAAAGAACCCGGCGCTCTTGTTCCGTGAATTCGGACAGACGGAAACACTGGAAAAGATCTATAACAACATACCGGAGAAGAAGACCCTGTTTTATCTGTATAAGAGTGATGGCGTGTATCATCCGAGGTATTATTTCAAGAAGGACGGTATCACGTATTCGGATACGCGTCAGGTACCCGAGATTTCGTTCCCGGTCTATATCCCGGTATTGTATTCCTATTCGGAGGGTTTTTCGGAGAAAGAACAGACCTATGTGTAGGATCAGTCAGTGCAGGGGTCCAGACCGGGGATGGGCTGACACGCGTCGAGACAGGACGACAGGGCCTTGGAATGGAGTTTCAGATCGGGATCTCGGCAGATCTGCTGGCATTGTTTTTGGATCTGTGGTTTGTAACGACACATGCAATTTTTTCGAGAATACACTTCATGATACTGACCACACAGTCTGTCCTGAGCGTCCTCGTAGGGACCACCGTACAGGAAGGACTCGCGAGACCTGTAGAAATACAGACCGATAACGGAGACGAGGATGAGCAACAAGAGGATGGTATGGGTGTCGAGTTTCATTTATGGATGATGAATTTTTTTTTTTTTTGCAATCATCTTTGTGGTCCGGTCAGGGTTATGAGGAGGAGGCGATAAAAAAAAAAGATGACTGAGCCGTCGTGCATGACGTGGATGACGTGGATGACGTACATGACGGTATCATTACGAGGTGTGGAAGACGATCGGCAAGCAGCGATCATTCCGAGACTAAAAAAAAAAGTAGATGGGATCTGAAAAAATTTGGTGTTTGCAATTGTTTTTTTTTTGTCGGAGGATCGATTTAAAGACGATCCATCTTCCTGATTAAATGATCAGCATCCATCTGATGGGAGGATTGGGAAATCAGTTGTTCCAGATCTTTTTCCTGATGGCATACGGGATGCGTTATCATGTCGGACACGAGATCTGTTTCTCGGACAAGCTCCGAGAAGGAAAACGCAGGACGTACTGGGATCGATTCCTGATACACATGAGACCGCTCCTCCGATCGGACGTGTACGTGCGGACGCTGCCACGGGTGCAGGAGAAGAGGTTTGCGTATGACGACTATCCCTATCGGAAGGGACACTACCAGTTCTACGGGTACTTTCAGAGCTACAGGTATTTCGACAAGTACAGAGACCGGATCATCCGGGAGATCGGCATCGATCAGATGAGAGACCGGTGGAAGAACGTGATGAACTTTACGGACACGATCGCGATGCATTTTCGCGTGGGTGATTATAAGGAGCTTGCGGAATATCATCCGATCCTGTCTGTCGACTATTTTCGTCAGGCCCTGGACATGTTTGGTGACAAGGACTATCGGATCCTGTATTTCTGTGAGGAGAACGATAAAGACTGGGTGATCCGGGAGAGGATAGAGCCGTTGATGACCGAGTTCCCACAACACGAGTTCAAGAGCATGATCGGCCGGTACGACGATTGGGAGGAGATGCTGATCATGTCGTTGTGTGACCATCATATCCTATCGAATAGCACATTCAGCTATTGGGGTGCCTATCTGAGCGAAGGTAAGGGGAAGGTGTGTTATCCGGTGAGGTGGTTTGGGGAGCGATTGAATCATTATGATATTAGGGACCTGTGTCCGCCTCTATGGATCGGTCTATGATGATCCGTTGATGTGTATGGTCGGGGTGTTGAGCGGACCGGTGAGGAACACCTCGTCTGAAGAATAGTCGTAACAGAAGCGCTGGATGCCGGGTTGAGACAGATTCAGGATGGAGAGGGTATTAAGACGACACGGGGAGAGATAAGCCCCGAGTTTGGTTCCAAAGAAGGTGAATGTGGATCTGATGTCGGACTCGGATTTGGAGAGTGTCGATAGATCGATGTTCCATTTTAAGTTATTGTAAGAGATCGTGACGTGTCCCGGGGTTTTTCTGAGGAAGATCTTGATCTTAGGATCATTCTTGGGGGAGATACATCCCGGACCACAGACATTCACGACTTTCGAGATGTCGAACTTGTCGTCGTTCTGTCGGACGAATAATCGGAGACGATACCAGAAGTAGAGGGTGGAAGACACCAGGCCGAGGATGAGGAGAACAGAGACAGAGAGGATGATGTAGAGGATCCATTGTAACCAGAGGCGATAAGGTTTCTTGGGGTCCGACATTTTTTTTTTCTTCATGAAAGAAAAAAAAAATTGTAAAGACGAGACGGTTCAGGGTGGATAACATAGAGAAGGATGAAATAACATGTCTGGTGCGATCCATGTCACGGAGCATGTCACGAGTTACGTGACGGATTGTGTTGTGAGTGCGAGACGGATTGTGTTGTGAGTGCGAGACCAGGGTTTACGAGTGGATCCGGTCGGTATCACCGGTGCGCGTGTCTCGGAATGCACCGATCGGTCTGATCCTCGAGGTGACGGGGAGGTTTGCGAGTGTCCAGGATAGAGACAACACGTGTTCAACCGAGGACGATGCGAAACTGAGAGAGTATTGTATCGATTGTCGGAAGGAGATCAACGAGAACGTGATGCTGGAGATCACACGATACTACGAGAACACGCCGGAGGAGGAGTTTTACGTGGACGTGAAGACGGCGATCCGTCTGTCGTGGCTGCGACGACGCCGGATCCATTCGTGAAAAAAAAATAATTTTGTTTTTGAAAAAATTTGTATTCCGGAATAGTTTTATTTGTCAAAGGAGATGGGCTCCTTGTTCTCCCAGCCCCGGACATAGCCAAATTTTTTGTAATAGTTTTTAGCGATGTGGAGGAAGAGGTCCATCCATTTCCATATGACCTCGCGATCGGTGGCATCGAGTTTTTTGGAGAGCCACAAGCGTTTGAAGTGATTGACCTTGTTGCTGGAGATGCTGTGATAGAGGATGTCGTTTTCGAGGAAGAACTTGGAGTCTCGGGCGTGAATGATCGTATGGAGAGGGAGGAGTTCTTGGATGAAACGACCGATCACATCATAGACGGAGATCTGGTCCTTGATGAAGATGCGTATGATGACGAAGTCGCCCTCGTCGGGGAATTGTTCGATGAGTTCGTCCATAAAACGGATCAGCTGGGTGCGAAACTCGTGCATGAGTTTCAGCTTGAGTTCTTCCTGATTCATTTTATATAGAAACGGGATTGTTTTTAGATTAATTCGCCGATACAGGCGTAATGATCTTTATGGAAACGGAAGTCTGTCAGTCGGACGCGGATAGGATCGTGGATGTGGATCGTATGAGAGGGACTGGCGTAAGAACAGGAGCCGAAACCGGTCTTGAAGACGTACTGTTTTTCGGTCAGCTTATGGAAAGGGACGAGCACCTGCATGATCTTTCTGTAGGAAACGAATAGACCATGAGCAAAGATCATGTCGACGACGGTGTCCAGTTCCTGTCCTATGTGTGGCATCATGATGGAACAGGAGGCATCGACAGAGAATAGGACGGAGCCGTCTTCGTTCTGGATCGAGTTGGATAGGATGACAATGTCCGAGATATCAAAGACGTATCCCAGGTCTCGGATGCAGCGATCGGTGTATTTTTCACGGAGCATGGACAGGAGGTGGCAACGATAGTCTGGGGTTAGTTTGGAGGGTTCCAGGCGAACCGACAGAGTCACGGTCTTGTCTTCCATTTTTTTTTCAATGGTCTGGTGTCTTTATTCCCTAAATCAATTTAAGAATATGGTTAGGATAGAGATAAAATGGAACAGATCCCTAAGGTGAAGAAGACTCGTGTGAACAAGAAGAAGAAGCCCGTCGAGACGGTGGACATCGTGCAGGAGGAGGTTGTGGTGGTGACTCCGGTGCAGGAGGAGGAGGTTCCTCCTCCGGTGCAGGAGGAGGAGGTTCCTCCTCCGGTGCAGGAGGAGGTTGTGGTGGTGACTCCTCTGGTGCAGGAGGAGGTGAAGACGCTCGTAGAAGAGACGGAGGTGACGCCTATTGCGGAGGATACGGCAACGAGGAAGAGGAATACGAGGGTGATCTCGAAACAGACGGTGGCGAAGGATTTTGAGGATCTGTATAGTCAGTTCGAGACGGATTATGCGGATAACAAGATGATGCTGAAGAGGTTCCGACAGCTGAAGACGGATTCTCTCAAGATCATGAAGGTCAAAAACGAGAACAAGAAGATCAAGGACATGTCGTCCTCTGGTTTCATGAAGCCGATCCAGATCTCGTCCGAGATGGCAAAGTTCATTGGGGTTGATCATTCCGAGCCGATCCGGAGGGTGGATGTCACGAAATATCTGTGTGATTACATCAAACAGCATGATCTGCAGAATCCCGGGGACAGACGATTCATCCGACCGAATGAGGACCTGAAGAAGCTCCTGAGGATCGAAGAGAACGACGATCCGCTGACGTATTACACATTGCAGAGGAAGCTGAAGATCCATATCGCATGAGAGATCGAAAGAGCATGAGGAGAGTTTATGAATCTGGTCTGATTGATAAACGATGTTAGCGACGACGACGACGATTCCCGATGGTGATATGAGCGTCGTGGGTGGACATCTGAGACAGGGGCTCGTAGACGATGGAGCCGTGCTGAGTGCTGTAATAGATCCCACGGATGGGGAATTTATGGAGGATCCCGATGCAGGAGTGACAGGGACGGGCATCGACCAGGATCCCGTGAGAGTCGTAACGGATGACCAGGAGGTTGTAGGATCGATGAGGAGGGAAATGGAAGCGACGGATGCAGTCGTATTCCGCGTGGACCGAGACCCTGGAACGATGCTTAGGGAGAGCATGGGAACACCCGATGCTGAGGACCCGTCGTCCCTTTCAGGAGGAGACACAGATGCTTGCGACGGATGTCTCGGTATTGGGAGACAATCGTATCGAGATGCATGGTGATGTAGAGATGACACACTTTGTTTTAAATCAATTTAAATTGATTTAAAAATGATAAAGTATAGAAGAAGAAGATCATGATACGCAAGTGTGGTATTATCCTACGATTTGAAAATCTGTATCTATTAGTGTACGGGCGTCATTCCAAGAAATGGGGCTTCCCGAAGGGAAGGTGTGAATACCAGGAGACGACGGCACAGACGGCCCTGCGAGAACTGAGAGAAGAGACGGGCATCCGTCTTACCCGATTAGATATCGATACCTATCTCCAATTCAACGACAATATATATTATGTGGTTGAGATCCAAGACCGAGATCTCTATCCGATCTGCATCGAGGATCGTAACGAGATCGAGGAGGCGAGATGGTTTACGACGGACGAGATGATGCGAATGTCTCATGAACAGGGGAACTACGGACTGAACCAGTTCAAGACGAGGATCACAACCAGATCTCAGGACAACGCCTGAGACGATCGGAATTCTGTTCCTTGAACCTATCGATTGAATCCATGTCATCATTATTATGATGCCTGGAAAGACGTTCACAGACAGATCTCAAGATAACGCTTGAGAGGACTGTGGGGGATGTTCTCCAGCAGGTTACGATAGACCTCCGGGTTCTTCTGGATATCGTCGGGATCGGGGAAGGCATGTTCGGGGAGGGCATGATGCAGTCGTTTTTTCAGATCAAAATAGGACCGCCATCGTTCGTCCTGTTGTGCCGCCCGTTCCATCTTCTTGTCTCGGATCGCCCGACGGAGTTTGTCGTGATAATCGACATACTCGAATCGCAGATGGAGATCCCGGTCGTCGGAATCGATGACGACCCGATTATAACGTTCCTTCTCATTCGGATAATGAACGCTCTTCAGCAGGTCTTTGGGATCGATCGGGTCCGATCGAGCACGACAATACTCTTTGAGTTTCTGTTTCTGGGTCTTGCTGATCCAGTTCTTGGGATCATGGACAAAGATGTTCATGACGTTGTTCATGACGTTGTTCATGACGTTGTTCATGATGTTATATTTTTTTTTTTATAGACATCTTATTGTTTAAATAAAATGTCCTTCACACCGAGAGAGTACTACTCCTTTACGGTCTATGATGGCCAACAGAGCACGGAGATCCCTAATGAATTCCGTACATCAAACTGCACACCCGCAAACAATTCTGATCGGATTTGTGATGATACTACTACGTATAATTGTTCTACACCACTAGGACTCGATGAGTTTACGACGTTACCTCACGTCCTCTTGTTACAGACGCCGGACCAAACGCCTATGCTAGGAACGATCTATCTGACATATTATCATCATCTGATCGGCACCGGACAAGTTCCTACACCCTTCAACGGAAACATCAAGATCGAACCGATCGGTGAGGATTGTCATAAGATCCTTACCCTGGGTGGACTCGATAATTTCTGGCGGAGCATCGTAAATGTACAACCGGATGGCAGCGACAATTACATTGCCGTGTCCCAGGCCTGTCCCATACGCAACTGTATTTTCAAAAATCTGACTCTATGTGCGAATCTGTATGTCAATGATCCTTCGGCCAGTGTCTCTGGTGGAGCGGTCTATACCTCAGGGGGGTTTCTAGGTGACTGTAGTATGGATAAACTCAATATGTGCAGTCAACAACAGTTTTTGGTTAAAAATTGCACGGTCAAGGACAATCAATTCAGTGGTGGGGCATGGAACATTACGCTCGAGGACACGAATATAGATGTATCCGATAGTCGTTTATGTAAAGTCGACGGATATCAGGAACCTGGCTTATACACGGTGGTCAAATCGAATGGAGCGTTGTTTCAGGCACCCCGTCTCTTGTACGACAGTTCAAGCGACAAGTACTCGATATTCTATCCCGATACGAAGGAAACCAAAGACATTGATGGGTGTGTCAGTCCCAATCCACCGTCGGGTTATGATAATGTTGACGTTTTGGATGATCGTTCGATTCCAGATATAACATCCGACATGAAGAAATTTACCGGTGAACGCATGATCATCCCGGCGGGCGTCTACGAGATCACGGAGAACGTGGACATCAAGTACGACATGATCGGGATCGGACAACCCATCATACGGCTATCTCAACCGATCCGTTTCACCGGAAAAAATCAGACGGTCTCGTCGGTGATCTTCGAGTGTGCGTGTAACTGTGACACCCTGATCGAATTATCCGGGGACTCCATGAAGGTCTTTGATCTGTGTATACGAGTCGGAGGACTGTATACACTGAAAGATAAAGTCAATATCAGAGATACGGCTCTTCTGGTAACGGGTAGCACCATCTACCTCGAAAACACGTGGATCTGGCGCGCGGATCACGGCTTACAAACCGATAATGATCATGATCACGATGATGATTACGATGATGCAAAAAGTTTCCCCGCGAAACACGGCATGATCGTGAACGGAGACAACATGTTCGCGAACGGGCTGCAGGTCGAACACTTCGATGACATCAATCTCATATGGAACGGGAACAACGGAAAGGTGGTCATGTTCCAGAACGAGATGCCTTATTTTGGGGAGTCCTTCAACTGTCCGGCGGTCCAACTCAACGGATCCGGATTTAGAGGGTATGGGATGGGATCTTACTGTTATTTCAAGTTAAACCCAGTGCACGCACCGTGTGGTTTCGAGGTCAATGGAGGCAATGTCAGTCTGACAAACACGTTTACGGTCTGGTTGAATGGAAATACAGATAGTTCCATCGACGCCGTGATACGCCACGGGTCAAAGACTTACGGTAAAATCGCCAATGCGGATAACAAAGGCTTAGTATCCATGGTGTGTCAGTTCAATTCTGGTCCATCACCATCACCATCACCATCACCATCACCATCACCATCACATGAAAAGAAACATCGCTTATGGTGGTTGTGGCTCCTATTACTGATAATACTGATCGTAGTGATCATCCTCGTCTGGTCCTATCTTTCCAAACGCAAACACAAACGCAAACTCAGACACAGATAATCGGAGGGACTCCTATTCAGGCTTTAGCGGTCGCCTTCGCACCTCGTCCACCCCTCACCGCCGGCGTCTTCTTCTTGACATCGACCGTGGGTTCGATGATCTGCACGGGGATCTTGTTCTCGATCGGAGGCTGGTCCTCCTCCTCGTCGTCGTCCTCCTCCTCCTCCTCGCTCTCCGAGTCATCGAGCGATCCCGTATCATAACGATTGGGCTGGATATCCAACAGAGTCTCCGTCTTTTCGATGGTCAGTGTCGGTTTGTTCACCCTCGTCCTCAGCAGTCCCTTCATGCCTGTATCGACCATGCGCACGACCGCCTCGTACAACTTCAGCTGTAACGAGATCTTGTTCCCGATGAAGATGCTCTCGATCTTGATCGCACAGGTCATGTAACAGTACTTGGACATGAACTCGAACGGGTCCATCTCTTCGTTCGTCTCGTCGTTGATAAAGATCGTATTGATCTTCTCGTTCTTCTTGCCCATCAGACACTTGACATACAGCATCGGTCCCTTTCCTTCGACAATCTTTCCCTTGTCCCTCTTCCAGTACAAAGGATTGAAGCTCTTGAGATCGTTCATCTCCAGATCATACCTCTCGATCTCTTCCTTGTTCTCGATAAGATGAACCTTGCATCGTTCGACGATCGCATTAAAGGTGTCGGTAAACGTCTTCTCTTCCGGCTTCACACCGTTCTTGTCCCACAGACACAGAGGAACCATGTATCCATTCACCTTGCCCGACGCCATGTCCCGATTCTCCTGCAAACCAAACGAAAATAGCATCTCTGGCGTACCTAAAATAAGATCCCCGGTCGTATTATCTGGGTTGACTGTGCCGATCCGAATCCTCTTGAACGTAATCTTGGGGGTCGATCCGGGGATGGATCCGATCTCTGGCTTGGAAAAGATGACCTTGGACGTATCGTAGCCGGACGCGCTTGTCAGTTGAGTCGAGTTCATGATTGTTGAGTGGTTGTTTGGTTTATTTGTTTACCATGTCCGATCCTTTAAATCAATTTTAGTTTTAGGAAACGAGTAGGGACAACACACCTCGTTATAACAGCTCTCGGGACACCCCTTGCCGACAAGGTCACACACGTCATCATTCCCCGTATAACATATCTTCTGATCGGAGTCCTCGGACGGATGAACGGGCAGGTACCGCGCGGGCACACAGTCTTGCGGACACCGGCTCTTCTCCGGACAGTACTCCCTCACGTCACGGACACTGCCCCCACACGTCGGTTCCAGGAAACAATTCCGGAGACCGGACCCGGTCACGGACTCGCACATCTTCTTATCAAACGGGTCGTGGACGTGACGGGTACAAAAGGGCTCCGACACACACACACCGTTCCCGTCACACCTCGTCGAACATAATCGGGTCCTCTTGCATACCGATCGTCCGTCTTTCCCTTGGAAGAGACCGTAGTTCATTTATACTATAGAAATAAAATATTGTGTCATTCACAAAAAAAGACATGACCGGATAACGATGGCATCCGTGCTCCTCATGTGTGTCTGCTGACCTCCTAGGAAGCCAGATTATTGACTATCCCCTGACACGTCGCCGCCGTGACCGCCTGTCCGGTCCCCTCGACGTACGCCACACACTGATTATACAACCCGGGACATATGGCCGCCGCACAAACGTCCGACGCCGGATCCTCGGGTCCCAGACCGGCCGCCTCACACGCGGCAACACACGCCGTGATCTGATTCTGACACGCCACGACCGTCGTGGCCGTGGTAAACAACTCGACTGCCGCATCACATCCATAAATTTCCAATTCACTCGTCGTATTATTCACAAACTCCGTCACGGGATCCCAGAAACACGATTGGAAAGGATCGGAACATCCGTCCTTCAACGACAGGTTCATGTGGATCATCTGTCCCGGTCCTAACGACGACCCCTGATCCGTATACGGGATCCTCAGATAGATACTAAAGATCAGCGCATCGTAATTCCAGTGATAGGTCGCGTTCTGATTCGGATCTCCCGAGAATGCCAGCATCTGGGACGTACGCCCCTGGTAATTCGAGGAATACTGGATCGTGCCACCGAAATAACCCGAGAAACGCACGTCCGAGATCGGAAGCTCGTTCGACGGGAGCAGACAATTCGGCAGATGGATGTGCAGTGTCGATGATTCGTTCAGGATCCGACACTCGATATCAAAGTTCCATATCCTGGTCGCGGGTCCGATCTGCTCGATCTCGATGGTGATGTACTCCACACTGCTGATGTTCCATCGTGTATACGTCAGATTGGAGAGGGAGAATACGGTCTTCAGGTTTACACGTTGGGCGGTACCGGATTAAACGTATAAGCCTGCTGAGGAACGACATAGAACGTGGGAGACAGCCTCGACATGTCTTGTTTTTTTTATCTCGAAATAAAAAAAAATCGTAATCCCAACTATTTTTTTTTTTAAAATGATTTGTGACCGATCTCACAGACCCGGCACGATCATCCACTCCGATGAAGCGATTGCTGGAACGATTCCTGAAACAACCCGAGAAGCCGTTGGGAAGATGGTGCAACGTCGGCAATCACCCGTTGTGCCAGCCGTTGGACCGCAAAGAAGAAAACAAACGACGCAGAGAAGATCTCAAGAAACACAACATCGATCCGTACGAACGACTCCAAAGAGATCCTGAACGATGGAGAGAAGATCTCAAGAAACACAACACCAAGTCACTCAGGTCATCTTACTCATGGATCGGTGATGGCAATCCGTGATTCAGTGTCTCGTACCGAGAATCATCAGTATGAAGAGTATGATGGAAGCCGTCAACAGACTCGACACCACGATCGACGGAGAGCGTATCACGATGCCATAGATCGTCCACAGACTCGCGGCAGAAAAATACACCGAAAAACTCGTGATCGTGAATGCATCTGATGGCGGATGCGGATCACGATAGGTCTTGATCGCGAGAGGCAAGAATGCTCCGGCATTCAGAGCGGTCGCTATAAAACCCAGTATCTCTATCCTGCGCATCTTTTGTCTCTTCTTTTTTTTTTTTATTTACATCACCGATCACAGGCATTGTGCGCGATGCTCACCCTCTCGTAGATGACATCAGTTCGTTCAACGATACATCTCCATCAGCACGGGTCGGCACGCCTCTCCCTTTATCGTAAGTGTCCCATCGGCTATGTCCAGGGGCTTGTCACGGGAATGCCAGACCACCCACCCCCATCTTTCTCTCAGCAGACGGATCGTACCCCATGTCGGACACATCACCACCCCGTGCAACAACCCTCCTCTCTCCCACACGCACACCCTGCGATCCACCATCGTCTCAACCTGTCGTTGCAACACATCCACGTCTATGAACTTCCCATTCGATAACTTCACACGAGAACTCTTCCTCCCGATGATGTTCAGCCGATCGGAGCTCATGTACCCGACATCCCCCGTGTGGTACCACACATCGGAGGGCATCGTCTCCTCACCGAGATAGCCCATGAAACGATTGGGTCCGCGCACGAGGATCTCGTTGTCGTCACTGAACCGCGCCTCGACCCCGGGGAGGAGTGGTCCGACGTTCACACCGTCGTCTCCGAGTCCTGTCTGAAGACTGATCATCGGGGACATCTCCGAACAGCCGTAGCCCTGCAGCACACGCACGCCGAGCTCATCCCTCATCTCTTTTTCTATCCTTGTGGGGAGCGCTGCCCCGCCGGAGACGAGGAACTGGATCGTGGGACCGAACCATAACCGCCGACGCGTCTCGACGGACAGACGCTTGCGCAGGACACGATCCCTCTGCAGCACCACCTCGAGGATCCGCGGGACGACAAACAGGATCGTGGGATGGTGGGTGTGGATCGCGTAGAACCATCCCATCATGGTGGAAGACGTCTTCATCGTACCGAGTCTGTCCATGACCGAGAAGCACTCTCCCAACAACCCGTAGCAGTGTGTCCAGGGGAGAATTGGTGCGGTGCGATCGTCTGGTCCCAGTGTAGCCGGGGGCACGTGTTCACGGATCATCTCGATGTGCGACGCTATATTGTCGTGAGACAGACGGACGCCTCTGCGCGTGCCAGCGGACGTACCCGACGTAAAGACCACCATCCCCTCGTCTTCCACGGGAGGATTTTCCCGACACAGACGTTCGCATTCTGCACGCGCGTCAGGCATGAGTTTGTGGGAAAACAGATAGGGCACGCTGTTTTGTTGATAGATGGCATAGAGCCTCGCGAGGAAGTGTATGCCGTTGTGTTCTGTGATGGGGATCCGGGCCTCCTTGGGGAGCCGGATGTCCCTGGCGAGTCTGGGGATATCGCTGTACCGATAGGGCGCGATACAGATACGATCCTTACCCCGACGGATGAGAGACAGGAACCACTTCATTTAGCGGGGCCGGTCAATCTCTTTAAATGATCGTCGTGACGACGACAACGAAAAAAACTATTCTGAATTTCAAAAAATTTTATTTTCAGAATAGTTTTTTTTCCAGGAGGAGATGTGCTAGAGGGTCATGATGTCGTCGGGGAAACGAAAGTCGATCCATAGGGTTGACTCGTGATAGAAGGGGAGATCGATGTGATGCACGTACTGCTTGTGACGACCGATCCTGCACACCACGGACCACCCGTCTTCCCTTTCCACACACCGAACCATTTTCCTGAGAACGATCTTGCGTTCCTGTGATAGTGTATTCACGCAGCCCAGAGCGATGCGCGCATCGATGTCATAGGAAGCGATGTGATGGATGATCTCAGGCGGCAGCCTATCGAGCATGAGAGGCATGAGAGGCATGAGAGGCATGAGAGGCATGAGAGGCATGAGAGGCATGAGAGAATGATGCTCTCTTCTCGTTCCTTACGACGAGTCAGTTTTCTTTTCGTGGATGGTGTATCGTGGAAGGATGGTATAGGAATTCCTTGTACGTCGAACGGATCTCTCGGAAAATGATGGACGATATGTACCGATCAAAGATGATCCAAGGACTCTGGAAGCGGATCGTGACATCGATCGCGCCGCCGTCCTCGATCCGGGTCTGACCACACAACGAGAAGAGGTCCGGATGAGACCTGTCTTGCACCGTCCAATTCATGACATGCTGGTCCTCATCGTATTCCACTTCTTCATCCACCGTGATGATGGATTCGTGGATACCGAACGTCTTCTTGATCCACATCGGAACGTGTCGTACGTCGAATCCGATCTGATTGAGTCGGTACCCGTCCTTTTTTTCGAGGCTGTGATACAGGAAATATTTGGACTGGAGAAAAGAGATGTATCGATCCGAGAGGAGATGTTCCCATATATCGGGACAGGAAACCAGGAATCGGTCGACAAACATTTTTTATTATTTACTTTTTTTCCTTCTTCATAAATGAAACGATCCGTCAAAACACCCTGGCGATGGGTACTGTTCATTGTCGTCCTCCTCGCACTATCGATTCTGGTGGTGGTTTTTCTCCTCATGCCACGATCCACCGATCATTACGCTCAATGCATGAGTCTGAGCGAGTGTCACAAACAATGCAGACCAACACCGACATCCACCTACGAGATCTTTGGATATTATCAGGGTTGGGGAGATTGTTTTACGGATTACGACACCTTTGCGGGCGGGTTCGTGAATATACCCACACTCGATACCATGGTGAGCCTGGGACTCACGTCTGTGGCCTACAGTTTCCTGTTGTTATCATACCGCGATCAGCCCGGTCCACCGATCGGTATCCTATTCCAGGGTCTGGATACATCTCAATGTCCGTCGGATCAGTGTGACCTGGTGGACCTTCAGAATCAGACTGTGAATACGTCTTCGGTGGGTTATCAGGTGTTACAAAAGGTCAGCGACGAGTGTAGGAGACTCCAGAAGAAGTTTTCTCTCGCGTTCGGAGGATGGTCGGACACCACGGATTTCAGTAAGGATGCGGATTATACCGTAGTGGGACAGATGATCGGAAGACTGGCCTCTGGTCTCGGTGCGGGGATCGTGTTGGACTTTGAACATCTGTCGGAACCCAACCGACCCGTCCAGATCGATCATTTTACGACGATGGTGATCGCGATCAGAGATAGTCTGGGTGATCTGGACCTCGACCTCTGTGTCAATTTTGTGGGAGTGTACCACGATACACTCAAACCACCGACCGAAGATTTTATTCCGTTCCTGTCTGACGACATTGTCACGGACATCTCGGTTCAGCTCAAGACCAGGGGGCGTGATATCAATGATGTCTTTGATCATGTTCAGATCATGGCCTATGATGATCCCAAACCGATGATCTACGAGAATATCGTGGATAATTTCCTGACGGTCATCCGGGATTCACGGAAACTGATCATGGGAGTTGAGATCGGGAGACAGGAGGCGGGTGGTCATTGGATGGGGATCGATATGGACCAGGAGATCGCGAGAGTTATCCAACAGAAAGAGATGGGGGGCGTCATGTTATGGGCAGCGAATTATAATGTGACGAAGGATCAACATGATACAGGGGATAAGAGTCATAACTGTGCACAAAACCTGGCCCCGTCCATCATCCATTTTTATTCCCAGACCTTGAATAACGGACAGACAACCATCCAGACCACGAACTGTTCCAGCATCCCGGAGCTGGCATGCTGCGATACAGACGGGAAAGAGCGTCTGTGTCCGACGGGGTCGGATTATATCTCGTTCCAGAAGACCTACGAGAGCCAGTGCAAGAAACCGATCTTATACCCGGGATGCAATTAGATCAGATCGAACACGCGGTACAGTCCTTGCATTTCGACAGATCGAAACTATCCTCCTGGAACTTTTTGCGTATCTTTCGGAGTTCCTGTGACGACGGGATCGCGTTGTTGTCCGGATCCGAGATCCACCTCTTCTCGATGTTCCGGATGATCTGTGGAAGGTCTTTGATCTTTGAATACAGCTTCTGGTCTTTGTCGATCGTGATGGCCTCTTCCGCCAGGGCTTCCAGCGTCAGGAAGTGTTTGATACAACAGTCCCTGCAGCGTTTTTCCGGATGAGACAGATGGTCCTCGAGCAGGACACACTGTTTGCAGATCTCTCTCATATTGAATAAAGGATCCAGTACAGGGAGCAGTACCGTATCGTGCATCGGAGACGGAGACGACATTGACGACATCGACGACATCGGCATCGGAGATGGAGACGACATCGGCATCGGAGATGGAGACATTGACGGCATCGACGACATCGACGACATCGGCATCGGAGATGGAGACATTGACGGCATCGACGACATCGGCATCGAAGATGGCATCGACGACATCGGCATCGAAGATGGCATGGACGACATCGGCATCGACGACATCGGCATCGACGACATCGGCATCGGAGATGGCATGGACGACAACGGCATCGGTATGATGGGGAGAGAGGGACACGATCTCCTGCAAGGATAGTGCTTATCGCTGACCCGCGAGGGAGAACTCCGACAATAGTCCGAGAGTGATGAATACATATTTTATTAATTCTTTAGTAAAAAATAAAAACATTATGAAAAATTTTTTACTCCATGTCGACTCTAACTACAGAAACTTTCTCGAATATCCGTTCCCAACCGAATTCGTCATCCCCATCAACAAGAAACAGGTCACGCCCTGTCAGCCCGTCCTTTCCCCGTCGAATATCCCGTTCTACGCGTTCCAGTGGTACGGGGTCACCGATACCATCACCGGCATCTTCGTGACCTCTGATCCCGAGACACCGCAGATCCGGATCGATCGATTGTCTCTCGTGACCGACTTATTGACTGATAGCATCCCCATCAACAATTACTTCAACGGTCTCATGATCACCAATGAGAGTACCGGATTCTCCTCCATCATCATCCAGTACTCGTATACGGACAATAAGATAACCCTATTATCTCCTTATCTCTCGATCACGGTCGGTGATCGGTTCTCTATCACCAACCCGAGCGGACAGAATGTCCTGTCGATCCTCGGGGATTCTTTCCTCCATGATCTCGATATCGCTCCGAGCAATATTGAGTTGTCGGAGTTCTATCTGAATTCGAACATGATCGTCATCAACAACACTCAGGGGTGGTCTCTGACGATCACCAGCTATTATCCCCTGTATCGGATGGTGATTTTTGACCAGAACATGCCGTCGTACGATATCCACGATAGTTTCATCATCAAGAACGGGAGCGCGAACAGCTCCATCAGTCCCATACAGACCAGCTCCTTGTACGAGTATACGATCCTCCAGAATGGCACCGGACACGCGGTCGGAGACGTTCTCGTATTCCGTGACGTCTCCTCCAATATTCCCGCTCAATACCAGATCACAAAGATCGATGGTTCGGGGGGCGTCGTGACGATGCAGCTGATCGATCCGGGTGCCGGATTCCAATCGGGTGTCGATCTGTACGATACGGGTGGCAACGTGCAGATCTACGTCGATTCCGTGGAGAATTCGACGGGGGTGCAGACGACTCAGACACCGTGCATCTTCTATTTCCCACAGCTATTAACTTTTATTGAACAGTTCCTGGGGTTTGTCATTGTCCAGGGCGTCGACTCGGTCTGGATCTTCTTTACCAGGATCACGATCTCGCTGGGTGGGGATAACATCCAGGTCAATACGATCTACCAGAATTTCTTCAACAATCATCTCAATATTCCCGTGGTTCCCTATACCTCGGTCTGTTATCAGGTGGAACTATTAGCCCTGATCATCCCCAATCGTTATGTGCTGGGGTATGAAAAACTATTATCCTTTTTCCCGTATCTGATCGTAGAGATCAGCAATTATGGCACCTCCTTCAGCACAAGTAATCCCGTGTATTCAAATAACCCGTACATGACCAAGGGAAAATTCGTGTGTCCGATCGCCAACATCAAGAACCAGCTGATTAGCAATTTTGTGATTGTACACTCGCCACAGAAGATCTCCATGACGATCAACCTGCATCAGGACATTGTGTTCCGGATCCTGCTCCCCAATGGAGAACTCCTGAGATTATCTTATCTCAATAAGAATACCCAGTCGGGTCTTCAGGAGACCCTCATCTATGTCTCCTCCATCACGTCGAATGAATTATCCGCCTTGTTCAATTTCACTCTGTAAAAAAAACTGAGCAGATGGGAACCAATGTCCCGTGATTCCTTAATCTTTCCACCAACAACTGACGAACATTTTTATTTTCTCAAAGGAAATAAAAATGTCGGCTCAACGCAAGAAGCTCTATCGGGACCTGCTGGACAACATCGACGACCCGGAAGAGATCCTGATCCTGATCGACCGCTACAAGAAGAAGAACAAGAAGGACACCGTCGTCGAGCAGCTCAAGTTTCTGGTCTCCTCCGACCTGGAAAAGATCCTGAGGACTCTTCTCTCTGACGACTCGACGAACCTCGAGTCCCTCCTCAAGGAGAACAAGAAGACCCCCGCACCACCCGTCGATCGTCTGCGAGAATACTACGAGTCCGAGTCCTATCGACAGGATGATTTCTCCAAGAAACTGGAGCGTATCAACGAGATGACGAACTCCATGTTCGACTCGTTCCATCCCGAGTTCTTCACCGAGAACCAGCTGGACGACCTCGTCGCGGAGATCCTGCCCGTCCGCAACATCGATGCCAAGAAGAAAATCATCCGGGACTTTGTCCGTACCCATCGCTACGACTTCTGGGATCAGATCCTGGCGGACGGGTCGGGAGACAAGAAGGAGAGGATCGAGACGAAACTGCGGATCCTCTACGGATCCACGCTGGATCGGTATCTGTCCAGGTTTTCCATCCACGATCTGCTCAAAATCCACCAGCAGTTCATGAAAAACAAGACACAGATCCCTCTCGAGATGCTCATGAGGGAGTACTACCAAAAACACATCAAACGATCTGTCCTTACGCTGACCCCCAAAAAGACCATCATCGGGGCGAAGACCGGGATGCGGAGCGACATCCGGTCTCTCCTCTCCGGTTTCCTGAGGGACGAGGAGATGGCCCGTGTCCTGGAGGAGACGTGCTGGGAACGCGGTCTCAAGGATTATTTCCGGAACGTGGCATTGCTCGTCTTCTTCCTGGACCCGCGGTTTCACCACCCTTCTCGGATCTTCCTCCACTCTCTTACGGAGGGTTACTACGACCTCCGATACGTCTTGTCCCTGCCTCTGGGATTCCGTTTTCCCGAGATCTACATGTGGCCAAAAGAGAAACGGACGAGGCTCGAGGAACTCTATTTTACCCATCTTCGTTACATACGCATCGATCTCCAGAACCGCTTCGGGAGTTCTGACCAGGAAGAGGAAGAACTCCCGCCCGTTCCTCCCGAGTTCCCGAGGATTCGTATCAGCTATGAGGATCATCTGGTGTGGTATAAGGACAACATGTGGGATATCCGGGATCTGTGTGCCATGATCCTCCGGAAACAACGACCCGACGATCCCGGGTTCTGTCGGTACTTCCATATGAAGAACGTGTGTCCCGAACCGGAAACGATCACCACCACCCATGATCTGCTCTCGTTCCCGAGGACGTTCCAGAAACACGACTCGTCTCCGTTCGAAAATTGAGCACGGATCGTCGGTCTCGGTGGAAGAGAACAAACATGTCGGACCACCTCCCTATCTTTCATACCCTCATGAATAGTCTATCGGAAACCCCGAACGAAGACCTCGAAGAAGAGAGGACTCGTTTCTTTATGCATCACGTCCGCACCCTGGACGAGTACGGGATGGAACTCATCTACGCGATCATACGGTGTTATCAGATCGAGATCGATCAGAAGGACTACCCGGAGACCCCTTATTACCACACCCGCACCAAAAAGAAGGATACGATCCGGTTCGATCTGCGTCTCTTCCCGGAAAAACTGAGGAACCTCCTCTTTCAGTTCATGGAACTCCACATAAGCACCACCCGACAGCGCCTATAATCGGATGTGTTTCTCGTACAAGAAACCGACCGTCTTGGAATGATGATCGAGATACAAGATCGTGTCCATGTCATCGTACCGTATCTTGTAAAACGAGGCCCGGAACTCCTCGATGCTCAGGTCACCCCCGAACACCCTGAGCAGTCTCCAATGAGGAGCGGACAGCAGTGGTTCACACTCCTTCCCAAATAGGTCCGTGAAGAGCTGATGGAGCATCATCTCACTCATCGAATACATGGGGTTGTGTGTGTTTTCTCGGATAAAGGCCAGACAACAGTTCATGCTGCAGAAGATCCCGTCCATGATGTAATAACCACGCTCGTTCAGCTCCAGACGATTGGCGTGGTAATGTTCTTTATTCTTGACCAGGTCGTGACCGTTGATGTTTTCTCGCAGGATGTACTTGTCCTTGGTGATCTCGGAATGGTAGGTCTTGATGAGCTTGTGGGGGATAAACTGGATCGGACATCCGATCCCACGATTCGAGAAGGGGTGTCTGCACCAGAAACAGTAGCATCCGTTCGTAGGGAAGACGACGGTGCAGAGGTGTTCGGTCTTGGACTCGTCCAGAAAACTAAAGTACTTCTTCTTGTTGTCCTGGATCTGCAGGTCGTGGATGCTGGTCTTGTTCTGTACGGATACCTTGTCCCAGGATGCCAGTCGGTGTTTGCAGAATCCGTACTTCTCGTCCACCATGTCCGTGTCCACGTGAAGGACAAAACGCGTGTTCTTGACCGTCATTGTTCTTTGTTGATACGAGGTCGATAGTATAGAGCGCTGCTCATTTTTTTAAATAATCCGATTTTGTCGACATATTGCCGTACCAATAAAAATACCTCGGCGACGGGTCCTCCGCCTGATACGGGATCGGAGGTGGGCCGAGCACGTAGTTGTAACATACGGGAAGACACACCTGGTATTGTCCGGTGGTGTACATCGGGAGGAACCTGGGGTTGTAGTCCCGACACTCCGGGAGGAGACAGTAGTCGTATCCGTCCATTCGTTTTTTTTTTATATTCAATAAAATTTAAATTTAAAAACGAATCGGTTGTCATGGAAAAGATGCAGTCCTTCAGTCGTCCCGACAAGATCCGTTTCTATCAGTGGATCTCCCAATACTATCAGGACCCTGTGTTCCAGAAAACAGAGGACTCTCCCGATTTTAGCATCTACCGTGTGCGTCTCGTCTCTCTGCTGAACGAGTACCGCTATCTCATTGTCTTTGTTCCACGAGACTCTCATCCCCTCGGTCATACGCACAGATTATCCGGATTGTCGTGGTTCAATTTCCAGGCCCGTGTGCTCGACGACTACCAGGACATCGTTACCCACGAACACACGATACGCCAGGACCATGATTTCCGCATCCTCCTGAGACAGCGTCACGAGGAGTACACCTCCTATTACGCGAGGGAGTTCCCCGTGATCGTTTCACTCCTCCACAAACACAAGGACCTATACGAGTACCCCGAACAGGGGACCATGATCTCGGCGCTCGAGACCTTTCAGACGATCCTCCAGTTTGAGGATTGAGCATAGGTTTTTTAAAAAAATGACGGCGAGATCCATGAATGAGGAGACGATCAATCAATCGATCGATCATGTGGTGGAAACTCCTGTTCATCCTCCCGTTCTCCAATATGGATCTCCCGACGTACCTGTATCGTCCCAATGTCCAGGGCCTCGAAACCCGTCTCCTCCAGCATTATTCTATTCCTTCACAACCCATGAACCTGCTCCTCCTCGACACGGAGTCCGATCAGCGCAAGAAACGCATCGAACACCTGTATCCCAATATAAGGGTCTACACAGACCTCGATAACGATCATACCCGGTTCCATCTCATCATGACCTTCTACTGGACGGACTCCTGTTCCACCGAACAGATCGCCGACCTCTATTACCGGTCCGAACAGGGGGCGTCCGTCATGCACGTCCATCGACAGCCCATACAGGACACGCCACGGTACTTTCGTTTTGTTCACAAGAAGAATATCGTGCCTCGTCGTCTGTTCCTATCCTACTATCAGAAGTAAATCATGAAGGAAATCATGTGCCGTTTTTATTTAAGTAAGTTCCGAAATAAAAACAATTCATGAACGAGAAACGATGCCAGGAAGGCCTGGGAGAACGCGCGGGAGCCGGTGTCCGGATGTCGTGCCACTGGTACCTCCGTGGCGAAATGATTTAAGGCTTTTTCTTTCTTTGTTGAAATGAAGATCGTTATACGAGAACTGGATCCGGACATCATACCGCCGTCCACACGCACCATGAACAACATCGAACAGGGTGGTTCCAAGATCGTCATCATCGGGAAGCCCGGAACCGGGAAGTGTCTCGGTCGTGGCACCCCGATCCTCATGCACGACGGGACGGTCCGACCCGTTGAATCGGTGGTCGTCGGCGATCGTCTCATGGGAGACGATTCGACACCGCGTCTCGTCCTCTCGGTGAGTCGGGGGTCGGAGGACTTATACCGGGTATGTCAGGAAAACGGCATCGATTACGTCATCAACGGGTCCCATATCCTCACGTGCTATCATCTCCGATCCAATCAGATTGTCGACGTTCCGGTGACCGTCTACCGGGAGGACCCGTCGATGTACCTGGGGATCAAGACCGCCGTCTGTCTCGATCGATCGGAGGACGTGTGGGACGCCTACATGATCGGTTTCTACTTCCTCCTCGATCATGTCTCGGATATCAAGGAGATCGATCGGTTCCTCTCGGATCACGTGTCTCAGACAGAGCCGAGGATCCCCGAGAGCATCCTTTACAATACGACACGGGTCCGTCAGGACTTTCTGAACGGGTTCTTTGACAGCTCGTCATATGACGACGAGACCCGGGAACACACCATCCTCCTATCTCTTGATCCCTGTCTGTTCCGCGACGATCTGGTCTTCCTGTGTCGGATCACGGGGTACTACGTCGAGGAGCATGTTGATCGTCTGGTGGTGCGCACCGATCGTCTCTCCCGGTATTCCGTCTATCCCATACGCGTCGAGCCGGCAGGGACGGGGGAGTACTTTGGTTTCGAGATCGATGGGAACGGGCGTTTTTTGTTGTCGGATACGACCATTACGCACAACACGACGCTGATCACCTCGCTTCTTTACGAGAAGCGTCACATCTTCCCCATCGGCATGGTGATGAGCGGGACCGAGGACAGCAACGGGCACTACCGCAAGATCTTTCCCGCCAGTTTTGTGTTTAACCGACTCAATGAGGAGAAGATCGAGCAGTTCATCACGCGCCAGAAGATTGCCAAACAGCACGTGTCGAATCCCTGGGCCATCCTCCTCCTCGATGACTGCACCGACGATCCGAAGCTCTTTTCCAAACCGCTCTTCCAAGGATTATACAAAAATGGAAGACACTGGAAGTGCTGGTTCATCCTGTCGCTTCAGTACTGTATGGACGTGAAGCCGGTGATACGGACAAACGTGGACGGCACCTTCATTTTGCGCGAGCCCTCCCTGCGAAATCGGAAGGCATTATGGGAGAACTACGCGGGGATCATCCCGGATTTCAGCATGTTCTGCTCGATCATGGACCAGATCACCGATAACTATACCGCGCTGTACATCCACAACGCCACGTCGTCCAACCAGCTCGAGGAGTGCCTGTACTGGTACAAGGCGAAGCCCGTGCCGTCGGAATTCCATATCGGGTGCAAGGACTTCTGGAAGTTCCACCACCAGCGGTACGACAAGAATTACCGGGATCCGTTTATTTAATTAGCATTGTACAGAGCAATCTCCTCGGCACTGACCACCTCGTGGGGCACACGACAATACCCGATCAGCGTGTCCACGAAGCCCGTGAGCTCTGATAAAGAGATGTCCCCGATGAATTCATGGTTGTTCTCAACGCGGAAATTGTGGTACCGCAAGAGCACACTCTCTTCGAGCCACGCACTCTTCGGACTGAAAATCATGAACAGAACCCGCATCTGCGGTATGGACGTCCGATACGCCCTGAACCGCTCGTTGATATCGATGCCATCGAATCCCACTTTCAAGGCATCTTCACGAGCCTGGATGATGTAGAAACACGGGCCCTTCTTGAACTTGTGGTACTCGCGCTTCAGCAGGAGACGCTTATGATTGGTCTCCAAACGCTTGCGGGTCTCCTGCTCCCTCTGGAGCTCGATCTGGAGACGGATGAGCTCCTCGTTGGACTTGGGATCAAACGATGTATGACCGGTTGTCAGGATCTCACGGACCCACCGTGAAACCCGGATCCCAAAAGGAGGAGAGATCCATTGGGCAAGCTGTACTGCCAGGTCAGGATGAATCCATGATCCCTGTTCAAATTCCGACGAGTTACCCTTTTTAATATCGATAAGTTGTGATGCGGGGATCCCCGTATCACTCGATAATGCCTCTGAATAGACCCTCGTATTTTCTAATCTATACCAATCATTGAAACGCTTCCCACCCACCTGACACAACTGCGTCGCATTGATGTATCCGTCGGAGGCTCTAGCCTGGATCCGGAACTGGTCGACCACCAACTCCGGGAAACTGGTTACTACCGTATCATTCTGATCCTCGACGCGTCGGCGCTCCAGTTCTCCCTCGGCTCTCTTCCTTTCCCTCTCCTCCTGTCGTTTCTGTAGAAACTCATTCAAGAGAGCAAACAGATCGTGTTTCCTAAGGATCTGTTCAAATTTCAGCCCCGCCTTTCGTGCCAGCATGCTCATCTCGTCCTTGTTGTATCGATCCATGTCCTTCTCCGGATCCATCGGCTCGAGCCCTTCAAAGATCGTATCCAGGTGATCCATGAATTCCTGTCGCTTCTCGTTCCTCCGAACCGGACGCTTTGTCTGGCACCCGGAGCAGATCGTTTCCGGCGGGACGACCCCTCCGGCACTACAGGATCGACACCGCGACGGATCCATGAACTGGCGGAAATGATTGATGATGTTGAGGACGATCGTGGATTTGTTGTCCGTGGGTTTCCTGCCGATCTGGTAATGAGCAACAATCAGCATCAGACAGTCCTTGGCAATGCTATTCAGGAAAGCCTCCAACAGCGGGATGTTTTCCTTCAGTTCCTCGATATCGTGGATATACCCCTGGACTTTTTCCTTGCTCTTGGCCGAGGCCTTCAGGTAACGACAGCTCTTGCACACGCATCTCCCGTGTTCAAAGTGCGTGAGTAACTTGACCTGCTCACAGGTGTCGCATTTCTTGTAGGTACAGAGACCATCCCTATTGGGATATACGATAAGCGGGTTCTTCCGCACGTTCTCCAGGGTGGTCAGGTTCTGTTGAACCATCTTCTCCGCTATCGCGACCATGCTGCGACACTGGTTGCAGATCACGTGGACGCCCGAGAACCGGTCTACCGGGAGGTAGTCGAAACAGAACGCATTACAGAATCGGTGGTTGTCGGGCGCGTTGCGGTTCTTCTCGCACAGGGCTGAACGACCCAATGACTTCTCTACGAACTGACGATAGGACATTTTCTCTCATGAAATCATCTCTTTAAATACATTTTGCCGGTCTAAACGGCTAACAGACCAACCGTCCATGGACCAAAAAAAAAGTATTCTGGATTTCAAAAATTTTTATTTCTGAAATACTTTTTTATATATCACGGATCGCCTCCGCCTCTCGATCTCGGAACTCTATCAGTAGTATAGGGTGACATAACCTATCGGAGATAATGTTTGACAGATGCTCTATCCATCTTTATCATAAAAATTGAATTCCCTCTATAAAACATGGTGTAGGATTAGATAAAATAGAATGGACTCTATCCGAGAAGAACTCATACGAGATTTGCGTTTAGAACCACAATATCAATGTTCTCAATGCGTCATTGATGAATGTGCAATTGGCGAATGTGAATGGGATAACGGTGAAGGTAGTATTTGTGATCAGCCCCATCATCGTGAAAGGATACTCCGTGAGTGCTATCGCATAGGAGCTACGGAAATATCCAAAATACATGCAAAATCTGTCTGAATTATAGAGTCAGGAATGATACGAAATATCGTACCTCGACGTTAAGGTACATCCTTAATGATAACTCGATCTCATCGATGTTTCGATTCAGTAACTTTATCCCCACAGAATCCATACATACATTTCGTCATCAAGATTTACTTTTTTATTTAAGATCTCACTCCAAACATGAACACCATCATGAACATCATGAACATCATGAACATCATGAACATCATGAACATTGCGGGTTTCAGTGAGAACCTGATTGCACTGCTCCTTGAATGTTATCATCGTTCTCATCCGGATCCCGTCCACATCCGCGTCTTCCGGAACGTCAGTCGTGACATCGACCCCGACATCCCTTTCCTCTTCCCGAACGATCTCATCACGTTCGATGCCTCTCCTCATGACGATCACGCGTGGTATCTCGGTGTCGGACAGCCACTCACGAAACAGGCCGTTGTCGCATCGTTTGTGGATCAAACAGGTATCGTCTTTCCTCCGCTCGTCGATCCTTCCGCTCGCATCACCAAGACCGCCTCGGTCGGCAAAGGAGTACTCGTCCTCGAGAATGCCGTCATCGCATCCTTTGCCATCCTCGGTGACTTTGTTACCGTCAATCGTCAGTCCAGCATCGGTCATCATACTTCTGTCGGCAATTTCACGACCATCTCTCCCGGTGTCCACATCGCCGGTCACTGCCATATCGGTCAGGGCGTGACGATCGGGATAGGCGCCGTGGTCTGTGACCGTCTCTCTATCGGTGACGGTTCCGTTATCGGCGCCGGCTCGGTCGTCACGCGGTCGATACCTCCCGGTGTCATCGCGTACGGGACTCCCGCTCGGGTCGTCCGTAGTACCGATGGATGAGACCAACGATCCGATCCACGTCCGATCCCGTAAGAAACGTGTGCAACGGCAGTCGGACGATCGTCTCCGCCCAGCGTTCCGCATTCGGGCATTCCTTACCGGATGGATACGATGTCTGGTAGAACAAGCTCGAATGGAGCGGGGTGTAGTGTTGTCTCGCCTCGACGCCATGTTCAGACAAGAACCGCACAACATCTCTGGCGTCCGGTGTCGAAAAGAAACACGTGTGGCATCCCGAGTGCTCCGGAACGACGATGCCCGATATCCCTCTCAGACCCTCCTGGTATTGCCTCAGGATATTACGACGCTTCTGGGTGATCTCTGTAAGAACATCGAGCTGGGGACAGAGGAAGAGACACGACAACTCCGTCATACGGAAGGCGCTCCCCTTCGAGACCCATTCGTAGACCGGATCGGTCTCCCGGTTGGTGCCCTTGTCCAGGATCGCACAGATCCTGTCTCTGTATGCCTCGTTTCTGTATAATAACAAACCTCCTTCTCCACCGGTCGAGATGTTCTTGGTGGTGTGGAACGAAAAAACACAAAAGTCCGCTCTGGTCGACGAGAGATCCTCGCCGATGCAATGAGACGCGTCATCGATCCTCAAAACACCCTCGGGCAGATCTATAGAGTTCTCCTCCACATGTCCACCGTAATGGACCATCACCACCGCTCTCGTCCTTGAACCGATCTTCCGTGTCATGTCCCCGATGTCCACGCTGGGATGATCCTTCCTTGAGTCCGCCATCACGATCGTCGCTCCGTGAGATACGAACGCGTTCGCCGTCGACGAGAAGGTGAACGACGGCACGATCACCTCGTCGTCGTTACGTATATCCATGAGGATCGCGATCGTCTCGAGGGCGTGTGTCGCCGACGTGGTCAGCACCGCGTGCCAGTCGGGGTAATGAGAAGAGATCCGGGACAGACACCGATCCGTCCATTCCCGCATGGAAGGGGTCTCCCATTGTTTCCGGATCGCTGACGGATCGATATCGATCTCTGGCAGACGATGAAACCGGATCGATGAATGAGACACCGAAAACGAGAAACAGAAACGAGCGAACCGTTCCACCGTTCTCATGGCTCCTTTCTCCATCTGTTCCAGGTACGTCCACGGCTCTCCCTCCTCTACCTCTCGTACCGCTCGATCGAGATCGTCCTCTCCGTATGCCACGCCCTTGTATCCGTACGGACCGCGCAGACGGAACCACTCGTCTTTCGAGAGACCGGGAGGCGGGACGACGATGCTCCGACACCCACAGAATACGGCCAGATTGGAGATATAACTGTAGGGATCGTAGCTGTAAAAGACCTCGTGTTTCCGCAAGACAGACAACAATTCTGCAATGCTGCGGAAGGAGATGTTCTGTGATTTCCGTTCCATCTCTTTGTTTCTCGGGAAGGAGCGTCCCTTCCCGACAAAGAAACAGGAACCCTTTCCGTGATTCGGCAGTCGCTCGATGGGTGGGGTGTAGACCAGGAAGAGTTGCCACTCTTCGCCCTGACGGTAATGATCGTTCCCCTTGGACGAGTAATAAAAGATGTAATCCTCGTTGTCCCAATCGATTTTACAGAAGGACAGCATCCACCGGACGATCGGTCCTTCGTGAGATAGTGGATTATTGGTCACGATCTCGGGATAGAGTACGATCGTGTCTTTCGACAGCCGACCGTGAAAGATCGGGGTGTTCCATGTTGGATTGGTCGTCACCCGCTGATGCCTGAAGAACGGAGACAGATGAGCCTGAACCAGATCGGGGAATCGTTCGTTGAGGGTGTGACACAGGTAATGCATCACAATGATGCCTCCGGTATCTTCCGTATACGGCGGAGCGTAGAGGATGAGGACGGTCATTTCAGAAGAAAACTATTCTATTTTTGAACAATTTTATCTTTTAAGATGATTTATTTTGGCAGGAGCTCACGGAGTCCCACAGCTGGTCTCTTGTGTACAGATCCCTCCCCCGTTCACGTTGTACTACCAGTCGTTTATACCCTTCTCTAGACGCCAATTTAAAAACAACATAGACTCATTACAAATACAATGGACACGGAACAAGCGATCGTATTTGTGAAAGATTTGGAGGGCGCGTACGTAGAGTGTGGTGTGTTTGAGGGTAGACACCCTCGACTGTGTGCGGAAGCCACGTTACGACTCCATCTGCCGATTCGTGATATCTACATGTTTGATACCTTCGAAGGATTAACCGAGCCCGGAGAGTTTGACTTTACGAGAGACGATTCTGTTCTGTACACCATGTCTCGAACAGACACCCATCAGGAATGGGAAAGACAAAGACGAGAGGACGTCATCAATGGATGGTGTTATTGCTCTTTGGACCAGGTCAGATTCAACGTGGAACAGACGGGATATCCTTTAGAGAGGTTATTCTATATCAAAGGCGATGTTTGTAAAACCTTGCTGGAACCACAAAATATCCCAGAAAAGATCGCAGTCTTGCGATTAGATACCGACTGGTATGAATCGAGCAAGATAGAACTCGAAGTACTCTATGATAGGGTTGTCCCGGGGGGTGTAATCATATTCGATGATTATTATCATTGGGACGGACAGAGGAAAGCAACCGATGATTTTTTCCATCATCGGGGTATCGATGTGACGTTGTCCAGAGTTAATTGTCAAACAGCTTCCATGATCCGAAAATGATCCGAAAATGATCGAACGAGCAATGGTGAAAATGCCATCATCGACATTCACCGAGAGTGATGGGAATGGAGTCACTGAAATGGATCGAAACGAGTTATTGTGAGGATGACCATCCATGAACATGCGTAGAGGAGATTTAAGAGGATGGAATCAATATAGATCAATGAAAAGACGAGATGTAGAGACCTATCTCAATCATCTTACGGTTGCTGACGGAAATGTTGAGGTAGTTACAACTATACGACCCGAAGACAACACAAAATTATATCTTTGCGACAAGCATGCCAATGTGAATGCTGATATTCTGACGGCGTTTTATTGTCCTCATGATGTCGAGATTGAAATCATACTCAGTCAGAATGTCGTCGATTTAGAACCCACGAATGAATGGTGTCGCTTTACCCAAACCATTATGGCGGGGACACACACGATGCCACGATGCGGACCAATCCTATTATGCGCAAATGGTTTTACGGCGATGTATATCAAGAGCGACCACAAATCTCTCATGAGTCTAAAGTGTTATGGTCTATCCTTAGATAATGATCGAGCAGTTCGGATCCTGAAACGACATACCATTGTGGCCATGACAGCGATCCCTAATGTGGTGATGGAATATAAAAACGGGTTCCTCATTGCTCATGATGCTCATGATGCTCATGATGCTCATGATACTCATGATGGTCATGATGGTCATGATGGTCATGATACTCATGATGCTACAAATCATACGGTAAGACAAACCGAACGATTTTGGATCATCCCTGATCCGTATTATGAATGATATTCCATCCAGATCCACGGATGAAATGATATCATACTCATCTCGGTGATGAACAGATATCTACACGATCCACAAAGACGACCATGGTGTTTGCGTGCATCGTTCCGTCGTAAACTATTCTGAACCTGAAAATTGTCGTAATGAATACTCACACCACCTCTGAATATTGGGGATGTCCAGTTTCAACCGGTGTTCATCATAGAAGAGCATCTTCTCGTCCGCCAGTCGGAACAGGTACGCCCATGCCCTCTCCAGATAATGGTTCTCCTCCGGGTGCTCCCACATCAGCCTCTTGTGTATCTCCTCGTAGAACTCTTTTGTCCGGCTCCGCCAGTCCTCGGAACTCACCGCAAAGATCCCGTGATACGACACGAAACGAAACTCCTCTTCCCCGATCCCGACCACCGTCGACAGCCAGTGCCCGAACGGACGGTACACGCACGGCGTCAGACGCGCCCTCGTCACGATCCGATTCTCTAACCCGGCCTGTCGGTACTCGTCCAGCGTCCAGCTCATGTGTCGTCTCCTTTCCTTATCATTGACCGGTCCCACGCACACCACACTGTCCCCCGTGATCAGGACCCGATCGAGCGTAAACAGGAACTTCTTCTCCTTGGACTGGTTCGGATAACAGAACAACGATGCCGACGTGAACAGCACCGTCATGTCCTCTTTCTCGTAATGATCCAGAATGAACCGGAGGAACCCCTCCTCCGCGTCTCCCAGATTGACACACTCGTGGATCCTTACGTCCTTCCTGTACATCATGATATCCGGCAGGCCTTTATTGTACACGTGGATCTCGTCAAAGTGGTCGAACAACCCCGGATTGCTGTCCAGGAAATCCAGCGACTCACGGTACCGGGTCATCACCAGGTGTGGCTTCTTCTTTTCATGTCGCTTCCGACTCAGCTCGTTATCAAACACGACATTCTTATCGTACTTTTCAAAGTACGCGTGATTACGGACGTGATCGTACTGACTGGTGCTCGCCGACCCGCGTCTCATCTTGACGTTCCGGAAGAAGTCCTGCGACTGGATGGCGTAATGATTCAGCGCGATCTCGCCCTGTCGGATCTCCACGTCCGTCGGTATCCTCCCGTCCGTGATGCTGATGGCGTGTCCGGGATCGCCGATCATCCACGTGTGCGGGTACCGCTTGTGACGTGAATCACGGAACCGCGGAACGTGGATCCCAAAATCCGCATGATCCGTCCGGAACAGACTCTTCACCAGACGTCCCTCGGGGAAGGTGGTGTCCGTGTCGTCCCTCCACAGGAAGCCGTCGATCACACTCTCCGGCTGTCGGACGTGATGACCGGAACCAAACATCTTCCACGGCACACACACACACACCGTGTCACGACTCGTCTTGAGCAGAAAATCACGGAGACTCGGGTAGTGCCGGGTGTACGCAAACTCGTCCAGATCCACGACCAGCACCCACTCGTAGTCTCGTCTTATGATCGATAGTATGTCTCGACCATTCTGTATCTGAGAATGCCGTGTCTCTCTTACGAATACGGAGATGCGAGACAAGAACCGTTCCTCGATCTGGTAATGATCGTCGGAACCGTTGTCCACCATAAAGATGTGATCGGCTCCCTCCTGGAGATAATGATCGATCCATTCGTTGAGGACGTGACCCTCGTTCTTGAACTGACCATAGACCGCAAACAGCTGTTTCTTCTTCCTTTTGATCTTGTCGTACGTATCGATCTGAAGAGATCGTAAGGCAAACCAGACGATCCACAAGACCAATAGACACAGAATCCATAGATACATTTATTATTATAGATTACTTTTTTATTCTCCACCGTCTCGGGAGCTTATTTTAAAAAGATGTTTCCCGTGATCAACCACCATGTCTTGGTCATTTGTGGACAAGATCCTCTTCATCAACCTCGACGAATCGAAAGAACGTCTCGAACACATGAACACTCATGTGCTCCCACGCTTACCATCAGACAAGATTCTCCGTTTCCCGGCCATCCGTGCACAATCAGGGGCAATCGGGTGCTCCATGTCCCACATCGAATGTCTGCGGATGGCGATCGACAACGGCTGGGAGAGCGTGCTCATCATGGAGGACGACAGCATGTGGAATCGATACGAAGAAGGGTACAAGATCCTCGAAAAACTGGCAAGCGAGGATTACGATGTCATCTTCCTCGGTGGGAGCGTACCGAAACTGAATCCGGCTACCTACCGACTCTATCGAGCGCAGTGTCTTGTGGCGTATCTGGTTCATCGAGACTACTACCAGACCCTGCTGGAGAATTTTACAGAGGGACTCGATCTCTTCAGACAATATCCTTCTCATCCAAATCGCTACGCGATCGACATGTACTGTCAGCGTCTGCAGTCCAGGGATCGGTGGTTCATTGTCGATCCGGTTCTGATCTATCAACGACCGTTCTACAGCAATATCGAAAAGAGATACGTCGATTATCGACACATGTTTCATCTCTGAATCCGGCATTTCCGGCATTTCCGGCATGTCATATCCGGCATGTCCGGCATGTCGTATCCGGCATGTCCGGCATATCATTCCGGTAGGAGGCTGCGGAGTCCGAGGGCGATGAGGGGAAAAGGAACCGCGAAGAAACACCACAGACTCGGAACCGCCTTCGGGTAGAACACGACGCTCACACACAACAACAGGATGAGGACGCTCACACAGGCGACGGACCACTTCAATGGTCGGACCATCAGCAGAAAGACGACGGCGAGACCGATGATGTAGACCGTGCTCTTGATCGGAAGGGACCACCACGAGTATCGGAGATGATGATCCCTGGTTTCTCCGATCTCGATCGTGTCGGTGGGATAAAACAACACGCACGTCGTCAGGAGGACGACAACGAACGCGATGACGATGTGGTTGAACGTTACGGACTCTTCCCGGAAGACCAGAAAGACCAGGAACAGGAACAGGATCTGGGTCATGTTGAATACGTACGCTGCCCGAGACGCCCACAGACCGGATCGTTTCCAGGCAAAGAACTCCCACAACTGCATGGTGATGACCCAGAGCCACCCAACTGTGAGCACGGTGAGAGAATCGTATCCCTTCCGGGACGAGTATACGGCCACGATGATTACGATCAGGATGCCACCAAGGAATGCGGACATGGAGGATTCCGCGTTCCAACACATGTTTATTTCATGTTGACTTCATATTTATTTTGTGTTAAATCGATGAGGAGTACGAGCCTATTATGGAGCGTTGTGCTAGAGATTTGACTGACGATGCGCATCCGAGATACCACACGTACGTACAAAAAAAACTGAACCGGTCTCCGCAGATCCGTTGATACGCATCATAGAAACAATGATCCAGACACGCCTGCAGAGGATCACCGATCGACTAGACATGGTACCGTTCGGGTACGGATCTCTCGATCCTATTATCTGTGAGGAGGAGGTCTTCCTCGAACCACCGTCGTCCATCGAAGGAGACGAACCGATCGTCCGTCGTGAGTACATCCCAGAAGCCGTTTCTCGCATTCGTCCTTCCATAAAGACAGAAGTCGCGCCGAAGAAGGATCCTCCTCCCATCAGGATGGATCTGGATATCGTTCGCGTATCCAACTTCTCGGAAAACGTCGAGGCCTACCGGATCCAGTGTCTGTTCATGGATCGTTTCCATCTTCCGATACGAAACATCTTTGTCTCGGATTGTCGTCGGTTCCCGTTCCTCCATCTGTTCTGTAGGGAGCACGCCGAGGCGTTTTATACCCTGTTCCTCCGTTTCCCGTTCCAGAATCAGGTATTGGAAACGAAGCGCATGTACGTGTAATCTACAAAAAAAAAAAATTATGACTCAATGGATCGTTAGTGGAGAGCACTCCGATATGAAATTGATCCGTACATCTAATGAGATCTCGGATCGCTCGAAAGATGTCTGATCACAACCATGTAGATATAAAGACCAGACAGTGTTTATATCTCCGATTGCTGGCATGGCTATAGCCGAAATGACCGAGAATACTCTAAGGAGATTCCTCCTCGATGTCCTTTTTCGGGGTGTACGATTCTTTTGAGGAGGCCACCACAAAAGACAGGATGAGGGCGACGAGCGCGGACAAAGCGATCACGATGTACAAGATCTTGCTGATGGCCTTATCGTGGTGAGACAAGAACTGGACCAGGTCGAAATTGAAGATGGCCACGAGGCCCCAGTTGAGAGCACCGAGGATGGACAGGTAGACGAAGACGAGGAAGAGAGCAAAGATGCCGGTCATTCTCATTTATCTTGGATGAAAAAAAAAAAATTTCAATCTCGAAATATTTTATTATTTAAAGACATGTTTTCGATCATGAAATCCCCCGATAGCTCAGCTGGTCAGAGCTTTCGACTGTAGTGGTATAACCGTGATCGAAGTGTCATGAGTTCGAATCTCATTCGGGGGATCATGTGATCATGCGATCATGCGATCATGCGATCATGCGATCATGCGATCATGCGATCATGCGATCATGTGATCATGTGATCATGCGATCATGTGACAGCATAGCCAAGTGGTTAAGGCGACGGTCTTAAGATCCGTTTTTCGTGGGTTCGAATCCCACTGTTGTCATGAGTTCATGAGTTCATGAGTTCATAAGTTCATGAGTTCACTCGTTGTCATGACTCCATAGCTCAGCAGGCGGAGCATTCGGCTGTGAATCGGAAAGTCAGGTTCCTATAGCTCAGTCGGTAGAGCATTGGTCTTATTAACCAACGGTCGTGGGTTCGAGACCCACTAGGAACATGGTGTGGATCATGACGAGGATCATGACGAGGATCATGACGAGGATCATGACGAGGATCATGACGAGGATCATGACGAGGATCATGACGAGGATCATGACGAGGATCATGACGAGGATCATGACGAGGATCATGGTGACTTAGTGAGGACCGACGAGGGATTGCATATCAGGATCTCTTCATTACGGATGGGTGAATAATTCTTAAAGAGATCTGCCTTTTGTAGTACCGTGTCGTTCTGAATGATCCATCCGTCAATGCCGTATTGACACAAGATCTTGGCCAGCCGTAACGCCTTGTAGTTGTGGGTATCATCCGTAAGGAATCCTCGGAAGTTCATCAGGGTATGAATCGACGGGGTCTCCTTCTTGATCTGATTGTATTTATTGATCTCGTTGTGCGAGAAGGTGAAGACCACCGCGTCAAACACCTTCTTGTCGTTCTCCGATAATTGGGTGGAGATGATCTCATAGAGCCTGCGGATGTTCTCATAGGACATGTACATCAGGGTGAGCTCTTGTTTGGTCGTGAACGTCTTTGCGGAACCGTACCGTTTTGCTGTCTTCTCGGGCCCGTACCATTCCGGACGATCCGTATGAATTTTGCCCGCACGATATAACACAGAATCTTTGGGCAGAGAATACAAGACGAAATCCTTGAGGGAGATGCGACTACACTGGACTTTCTGTTGGATGGCGCAACCGGATACAAAGTAGGTCTGGTTTCCTTTACAGACCATGCTCTTTATATTTTATGAATTTTTTTCATAAAATATTCCACCACTCGATCGGAGCATCGGTCTCCAACACATGTCGCTCGATATCATCGGTCTCCTCCGGAATCGAATAATGCGCGATCCCGATAAAATCATCCCGACCCGCATACGACATCCTTATCATGAAGATCGCCTGGCCTCTCCATACGAACGAGTGCATCGTCCGATCACCCTCCCGGATCTGAGTGATCTTTTCATAGGAAACATACCGGTAATACGTAGGGGTGCTACGGATCGGGAGCACACGGAGATTATCCCATTCCGCAGAAAGACGCAGGATGTCGTTTGTAATCTTCTGGAGGATCGCGGTTGTCATCCCAACGTGACTTTCATGATCCAGATTCATTGTTTATATCGTTCAGAGATCCACGCGTACGTCTTTTCCAGTCCCTCCTGCAACGATCCTTCCGGTTCCCAGCCCAGCTCCCTCCGTATGCACCGGTTGTCGGAATTCCTCCCCCTCACACCGATCGGTCCCGGGATGTACCTCTTCCTCACCTCCTTCCCCGCAATCTTGGCGATCCTGTCCACCAGTTCGTTGATCGTCACCATCTCCTCCGATCCTACATTCACCGGTCCGATAAACTCCGATCGCATCATCCGACGAAGTCCCTCAACACACTCGTCCACGTACAGGAACGATCTCGTCTGCGTGCCGTCTCCCCATATCTCGATCTCTCCACCCGGTTCCGCCGTCACGATCTTGCGACACAGCGCGGCCGGCGCCTTCTCGCGACCCCCCTCGTACGTACCCAACGGACCAAAGATGTTGTGCAGTCGCACGATCCGAACGGGAAGACCCTTGTTCTTGTGATACGCCAGATACACACGCTCCGAAAACAGCTTCTCCCACCCGTATTCCGAATCCGGGTTCGCGGGATACGCCGACTCCTCGTCGCACTTCGGGTTCTCGGGATCCTGCTGATTGTAATCGGGATATACACACGCCGACGACGTGTACAGGACCTTCTTGACATGATACACCGTTGCGAAGTGCGCCACATTCAGATTGATCCGCACCGAATTCGAGAGGATGTCGGCGTCGTTCTCGCCCGTAAACACGAAACCAGCACCCCCCATGTCCGCCGCCAGCTGGTAGACCTCGTCAAAGGAATTCTCCGAATCTCGAAGGGACGACTGAAATGGAGCGAGCATCACCCGCGAAACCAGCTCCTCATCACGGAGATCGCCTATCAAAAACTCGTCCGCATCGGAACGTTCCTGAAAGGGCGGCTCCTTCAGATCGACCGCGCGCACGTAATAGTTCTCCTTCTTTAACCGGGTAACCAGGTGATTGCCGATGAATCCACCCCCACCAAGGACGAGCGCTGTCTTTTTGGTCATTTTTTTTGTATGACTCATCGTACGTCTTTAAACCGTAATTTATTTTTCTGATAATAAATGGTCCGTCTATTTGTTCTCCTTTCGTTACTGGCTCTGGTGTCCATGATCTTTGTCTGGTACAAACTCAGATACCATTCACGATCCTGGGACTCAACCTCGATCTACTACACGGAGATCCCTTTGATCGAAAACATGGACTCTATCAACCCAGACTCGGACATTGTCGTTCTCCAGCGTGATCCGTCCCGTCTCGTCGCCCAAAAAAATCGCCAATACTGTGCGTCTCACCGGTTGTACTATCATATCCTGTCCGACACATCGCCTTACCAGATGATCCACGATCTGTTCCATCGTTTCCCACACATCCGCTACATTTTCTCGGTCGACCAACCCCATGCCGTATTCTTTTCACACGCTCTCGATCTGCGCAGACTCCTCCAACAATCCGGGGATTCCAGCATCATCCTATCGTATCACGAATCCGACCCCGAGCGTCTCCATCCTTCCATCATGATCCTGCGTCGGAGCGACATCGTCTCCTACAAGCTCAGCAAACTCTTCCTCCATCCTGCAAACCGACAGTCCATACTCTCGGACCCGGTCTATCTCGACCATCCCCTTCCGAAACGAACCGAGTGGCACCGTCTGGGTCTGCCCGTCTTCCATTACGATACCTGCATCTACCACGAACACTCCATCCTCGGTTCTCGTTCTCCCTTTATGCGCTACCACGGCAAAGAAAATCATCCCATCATGAACGTCTATCCCTGGGGTCCTCCGCCGAAGGGGTACATGGAAATCCCCTCTCGATACCTCGACAAGACGTTATCACCTACACGAAAGAAACGCAAGATACCGTACGTCATCCACCAGACCATGGAAACGACCCTTCTCAGCGATGGGGTGTATCACAACTCCTTCCAGAAACTCGTCTCGATGAATCCTCATTACCAGTACATCTATTGGGACGCCCTCGCGTGTCGTGACTTTCTCCAACAGTCCTTTCCCTCGTACGTCCTGAAGGCCTACGACACACTCCTGTCGGGCGCCTATCGTGCGGATCTGTTTCGTTATTGCGTCTTGTTCATCTACGGCGGTGTATACCTCGATTCCGAGGTGGTGCCTCTCGTGCCCCTGGACAAGATCATACCAGACGATATGGATCTCGTCACCGCGAGCGATATAGCCCCGATGGGTCTCTGGCAGGGACTCATGGCATTTGCACCGGGACACGAGTTCTTGTTGCAGCTGATCCGATCCGTGTGTACCATCGTTTTCGACAAGACCTATGATTTTTCTCATCATAACTTGTCTCCTTTTGGAAAGACACTCCTGATCACGGGCCCGGAGAGGCTCGGCGGAGAACTGAATCTGTATCTGGGTCTGCCGTTCACTCATGATATCTCCGAAGGGATCCAGGACACTCCTCACATTCGCTTCAAGATCCTGGCATTCTCCGGAAAGGAAATGGTGACGAGACCCTTTGTCTACGATCCCGTGATCCAAGAGAACGCGTTCTATTTCAAACAGAGTGAATTGGACCCGGATACGAGACAACGACAGTCCTTGTTACGACGAGAACACCATTACTCGGAGCTATTCCGACGACGCAGGGTCTACCGACACGTCCTACAGAAACTCCGACACGATTAAAAAAAATTTTGGTTTCATGATTTTTTTTTTTCTCATGATGAAAAAAAAAAATATGAACAAACGGCCCAGACCATGTACTCCATCTCCAAAAGCATGACGGATCTGTTGTTCGATGACCGCGCGCGTCTATTCCAGGAGAACGACGTCATTGGCAGAGGCGGTTTCG